ATGGGAACTGTTCGTAAAAGAGGCGACAAATGGTCGTATCGTGTTGATCTCGGTGTAATCAACGGTAAACGTACTCAAAAAGAAAAAGGTGGATTTACTACTAAAAAAGAAGCCATAGCTGCAATGACTCTTGTAGAAAATGAACTGCTTAAAACCGGCGAATACATCGAAGCAGATCAAAAAATTACAATGCAGCAACTTTTCGAAGAATTTATAACCGAAGAAGCTCCATTGACTCGAAAATATGCTACCATTGTTCGATACAAATCTCTTTACAGAAATCAAATTGGCCCAGAGTTCGCAGAATACTATCTTTATCAAATTTCAACCGATAAGATTCAAAAATTTATCAACTACAAAGTTCAAGAAGAGAAAAGTAAGATGTCTGGGCATACAGAACAAGGTCTTAGTGCGTCTTATGTTCGCGGTGTTTATAATTTTCTCCTTGTGCTTTTCACTTACGCAAAGAAAAAGAAAAAATATATTCGTACCGACCCAATGGAAGATGTTGTGCCACCCAAAGATTATCGAGCATACGGAAAAGAAATTAGATATTATACACAGACTCAGATTGAATGGATGGACCAGCGTTTTCAGTCAACGAATCTTTACACGGCTTACCAGCTTGGATTATATCTAGGAGTTCGTGTGGGTGAGTGTTTTGCGCTACGATTTAGTGATATTGACTGGGATAATAAAACAATAGAGGTTGGATGCCAACTTCAGTTTCAAAATAAAGTGTGGAGCTTAGTTTATCCCAAGACTCCTACTTCAATTCGTAAAATAAAAATGAATTCAAAATTGATGCAGTATTTGCATGATGTCAGAGAAAAACAAGAAGAAAATAAAAAATTGTTCGGAGCTGGATGGAAAGGCAGAAATAATAAAGTCCTGGATCGTAAGCCAGAGTTTTATGGGAAGCCAGCTGTTGAAATTATTGTGGATGATTTCATCAACATCAAACCGAATGGTGAAATGTATGTAACAAGTTCGGATAAAACTCTCGCGCGTATTTGTAAAAAAGAAGCAGGGTTTAATTTTAAATTTCACTACTTACGACATACGCATGCGACAATCCTTGCTGCAAAGGGCGTCAATCCCCGATATGTCATGGAACGCCTTGGTCATAGTAAAATTGATACGACGCTTAAATATTATACTCATGTAACAGACGAAATGCACGAACAGGTGGCTACGATTATGGACACGATCATGGGAGAGCAGGCATCATTTGATAAATTGAATAAAATTACTGAGCAGTCCAATATTTCTGATATGGCTATCCTTCCTGGAACCGAAGAAGATGAAGGGGATAACGAATAAGTTATAAAAAGTAAAGGATGGGAGCTGATGAAAAATGAACAATCCAGCAATACTTGATATCGCACTCGGTTTTATTCTACACAAACATAGCCGAGATGAATTCGGTCGTAAAAATAATAAAGCACAAGCCATCCGCGAAATGAGCGACGAAGAGCTTGCGGTATTTTTGAATGAACTCGTAGCTCAGCAAGATAATTGCCCTCGTACAGTTAGCGGTTGGAAAGAATGGCTGAATGGAGAGATAAAGTGATGGAACATAAAATTGTAGACGTGGCTCCTTTGATGGAATATTATCGCAACAAACTTTTGACAGATTGAGATAACCCAACAATCGAGGAATTTCTTGAAAAACCAAGAGAACTCCCTGATTTTCAAATTGATATAATAAAACGCTAAAAAATGGGGTACTGGTCCAATTAAGGATCAATACCCCATCTTTTTTATACAAGCTCAATATCGTTTGGATCTACATAGCCAGATACATTGACTGAAATCGGATATTTGCCAATGCGACTTTCAAGATTTGTTACTCGATAACGTCCATTGACAAGCTTACCGTCATATATGAACCATTCTCCACGGCGGCACATACCACAGTGGGTCTGGCTGTTTGAAAACAATACGCCTGTGAGTTTGATTTTGTCTCCTGCTTTATAACTTTTATTCATCAGAACGAACCCCAAGTAGCAGCTCCACAGATTCCGTCTGCTGCTAATCCGTGTGCCTTTTGCCATTCCACTAGTTTTGCTTTTGTCCCGGTTCCAAAGATACCATCAGCAGCAACGCCAAGATGTCGTTGTAATGCGGTAACAGCATACCCTGAACCATTTACGCCATCTTTTACTCCCATTTTAATAGTTGGCATGATTTTGTTTGCAACCTTATATGATGTGCCAGACTTGCTGATCCATCTCGAAACGCTTGGGCGTACATCAATATGAACAAAGCCACCGGTTGCCTGTGCTCTATTATAATAGCCAATACCACCGTGAGTCTGGAAATAAGGGAGAGAGGCGACGTATAGCGCAATACGGATTGGGTCTACTCCTTTAATGCAAATGTCAGCTGCGGTTCCCATACAATGTTGACTACGAGAACTTCCACCGATAGAGGCGTTATATGCAGGAGTACGATAAGCAGAGTTAATAATTACTGGCTTGCCAAAGTGGTTACGAATCTGTTGCAGAGTCTCTACCAGCTCGGTTGCCACCTTGAATTCGTCACTCTTATCATTGCAGGCAAACTCATAAGCGCTGAAGTTTTTGGAAAGTTTTTTATTCCAGTCCTTCTTCATTGAATATGTAATAACGCTCATGTCGTCACTCCTTCAATCTTTCTTGAGCTCTGCCTGGATCTTATCATTCTGGATATCGAGCTCCTTAACGGCCGCTTCAATCATCATTTCGATAGTAGGAGTAACATTAACTCCCATCTTCTCAAGCGCTGCGATAACATACTTCTTCTTGTCGGACTTCTCAATAGCGCCAGTGACGCCCAGCTTCTCGGCGGCGCGAACAGCCATCTGAACAACCTTATACATACCAATTTGCTTCAGGTAGGGAATACCGTATGCGATGAAAGCAGTGCCCGCACCGGTGATAACGAGCTTCACAACAATAGAAATAACTTCATTAACAAAATCCATCATAATATATACCTCCTAAGTTTTATGTACTTAACCATTGATCAAATAGTTTTCAATCTCTGCCTTAGCTTCTTTCATTGGGTCGATTGCATTTCCGTCAATTCCATGACTTAAAAGAGCAAGCAGAGCTTTCATAGTTACATTGCTTCCGTGTTCACTTTTCGTTAGTCGTTGTTCAATACCTGCGATTTTAGAGCTATGAGCTTCAATCGTAATATCCTGTTCTTTTTGATGCTCTTCCAGAGATAAGATTTTAGAACGATATAAGTCGAGTACGTCTTTATCGTTTTTTAGCTTACGGTTTACTTCTTCAAACTCTTTTGTGTGTTCTTCAATGAGCGCATTCTGCTTCTTATCCGGTTCTTTCGCTTTATTCACCAACTTGATAAGCACGGCAATAGCTGCAGATACTGCAGTAATGCCTCCACAAATTCCAAGAACCCCTGTCCATAGTTCTTTTATGGTAAACGTAAAAACAACGGGAGGGGCAGCATTTAATAATCCAATCACTTCATCACCTCGATTCTAAAAAAAAATAAGCCGACCACCATTTTGGTGGCCGACCATGATTATTCAATAATGTATCCCTCTTTATCTACCAGTGCGTTGTCGTTCATAACAAATGCAGGTCTTACACCAGCGTTACTATCTCCAGCAGTTTTGTATACTAGACCGCCAGAAGTACCCACAGCCCATGCGTATCGATGATTTCCGGATTGCGGAATTCTTACCCACCAATCTGCGGCAGCTCCATTCATGGTTGCAATTCTGTTTTTTGAATTTTCTGCAAAATAGGCTAGAGGCTTTGTTTTATCATTGTTTTTCTCCATGCTTCCCTGTCCGACTTCGCCAGGAGATAACAAAAATATACGACAATAAAGGCCATTACTTAAGCATTTCCACCCAGAGCTCGCATCACCATTTCCATGCCAATATGGAAGCCGTATTGCTTTTATATTGCTTTTGGCGATTATATCGATTGTAGAATAATAGTCTTCAACTAAGTACGTATACAAAGGACTTGGCTTACTGCCATAATAGGTGTTGGTTCTTGAAGGCCATGCAGATGTAGAGTTGAATTCCTTTTTCTCGTAAATATTTTTTTGAACCAACCAAGTTCCATTACAAGAAGAATCGTAGATCGCTTCATCTGGATTTCCATGATGAATAACAATAAAATCACGATAAGTTTCGCCGATTTTAATTTTTACAACAGATCCAATCTTGAGGCTACCAAGTTTAATGTTGTTTTGATACCATAGCCTCGCAACTCCATCGACGCCAATATAAGCACGTTGAATAGGACGAGCTATATTGTCTACGCCAATGTACATAGTGGGAATGCTTTTGCCCAATCCATCTATTCCTGCATATCCACTCATGGCCCGACCTCATTATTTGTAATAGCGATAGATAGTTTTTCCACGATCGTCTGAATTTCTGCATCTGCAGCTTTAAGGATGGAAACAATTTCTTTTTGAAGGTCATCCGGAAGCGGCACTCCGTACTTTATTGATTGAACTACAGATATATCCGGCTCTCTTTCTATCCATCGGCGCAAAGCGTTATTGTATGTTGTTTGTAAGGTTACATACTTCTTGTATGCGATATATAAAGAAACAATATCTTCTGCACTGAACATTGTACAGGGCTCTCCATCCGCATGATAAGGATACTTTGTGACGCCAATTGTAACAGCACTAAATATTCCGTTGATATTTGTCTGGTCATTAATTTGCAGACTGAAATGCTTTTTCCCGGTCGTGAGTTCTACATCGATTCCGTCGTAAATTGTATCCTCACATTCCTTCGACATTTCATAAATTTTATTTTGTTTTATTTCTGACACAGTAGGCTCATCAGGAACGACAGGCTCAGGCTTTTCCGGCTCGATAGGAACCTCTCCATATTCATATACAGAATAACATTCGTTTTCAAATAAAATGCCCCAATATTTTTCTCCTGGTAGAGCAGAATCGTTATGTTCTTTAATTGCGGTTTCAAGTTCACTATAAGAGATGAGTGGATTTGAAAATAACAATTTAAACCCAGGGACAATCATAATGTCCGACATAATTTATTCCACCTCCCTTATTCATAAATAAACAGAATTTTCCCTGTTTCTAGTGGAGAATTTTCACCAGGATCAGATGTTTGAGCGGCAAATGTAAATCCGTTCACATTCCTTACATTGATAACTCCATCAGGGCTTATTTCAATACTAGATCCTTGTTTAACACCACCAAGAACATTTTCGGTTGCAACGGGAAGAGTATATGGAGGACCATATTTCAAATCTGACTCTTCTTTGGTATACCGTTTATTCAGTTCGTCTTTTACGGTTTTTGCATTCGCAGGAGCTCCGTCGACTGTAAGTGTTTTGTCTACATTAACGGACATGCGTCCGTTTGAATCGACAAACAAATTGTCTCCTACAACTACACCTCCAAGATCGGTTCTTGTGGCCGGAGGCAGCGTATATATATCGGTGCTAATGGTTACTGGTCCAAATGCCATTATCTCACCCCTTTCGAACCATAATTCTGACTTTTCTAATTTCTTCTTTATCATCAGCCTCAACGACTTGGCCAATAATTTTTCCAAATGAATCAAATGTCATTTTGCTTATTCCAACGCCAACACCAGGAATACTCGACGGAATAATGTAATCGCCAACATTGATGCGTCCAACAACCTTAACATATACTCGTCCGCACAAAGCAACTGGAATATAATTCGTTAAATTTGTTGACACAAAGTCATCTCCACAATCATCTCCGCCGATTACCATCGCAAATTCGTCGCTATGAACGCCAACGGGCACAGAACTAGAATTTGTGGCCTTTATATATTTCTCGGTATTGTTGCTTGTATCAAGTGCAATGATGTCGCCTGGCTCCGTTGATTCTCCTCTTGGGAAAAACTCGGCATAGTCATTAAAGCATGCGCCATACGCTTTATTGAATTTTGCGGTGCCATCTGATCCAATATAATATGCTGTGGAACCCAAATACAAAGATCCAGTCAACGTTCCGCCAGTGCGGGGAAGTGCATCTGGTACATCTTCTATTTTGTGTGTGTGGGGTTCTGGAGTAAAAGCTGTTGGCTTGTTTTTTATCGAATCCCATTCCGCACTTGATGCGATCGAAGAAATCGCATCACCTACAGCTTTTGAATCTGCAGCAACACCTTCCTGTGTAAGCGTTTTATCGGTGTGCGGAGCTTGAGCGTCCGAATTCAAAACTCCGTCTTCGGTAATATTTAAACCAGCACCGATTTTAATGCCGCCAAGAGAAGAAGCAGACGCAACGGGTAGAGAATAGGGGACACAGGCAGTTTCTAATCCAAATGCTTTCACCACATCATCTCTGATAAAGTAATAAGAAGCAGAAATTGGTTTTGATGGAACGTTTCTTGCACGAAGACGTAGAATGTTGGCTCTCGATTCATTAGATGTAAAACAGGCCTGCCGTGCAATATCGATATCATTAGGAGAAATTGTCACAGCAACGCAATCATTTTCCGTGATTCCTGTTATTGAGATGTCAATATAATATGGATAGGACAAAGTTGAATCTGTTTTCCAACCATCTGATGGAATTGTAAATGCATGTGTTATAATCTGATCGGCTTTTTTATCGATAAATCCTTTTAATGCTTTACCTTGTTTTGCACTCAAACTATCAACAGCACTATCTGACGTCAAATTATCCTGGATATTACGCCAACTGTCGGTAAATTTTGCATCAGGAGGAACACTTTTTGATAAAGTATAACCTGTCGCAACAGGAACTCCGTTTTTAAAATAAACTGGTTGTGTAGCAGAACCGGCGTTTGTTGACAGTTTCAATGCTGTCGTCGCAGTTGTCGCAGTCGTTGCGTTTTCTGCAGTAGTGGCGACTGTTGCTGTATCGGCACTTGCTGCTTTTGTAGCTTTGTTGGCACTTTCAGCGTTTGTTGCGTATTTGACAGACTTATCTTTATCTGCAGTATTGTCCACATTAGAAAGTCCAACCTGGTCTTTCGTGTGCGCGTGAACTTTAGGAGCAAACTTATCTTTTAACTTTGTCCACAAATACTGCAATCCAACATTATCTAAATATCCCATAACTGACCTCCTGTTCTAGTAAACTGAAATCAGCTTGCTAAAACAGTGTCGATTTCAGTATTGGTGATTTTTGTAATAGTAAAAACTTCGCCCAGAGCATCCCATTTGGTTCCGTCCCATGCATAGTTCATTCCATTGCCAACATCGTAGACGTCGCCAACAGTTTGATTGCTGGTTGGCAATTTATCTACAGAACTAACAGAACCCTTATAACGATACATAGCGGTGATATCACTCTTTAAAGCATAAGAACTTGCTGCACTAAACCCATCCAGCTTCTTCTTATCTGCAGCAGTCATTAAGCCGTGAGTACTCTGAGTAACATCACTATAGGTGGTATTAGTGGGAGTGGCCCATGTGCCATCGCCTCGCAAATATTGGCTCTGCTTACCTGCAGCAGGAGCAGGAACTAAACCTGATCCACCAGCTGCAGAGGCAGTGGCCGCTTTAAAATCAGAATAAGTAGTATTGTAGTCGGGGCCCCAAACAGCGGTGCCGTCTGCGCTCCATCTCAGAATTTGACCAGACTCACCGCCACCAGGAATATGCTTATTGCCAGCAGAAGTCGGATGAGAGTAATTATTAGCATTTGCAGCGACACCGTCCAACTTTGCCTTATCTGCCGCACTCATCAAACCAGCAGCACCAGTTGTTGCATTGTTGTATGTAGTGTTCAGCGGAGTGCCCCAGGTGCCATCTCCCTTTAGAAATTGACCTGCATTGTTTGCGGCAGGTGCGGGGACAAGACCGGAACCACCAGCTGCTGAACTAGTAGCACCTTTAAACTCACTGTATGTTGTATTGTTGTCTGCACCCCACTGTGCCTCGCCATCCTTGCTCCAACGCAGGATCTGACCAGCAGAGCCGCCAGACGGAATGTGCTTGTTACCAGAATTGGTCGGGTGAGAATAGTTGTTAGCGCCATTAGCAATACCATCCAATTTGGTTTTGTAAGCAGCAGTAAAGTCATTACTAGAGAGGCCTTTACCCTCAACCTTGTCTACCTTTCCTTCAAGTTTGGTCTTTAGTTTCTGCCAGAAATAAAGTAAACCATCATAATCTAACCAAGCCATAAATTTCCTCCTTTATGTTGATAGAATTTTATCGATTTCCGAATTGGTGAGTGCCTCTATATATGCGGATGGGTCTCCAGTATTTACGACAAGCCCACCGTTTTCGTCCGTCATAACAGTTGTGATACCGGTGCCCTTAATAGACACTGAACTCTGTTTGACGCCATCTAATGTGATTTTTGCATTTCCATTAAGCGCACTTTTATTGGCACCAAGTGAAAAATTATTATCGTTTAATAGCGTCCAATTACCTCCCAGACTTGCATACAGCTTATCTGGCTTTAGGTAATAAATTTTCTCGGCTAGAGGAGCCAATGGTAAGTCACTCACAACCTCTAAATCGCTTCCGATTTTTACGTGAGCCGTAGCAGTGTCTCGATAGGTGTTCCCGGTGTCAAGACAAACAATAACTTGTCCGTCGATCACTGGAGTCTTGTCGAGCTGCGACTGGTTGATTTCGCATAGTGATAAATTTGACATCGTAAACTCCTTTTCGATAAAAATACCCCTGCCGGATATACAGAATTCTGTACGATCCAGCAGGGAATACAAATTACTCAGCTAAATTCTTCCAGGTCAATGCACTTTCGACCTTCTGAACACGACTATCCATTGCCGTATTCAGAGTATCTGCGTATGCCTTGGCAGTGTCCCGGGCTGCATCTGCCTTCTTAGTGGCGTCAGCTGCGGCGGTAGAGATGGCTTCAGACTTTGCAGCGGTCAGCTCTTCCTGAGACACCTTTGCGTTCCAAGTCTTGCGCTCCTCGGCAGTAATATGGATAGTGGCATCTTTGGTATGAGAACCAAGAGAATCCTGAACCTTCTTGATCGCAGCATCAGTCTCTGCCTTTGTGTAAGCATCAGGAACCGCAACATACAAACCGTCCTCTTCGATAACAATAGAGTTATTGGCTTTTGCAGACACCTTGACGTTCACAGAAATCTTGTTGTCGCTAGATACGGTCACAGTTGCAGTAGATGTGGCCACACCAACGTAAATATCGACCAGTGCGCCAACAGGAATCTTAATAACGTCACCACTTGTGATAGTCAGCTCGATATTCTTATCCTTAGCGTTATAAGAACCATTTGTGACAACCAGATCCTTACCAAGCGCAATGGTCAGAGTGTCTCCGCCGAACACAGGCAGCTTGATTGTCCGAGTTGTAGCGTCGTAAGTGGGCTCGTGAATAACACCAGTCAGGGTTGTAGTGACAGGCTCGTCGCCCTTTGCCACGCTCAGTACGCCAGCATTATAAGTAACGTCAGTGACAAATTTACCTTTAACGCCCTCAACTGCTTCAATCTTTGCCTGCACATAATCAGCAACAGCCTTAGAAGTCGGAATATCATCATTTGTTGCACTTGCCGGAATCTGAGTTACAGTCTTCTTATTCAGCTGAACAAATTCTGTACCATTCCAAATGTGCATGGTATAATCACTCATGCGGAAATAGATGACGCCCTGAATCTGTCCAGAAGCTGGCAAAGCAGACACCATCTTTGTGCTCTTTGTGTACTCAGTGTTGCCCTTGAAAATCTGCAGCGTATCAGTAGTAAAATAAAGAGTGTCGAGCTCCTTCGGTGCTAGTGCGTCATACCGTGCTTTAGTACCATACGAAAATTTAACTTCTGCCATAAAAATCCTCCTTTGTTAAAATTCGGTCCATTGAAAATTGATAGATTGAATATTAAAAGGCTCAACAAAAAATCGTCCTGACTCTGAACTTTTTTGAACGATCCAGGGCGTGTATTTGCCTTTTACATCTTTGATCATTACGGTTTGACCTGCATAGGTCGATTCATTGCGATTGAGTTCTTCGTTTGCGATAGACGGTTCATCAAAACAAAGCGTCCGAGACGTTATCTTTTGAACAGACAGATCGTCTCGGACGTACATAATTTCTGATGTGTCTTTTGTGATTATGATATCTTTCCCGTCAATCAATCCAAGAGCAATCGCAGACTCAACATCGCCCGCACGGCCATAACCGAGCTTAGAATATTTGTAGTCTGCCATTTTCTCACCTCTCTTTAGATACGGTGATTAAAACTGAACGACACGCAAACTTCCATCTTCCACTTCGACAGACTCTGTGGTGATTTTGATTGCGTTGCCGATGGGCTTTCCATTAGAGGTGAGCTGAATACGATGTTCGTCATCATACATTAGATTGTCAGCCTTGTTGTCAAGATTGATATTGAAACGATCTGTCATAGCTTTATTGAGTGCTTCAAGTGCTATAATACGCTGATCAAGTGTACTCAACGCCTCATCTGGAATGATATCAGACCATTTGCTAATAGGAATAATGTGCACAATGCCAGGACCAACTTTACGAACGTACTGTGTTGTTTTACCCTCTGAGTCCATTTCGACTTTGGTAAATGTCAATTGAATCTCAATATCTCCTGCTTCACTGGTTAAATTGGTGTCGAAAGGAAGAAGATATTCTAGCTTGTTTTTATATAAATTTTCTGACTTTTTTAAGAATTCAGTCTTGTATTTTTTGCTAATAGGCAACACGTATTCGAGCATAACAGTAAAATCGCTCATGTTTACATCTTTGTAGATTTGATCTGCAAGAAAGTGCATATTATCTACCATTTTACTGCGCTCCATAATTCTCTCAGTCACGCTGGCTGTTAAAGTATTGTCGTCGCCAATTAAAAAAGTGTACATCTCACGCCTCCTTCCCGTTTATAATAAATGAATAGTTATCAGGTGTGATTTTTTTGTTCTTTAGCAAGCGTTCAATAAAAGCATCTGTAACTAAGCAGTTCTTATAAAGACGCCGTAAACTCATAACAAATTCACTGGCAGTGGTTGTTTCATTCATAGCAGCCCTCCTTGAATCAGAGTCAGAGTATAAGCATCAATAATAGCCTCGGGAGTGGTTCCTCCCAAGGCTTTGATTTGATCATACTCATATTTATCTATAGGCTCAAGAACAACGGTATCGTAATTAGGGGAGGGAAGATTGTAATAACCTTCAACGTGCCAAATATACTTTCCATTGCTACTGACAATTCCCTGAGCCTCATCCTCTGTGCAGTTTACCATAATGTTATGCTTTGGCTGATATTTTACGAATTGAAGGAAATTGAGTGCGTCAATCGCTCGCCCGTTTTTAAGTACCTTATAATACACGATTAACACCTCCTTAAATGCTAAACATAACAGTTACACCAAGCTGTTCGGACGGATAGTGAAACCCATATAGTTCGCCTGTTTCTTCAATTGCATAGAAGTATCCTTCGTAAGTCGCAAACGGACTGCGGAGCCAATATTTAGTCGGCTTTCCATTGGCGTTATGCTTGATTCTTGATTCATTCCCGGTCATGTAGCCAATAGTTTGACCTTCATAAATATATGGCTCATCTATCATGGCGGAATTCACTTCGATTGCAGATGGAATGAAGAAATAACAATCAGAAGTAATAATTTCTTTACTCTTACTGCCGGCGGAACTTGGAACTTTTACTTTTTTGATTAACTGTTTCCAGCCAATCGGCAAAGCTGCTACCAAACGAGAATCTAGATATTTTCGTAGAGAAGTATTTCCCCAGCCACCGGCGTTATTAGAAGAAGAACTTAACATCATTTCCTGGCTGAGTGTATCTTTTTGCAAAAATGTCATAGTGCAGCGTCTATTGGAGTTGTCGCTTAAATAATAGTTTTTAAAACTTGCCAATTCAACAACTAGATTATCATGTGTCCATGCGGCTAATTCTCTGCAAGCGACGTCTCCAAGATCCGCATACCAAATTTTAGACCAGTAAACAACTCCCTTAGCATGACGCTCATAGGCCCCGTCGTCTGCTTTGGCGCATCCGAAAATAAGAGTTGCGTTGGTTTTCGTAGTGCGAGTACGATTGATTTTTGTATAGGTTACAGTGGACCCATAGATGTTAGAAGAATAAACGTATAGTCCGTTATCTCCCTTGATATGACGGATAACTGTCATATCACGAGAGCCTGCAGCAACACCGTTTGCAGAATCAATACCCCATGTCATCTTTACACCAGTAGAGTTCCATAGACGGATACCGTTCATACCATTCTGTTCAAAGCACTGCATTAGAACAGTATTGTTCGCATTCTGAACATCCATCTTGTAATCAACGGCCAATACAAAATCTCTATCTTCTTCGAATAGTTTGATGTCTGTATCAATGTATGTCTTGCCATCAAATACTTGCGGTTCGCCGATAAGAATCTTTTCAGTGATATCCTCATAAGAGAAGTCATTGCCCAACTTAATGGAAACCTCATCTTTCACCTCGGCAATCTTTTGCTCGACGCCAACCTTGCTCATCGCATAGATTTCAACAGGGCGCAGTTGACCAATTTCCTTGCCATCAAAATAAGTAGAGGAATATTCACAGCTATCATAAACGGCATTGATATCTTTATCTCCGGACACATAGCCGCCCTTATCCCAACCACTAAATAAATAATATTTGAAAGCGGTTTCTTCAGAAGTATAGGTCGGAATGTCTCCATCATATAGTACCATAGACCCATACGGGGCAATGGTTTCCTTCAGTACAGCGCCTCGGTTCATGTAACGAACAGTGTATTTTCGCACAGATTCTGTATAAGTCGCAGTGACGGTCTGATTGCTGAAAACGGTCGTGAATTCAGTATCCCAGCCGCTAAAAGTAAAGTCCGTAGAAACAGTGCTTTCAGCAGTAGGTGTCGGAATCGGATTCTCTTTACGGGCAACAGGGTCAACTGCCTTATCGCCCTTATCAATGTACTGAATATCTAGCACAGTTCCGTCCTTATTCACGAATGTCCAGACAAACTGCTGAACCAGCGTATTGTAAGTAATGTTCAAATCAGGCCACTGTGCCGTAAACTCTTCCAGCTGACGCTCGCGCATGATAGGCACATGAACACTACCCTCGACAACGGAATGGTCGGTGTTATAGCCATTTTCGTCCAAGCCAGTCATTTTCAACAAGCGTTCCAGTAGGGAAGTGCCATTTAGATCCCATTTTACACCAGTCAGACGCACACGGTTCAAGCTCACACACTTCGCCAGTATGTCAGTCAGATCAATAGTCGGGCAATTCTCAACTGTTAGTGTGGTGATATTCTTATAATCTGTAACCTTCAATTCAGTCAGATAGTTCAGATTCTTAGCACTCAAGCTTGCAATTGCTGGAAGTTCGGCCTTTTTAATTTTTCCACCCTTAGCAAATGCGACGCCTGTGATACCGGAACCGCCAGCATAAAACTCTTCCAGATTTGTACATCCAGTTAGGCTAATGGATTTTTTCAGATTCGGCACGTTCTGCAGATTCAAATGCTCAAGCAGAGTGTTGTTACCAACGGCAAAATCAGTCATGTTTGTATTTTTATAACCATCTGCTGCCGAACCAATCTTCAGATCTGTTAGCTTTACGCCATGACTAAAATCCACGTAGCCAGGGTAAAAACCAGAAATATCGCCAATGCTTTGGATGATAGAAGCGTTGTAAATATAAACCTCGGTATCATTCATGGCTGCAATTGGGCACTGAATCTCGTAAGTTTGACCGCGTTTACCACGCACCTTCACAGGGTTAGAACCATACCGCACAGAAACATAAGTGTCAGCATATGGGACAATATGGAAAGTGCCATCGGGTTTTACGCCTGTCCAGTTGGTCGGAGTATAACCACGAATTGTCATATCGTCAGAGGTACAAGTAGCACCCGTATACTTAGATGCCATGTATTTTTCCTGATAACGCTGGAATTGACGTCTCTGATGGCGTTTATTGCCGTGCATCATAGGCAGATAGCTAGTTGTGCCATTGTCCTCATAAGTACGGAAATACTTGCGCCGCATATCCATAATCCACAATTTTTCAGGCTTTACGTCCTGATAATCTTCGAATTTTTTCAAAATACGAGTAGCACTCCATGCCAAAGCACTCTCACGGTTTAGGAACATCTTTGCGAGGTCGTCTGCAAACAGGTCACGAATCTTACACCACAACTTAGAGTCATGTGCGTTAAATACGCTCTTTGTGCCGATGGTGTCCATATCCTCATAGCCGTAACTTAGGGTCAGACCACCCTCGTTATCATTGCCCATGGCAGTATCATTATCGTAGTCAAAGCAGAAATCCCAGTGCACAAGGTCAGTCGTGTGCGGGAATACGTTCTTTGCACGGTTATCGACCATGGTATGGCGCTCGGTGAACAGATAGTAGAACAGAGCAGAGTCCTTAATAAAGTAGTTCTCGAAATTCTTCTTAAACTCAGCATCGTCAGCATTTACGACCCAGTTCTGTACACGAATCCATGCATTCTTGGCCGCCTGAACCTCTTCATCGGTGCAAGCCTTATTGATGTAACGGAACTCGAAGCTGTGGTCACCATCCCAAGTTTCCTCAGAAAAGTCTCCACTCAAGAAACGAGCCTGTGCATCGGTGTTGTTATCAATCTCAATGATAACTTCTTTGTGATTGTTCGGGTCCATACCCATTGTGTCACTATTCTTCTTTGAGTTACCAAAATCGCCGCAAGCATAGAAATGCCACTGACCATCCTTGAAGACAGTTGCGTTTGTGGTGTCGGTCTCCTGAATAAACACAACACAGGGGTAGAATGCCATAGTGTCGCGCACCTTCGGGTTATCCTTGCGAGCCTGACGAATGTACGGATTAAACTCGTTGAACTCATCGGCCAGCAGGGCATTATTTGCATTCTCAGAGGAAGCAACATTGACTTTAATGTTAAAATACTTCTCGCCAACGCTGTTTTCTGTAAATGCATACTTGCTGCCAGTGGTATCATCACCAAAGGTAAAGCCTCCAGAGCAGTCGATATCGATATTACGACCAGATTCACCATATGCGTTAGAGCTAGTACCCTGTCCTTTGTGAGAACCGGTAGCGATCCAATTATCTTCCACAGCACGACCATTCTTATAAATGTGCTGGATCGTTGTATTCGGCACCTCGTTCTTCTTGCCGGTCGTAAAGGTAGGAGCAGAAATCTTGATAATGCGTAGGTCAGGGCACTTCTCAGCCAGTAGGTCTGGGTTCAGCTCGCCGCTCACGTCTGTGATGTCGTTGCGGGTGTAACGCTCAATCATTTCCTCTGCATTCTTTGCGTCTGCAATAAAGTTGTCAAGGATCTCGTCGTCTGTTAGGTTCATCATGTAAGACTTCATGCGGTAAACCTGCACATCACAATCAGGAGAACCAATTGTAATACCGACTGGAGAAGCCTGCGTAAAGTTGTCGCTTGCGTCATACAGCTCAACACGGCAGGGAATACCATCCAGCCACAGAACCATTTCCTTATACTGGCTATCCGGCAGAATGTTAAACTCAAACTCCATAAAGTCATCTTCACAGGTAGGTAATTCAATGCTGTTCTGTTCACTGGTCAATGTAACTTTCTGTGCCTGAATATTCAAACCGATACCGCCGTTCAAGCAAGTCAATGCCGTAGCATCGTAGTTCTTGACATTTGTGGTCTTAAACACGAGTTTGAAATTCTTGCCCAGCTTCTTTGCATCGTCGCCAAACAATTTATAACTGATATTTGCAGTTGTGCCAGCCTTCACGCAGAAGTAAGTGTCGCCATCTTCATCCAGCTGATAGCCACCGTTAGACCAATCAAAGTTGTCGCTCACAGTTAGTCGTGTGTTGCCATCAGACCACAGGCGGGTTTCATCAGCATTGGTCTTACCAGCCGGGTTGAAGTCAAAAGCTAGATTGGTCTTAACAGGTTCAATCGTAATACCAAGCTCCTTGATTTCAACACTGATTTCCTTACTTACAGAGCCGCATACGATTTTCAACGTATGAGTGCCAATATCGGCGGACTTCCAAGTCCATGTCTGCATAGTACGTCCAACAGTCAGAGTGACAGTCTTAGCGCCGTCAACCTCCAGCGTTACATTGGTTGTAGAGCTAGAAGGGTCATAAACGGTATAGTTGATTGCAACATTGCTGTACTGCTTTGTGCTGGCTGTCTTTGTGGCGCAACTAATAATTGGTGTAGTATTGCCTTCGACCGCCCACATGATATCTTTAACAACTTTATTACTGGTAACCTGTTTTCCATTGATTTCAGCAGTCATGGACACTTCAACTAGATGCGCACCGTGAGTCTGTGCAGGGATAGCATAAGTCAATTGTCTGCCGGTCACGCTACTTGTGGTAGAACCAAGGGTCTTTCCATCAATCGTAAAGTTAATAGTCTTTGCTATATTGCCATACGGAGTGTAGCGGAACGTCACTTCACCATTATAAACCAGCGTATCATCAAAAGAGCTCTCCAAGTAGAACTCAACGACATTAACTGTCCATGTTTTTGTACCAACACTGCCAACGCTATCAGTTACTTGCAGCTTGACGGTATTATCACCGCTGTGCAAATACTGAGTTACATCAAAGCTGTTTTTACCCTGAATAATGGTCTGCGTACCAACCTTTGTGTTGCCAACATACCAGATGCCAGTTGCAGAGCCGGTATCATCACCAGAGTTATCCACAGAAGAGAACTTGAAATTGATGACAGCAGGGTCGCCAGCAATAACGGTCAGCGCAGAACCGTCAAGACGCTCGATCTTAATGACGCTGGTACTGCCGCCAGTGCCGCCGCCACCGCCTCCGCCCTGAATAACGACCTGCGTTTTTACGGTTCCATTTTCCAATAGGCTAAGTTTGGAATCCTCGTAAGTAATATCATACTCACGCCCAGCGTTCGGGTCGGGTTTCACATTCTTCAACTGCTCCTGAATCTCAGAAATATCACCATTGATCGTATCAATGCTGTTCTGCAAACCGGTCGCAGTATTTTTCACAACGGTCAAATCGTTTGCCACGGTCTCAACGCTGGTCTTTTCAGCTTTTGCAGCCAGCAATTTATCCGTTGCATCCTTATTGTAATAGTCGCTCTGTAGAGTTTCTGGTAGGTTGCCTACACTGTCCTGTAGATTTTTTACGGCTGCGTCGTTGCTGGTCTTATACTCGGTCAATTCTGTCTTAACGGGTGCAATTTTCTCGTCAATTTTTGCTTCAACGGTTTTATTAAACGAGGTAACCCATTCAGCACTAGGATCTGTGTTTAACGTGATGGTTTTGATAACCTTCTCACCATTTAAAAACTTGATAGTCTGTGTTTCTGCGTTATATTGGATATCAAACTTTGCCAGCCCGTCAACCTTTGAGATGTCGTCCTGAATGAGTTTGACAAATCCATCCACTTCTTCTTTTGTATAATAAGAGGCCAAAGTATCAGACAAACCATTCACAACCGCTTGTGCTTCTTGTGCGCTTTGAGCCGCATTAGATGCCGCTGTTTGAGCTTCTCCAACTTTTTGACTCATAGTAAACAAGAACTGGGTATACCAATCGTCTCCAGTAGGGTCGGTCATAGCAATTCCAGAGAGTGCCTTCAAGACGGTCAACTGGCTATTTGGTCTTGTTCGCCATAAGTAATTTTTTGTCGTGTTAGTATTAGGAATAGTGATTGCGCCAACGGCCATGATTTCAAATTGAAGATTACCTTCTTTTACAGTAGCCGAGTCACTGACCATCCAATAGAAGCGAATTTTTTCACTGTTATAACTTACATTCACAGGCGCAGCATAGTTTTCTTCGTTTTTTGCATTAACATAATGCACCTGGATTGTCATCTTCATGAGATCTACGCCATCATAATAACGCGGCATCTCAAAAGGGATGACCTGAGAGTTATTTTCCTGTGTGATGTTAACCTGATTTGGGTTAACAGTTATTTCTTTATTTTGATTGACAGTAGAAAAATCATTGTCTGAAAAATCGTCATACCAAGTATATTCTCCGCTTCTTGAAAAGTCATTGTCCGTAAACAAAACGGCAGCATCTTCTGTTGCAATCACACTAGGACAAGAGCCGTCTGGCATGAATAGCGTCTGTGCGATTGGTTGATTTGCCATACGTTTTGATTCTTCGAATGATAATGCCATTTTCTCACTCCTTTCAAATAATTTTATATTTTGGCCTATCCTCGTGGAACCACCAATATCTTAAATAGTCATCAAGAATTATTGCGCCAATACTGACAAAGATCCATAAAAAACTAAATAAAATAGAAATCTGTCCCATGATGTTTAAGGGTAAATTAGAATAGTCCCATACGCCAAGATTAAGGTATACGTTTAAAACAAGCCCGAAAACAAACTCGAGACTCGTCACAATACACGAGCCGATAAGTCCTTGTTTCCAAAGCGGGGTTTCCCAAGGAATGTGTTCGTTTAACTCTCCAATTAAAACAAAACATAGCCCACCAAGCAAAGCCATAGTCCAATGTGTTCGTCCTCTCCAAAGGATTTCTACCAAACAATAGACTCCTCCTCCACACAAAAACAAAACAAGTCTCTCAAATAATGCAAGACAACTTTTCATGATTAAATATCACCGCCATCTCTTGTAACACTTAAAATTTTTCGTGCAGCTTGTTCCTGTAAATCGAATAATGCTTTTGCGTTTTCTTCTCCGACAATATCACGCACCTCATCGTTGGGAAGATTGATTGCTTTCGGGGGAACGTCTCCGATTACTAGATATCTCTTTAGATAATAATAACAAGATGCCAATACCCGTCCCTTATGAGCGTAGCAAATACCTGTGTATCTCTTATTTGGGGTTCCATATAACTCAAAATTGTAACCAGAGCACCAACCACATCCCTGAGAGACCGGACAATCAATACACTTCTGCGGAGACTGACTGGTGTATGTTATTGCATCAAGGTCTGTCTTAATTGCCTTTTCGTTATCTTTTTTATAAATACCTTCATAACAATTCCCGATACAGATTTTAGATGACTTTTCTTCTCCGATAGAGATTGGCATATACCGAATACAAGGATACGCCCTGCCATCTGGAGCAAAAGCAAGCATATTTCCAGTTCCTCCGCAATAATTCTTGTTTTCATTTACAAGATCGACCTTCTCACCAAGCTGCTCGTCTAAAATACTAACAAGAACATCTGACTTGTTTTCGACCAGATAATCTGACAGTTTCATAAGCTCTAAGTAAATGTCTGTGGCGTCGTTTTTTGTATACATCGGTTCGTATGCATAATTGCAGTGGATTTCTTTACATCCATTCTGGATCATCATTTTTACGCTATCGAATAAATATTTTGTCGAGCCTGGGGTAAATGTCATCTTGGAGTTTGCCCAACCGTATTTTTTCTTCCCATCTAAAAAGGCCAAATATGATTTTTCAAACGATCCTTGCCCGTATTGATCAATACGATACTTATCATGGAGAGATTGCACACCGTCGATGCTTACAGTAACGCTCATGATTTCATGATATTTTTCAATCAGGTGCTGTGCCTCCGGAGAAAACCAAAGCTGCCCATTTGTAGCAAAGCTGATTCTTGTAAAAGGTGCCAATGGGATATTTCTTCTAAAACATTCGTCAAAGTAGTAGTCGCATATTCCCTCAATCAGTTTAGCCTCAAGTAATGGTTCTCCACCAATAAAGTCAAGGACGAGAGCTTTTGTATTGCGATTGATGAACTCATTATCATTAGAACAATACATGTTGAGCAATGTATCAACGCATTTTTTCCCTGTGTATATATCCATTGAAGAAGATGATTTGTTGTGCTCATAACAATACGAACATCTTAGGTTGCATTGATTTGTGATCTGAAACGTTACATTTCTTGAGACATCATAATTCTCCTGTCGATTTGGATCTGCAAAAAGCCGTCTCACGAATTCAGAATAATCTGGCTGAATCTCGCGCTTTTTCAATTCCATTTTAATTCACCAACCCCTCTGTCAAAATCAAAAGAATAGCGATAATCAACAGGGTGATAACCAACTGTTTCGTAAATGATTTTGTCCACAGCAAGATTGAATTCAATACAACCCTTTTGATAATCTTGTCGATACTTATCAATCATATCTTGAAGATGACCGCTTTTACAATTAGAATAGCTTCTTGCTAAAATACAAATGAACGATTCATAGCTCTTGTTGATGTAATACAGCTTTTCCAAATATCGACTTGTTGTTTCATTGATTTTAATTTTCGTGTTGTTTTTGTAGCACATAATACTCTCCTTTTTGATTTTATTTATCTGGACTCAGATGCGGAACCACAGTGTTTAATTCGTCAAACTTATCCCGATTATTTACAAGAATAGACAACAACTTTATATATAGACTCAAATTATCTTGTGGCTTGATGATATCTAAATAAAGTCGCACAAGAATGCAGAAAGACCATAAGTTCACAATACGGCTTGGATCAATAAGAACAAATTTTTCCAAGTCTTTTTGACTCATTAACGACTTTTCGACCTCATAGTTTGCTGCAGTTTTATAAATCAGAGCATACACAACCGCTTTCTTTTCAATTAGCGAATTGAATTTATAATTACAAGCCGTAGCCACCGAATTGACAATGTTGGTCATATAAGAAAGATATTCATTAAATTCTACAGATCTCTCGATATTGAAGTTTGATAAATATCCAAATACCGAAATTATGCCTTCTCCTTGGCAGTCTTGACAAACCGTTGACAATAATGCGTCACCTAATGGTTTCATCGTTAGAAAATTTAACAGAAATTCTTTTTCATTATAGTAATTATAATCGCTTAAATTATTCTCATTGATAGAAAAAGTTACTTTATCCATGCTTTCACCGCCTTAACTAAAGTTTAGTTTATCAACGTTTTTCCAGAACATGACAAATAACAGGTTGCTTGGCAAGCATTGTCGCCACAGTGCCCACTACAGCTAGTACACGAAGCTGTGCAAGTGTCCTTACAGCCACCACTGCAATCACCTTCGCAACCTGTATCGCAACCACCAGAACAACTTCCGGTACAAGTGCTACTACAGTCACCAGTGCAACTTCCACCACAGACGGTATAGCAGTTACCGTAACATAGTCCGGTACAGTTTGCATTGCATCCAGTATTCTTTCTGCCTGCCTTTACATCTTTTGATGCTAGATTATTCGCCACAGTAGTGGCATTGATAATGTATGCGGCGTTGATATAGCCACCATTTTGTGGAGTTATAGACCCATTATTTACGGCATCCAATGGAATCGTAATTTTATAAATATGTTCGTCTTTAATTGGAACGCCAAGCGCAGGTTTATCGTTATACTGATATTGTGAGGTAGTGTAGTTCTTCATTGTGCCATTACTATTAGGTTGGCTTCTTCGTTCGATTTCTTTATCGACAACTGATTTTAGATTGTTAAAATCAGCAGCTGAAATAACATCACCATACTTTGCCATTTCTTCACCCCCTGACTCTAACTCGAATGCGTCGAATATCGGTATTTGAATCTCCCTCTACTGCATACCCAACAATACATTCTTGAGGAACGACTTCATCGCTTTTAACAGAACGGCCAACTCCCGGAATCCCGGACGGAACGATGATGTCGCCGGTTTTAACTAAACCGATAACACGCACATTGACGCGGCCTGCTAGGCTTACTGGAATATAATTGCGTAGATTAAATTTCAAGGAATCTTCGCCGTTCGACGGAACATCTCCACCAATAATATAAGCAAATTCGTCTGTGTGCACTCCGACAACTCGATCTTGCATTCCTTTTGCACGTACATATTTCTCAGATTGACTATTTAAATCTAATGCAATAATATCGCCAGGCTGAGTTTCTTCGCCTCTTGGAAAATATTCTGCATAGTCATTAAAAACAGCACCATACGCACGATTAAATTTTGCTGTTCCGTCTGCATTGATATAATAGTCTTGACTTCCAAAATATACCGATCCGTTCATCGTTCCACCAGATAAAGACAATGCTCCTAGATTAGAACAGGCTTCTGTTATCGTTGCGGCTCCAGTACCACCATTTTCAATAGGGAGGGTACCGCTACCTACAATATCGTTTAGCGTATGAGTGTGGTTCTTCACCTCATTACGGATGTCTTGATGTGCCAAATCGCTTGTATTATGCTCATCGATCTTATTATCAAATTCTTTCTTTGCGTCGGCAATTTGCTGAGTATATTCAGTAAAATCAGAAGGAAGAGTCCCTTTCAAGGTCTTTAGATTCTCAACCAGTTCGTTTGCTTCAGATGCTTTTGCGGCTGCAGCGGTCTCTGAATTTAAAGCATTCTTTTCGGAAATAGCAGCGTTAGCTGCAGAAGTAGTCGACTTATCAGCTTCAGATATAGATTTGTCTGTATAAGATTTGATATATTCCTCGATATCCTCTGTGAACAGGCGCTCAATAGCCATTTGAGAATGCTTTAACTTGTTGATATCATCTGCACCAATCAACATTCGCTTCAATTCTGGATTCGCATTAAGAATACTCTGTGCTGCCGAATAGTTGCCGTTCAAAAGAGCTGTTTTATAATCGTTTGCTAGACTTAAATAGTTCGCCGTTAAATTCTGACTATCTTGCCAGCTATCTACTTTAGCTGGAAATTTCGTATACGCCAGATCAGTATAAGTACCGTCTGGATTTTTGTCATAGCTCATTCAATGCACCTCCAATTTGACAAAAATAAAAGCCCCGTAATATCGGAGCTGAAATCAATATTTGTTTTGTACGATGTATGGATAATATGGATAATAACGACTCAGTGTTAAGGTCATCGTTCCTTCGCCAAGTGAAATAGAGATTTTTTTGATAATGAATTCCAAAGGCTCACCTTTTGTGTCGATATAATGAGGTACATAAGAAATCTTTTGATTGACCTCAAGCCATGGAACAAGAAGGCATTCCACTGTAACACTGTCTGTCAATCGTCCACACTTCCACAACATATACTCGGCGCACTGCATAGTTGATTCATCTGTGGTGTACATTTCATATTCTGACCCAGAACACACTTGATTTCTACGCCCGATTTTCTCAATTGCAAAACGTGGATTTTCCTGAGTATTTAAATTTACATCTGATTCAGTCAAGCAAATATACTTTAAATTATTACATGCTTCATCCACTTTTGCCTTGGCAATCTCATCATCTGTAGGCATTTTGTTCACTAAGAATGTCATTGCATGGGTTTGTTGCTCGCCACGATAATAAAACTTTTTATATGTAGGACTATACAAAATAACAATCATCATATCATGTGCGATTTCAGTGCCATCCATTAAAACATCTGTGCCATTTTCGTCCACATCAGTTTCATAAAGTTTGAACGGACCATGTGTGTACTCCTTAACTGAAGTGTTATTATTGCTGTCAGTCTCTGTGACTGAGTTTACGATTGTAATCTCCACATTTTTTTTAAAACCAAGCAGGGGAGTTGTAATAGCTACAGTACAATCTTTTGTGGTGTCTAAACTGGTCGTTCTTAACGTAATAGAAGTTTTCTCTTCTTCGCCGGTTTTCGAGTCTGCATCAGTATGTACAACAGTCATGTGCTCATCATCAACATAAGTATCATATTCGACACTGGCTCCAAAAACCTCAACACAATTCTTGACCTCTGAGTACTCAATATCGCCACTCTCAGAAATAACTAAGTCTTGAAACTCTTCATCGTTCAAAACAACTGGATCGTTAAAACCAGACGGAATTTCTTGGCACACAAAGGTCGTGTCATCGAAAAACATTTCAAATGGATAATAAAGATCCCGAAGCTCAGTTAGAATAGACCAGATAGATGTACCGCTTGAAAATTCAATATCATATGGGACTGTTCTATTCCAGTAGTTGACGACACATTCTTTCATACCGCTAAGTTTGTAAGTATCAATAATAGCGTTGGATATTTTTGTTCCAGTGGAAATAACAGTTTGATAACCAGTCAATGTACCACTTAGCGACCCATCCAGCATTGCAACTAAATCAACGCACGAAACAGATACACTATGTTCGGTTGCATTGTATGAAAATCCATTCTGATTGAAAGCATAGATCCCTTTTGAATACCAAAAAATATTTTTATCAGATAATCCAATACCAATATAGACACGAACCAACTTGTCAATCCACTCGTCCACAGAATAAGAACTAATCATCTCATTTTGTTTCAAATAAATCGTTGAAGTAACCGTGTGCCGGATGTCTGAGTCTGCGTCAATTGAAAGGCTTCCATCAATTGTTAATCCTTCAAGATTATCGATAACGTTTAAATCTTTATCCAGAAGTTCAAGTCTACAGTAAAGATGTTTATTATGATTTTTTAGCATCGCAAATTCTTTTTTTGATGCGATATAATACATTTAAACACCCCCTTATTCAACAACGCGAACTTCACAAGTCGCAGACACATTGTCAATACCAACAGTGATTGTAGTAGTGCCAACCTTTTTACCTGTGACCAATCCACTTTCATTAACCGACGCCACAAATGGATTGCTAGATCCATAATTTGTCAATGGATAGGTAGCATCGACAGGTTGATATACTGCGTTGAGTTGCAATTCTTCTCCGACATGAATAATCGCAAAAATTTTATTCAACGTTACAGCGCTCGCCTTAATTGGATTATCAATAATAATTTTAATATCCTGAGATAGAGTCATAGCAGGATGGACAACAACTGTAGCGCCAGTATTAGCGTCATTCGTGTCGGTACATTTGATAACCTTATCCTCAAAACTATTGTCGTTAGAATTGTATCGAATACCAATTACAGAATCCTTAGTATTAGAAACATTGTAAACTGCTGGTGTCCTGGTTAAGAGCATTTTATTATTCGCGCAGCCATCTGACAATAACTGTTGTGCTGTCGGCAGAATAGTGCCTTCCGTGTTATGAGTGCTACTTGACGGTCCATATTCGTTTGAAGAAAGTAAGAATACAGTTCTTGGCATCGTTGATGCTGTATTTTTACCATTACCTGGAGTGTAACGAATTGTTGTAGGATAGCTATTTAACACAGATACGATTTTAGAATCAAGGGAATTCTTAAATGTATTCGTGAGTAATTTATCAACCTCACTAGAACCATACGCATTATTAGAACCAAAACGTGTATTTGCGTACTCCGGCTTTCTGACAAGTAGAGTGCGGCCATCGCCGTTCAGTTCGCTTTCGTAATTATGTTTTGCAACGATATAATACACAGGAGAACTATTCTCTCGCATGTGAATCGCTGCACCTTCGTGGAATGCACTTAGCGGAATCCCAGTCTCATCAGACAAAGAAACAACAGAAACATTACACTTTGCCTCAAGTCCGTCGATTGATGCTGTGATAGTAGCAGAGCCAGCCTTCAACCCCTGAACCATACCATTATCAACGATGACTGTTGCATTGTCACTAGATTTCCAAGTAATTGCTCCGATTTTTGCATTCGTCGGGCTGTAAACAAGATTGATCTTTTTCTTGCTATTCTTAGACAGATTCAACGTATTATAATCAAATGCGATATCATCCACACTAATTTTCAGAGCGGTGACAGTTACGATAACATCTCCTGTGACAGATGGAATAGAGATTGTATCATTTACAGAGTTATATACAGAATCTGTAATAGAGACTCCATTCATAGAAATCGAAACAGAATCAATGACATATCCTTCATATGCTTCAATTTTTGTGGTATAACTCTCTCCTTGCTTAACACTGATAATGCGACTGCTGCTAGTTGCGGATTCAAGATTGAGCGTAATTGAATAATAAATAGCGTAATCCATATCATTGTAAGCGGTCAGACCATTTGCGCTCAAATCGTCGGTATTGTTGTAGTCACCAATTTGCACAAAATCAAAACTGATACCTACTTTATCAATATGCTCGGATTCGTCTTCTTCGACATTTCCGTCTACACTTACGAGCCATTCGCGACCATCTTCCATCTTAATGATTTTAGCTTCACCATTCGTAAGCCAGTCCTTCATATCTTCACGATATTTATAGGAATTATCGAAATCCCAATCGTCCCCACCATTATTCTTGATGATAGTACCAGAGAAGTTTCCTGTATCGTAATTGGATTTGCTCCCATAGAAGACATAAGGGAATCGACCATTCAAAGTTGTAACAATGCTGGACTGTCTATTTCTTGTGGTGGATGTAACCTTCGGATCAAGAAATACATGATAAGATGTCTTGCCATCGGTGATAAGAGCACCGCAGAACGAGCTTACGACAGAAGCTGAAATGTAAGGCAACTCGGTTCCGTCCTTCAAGATATAGTTGACAGAATATTCATACTTGGTGTTACGACCGCGTGCGAAGTAATCAACAAAAGAGAAATTCAAATTATCTGTATCCGGAACCTGATAAGCTGTTAGTGTAGTCCATGTAACATCTCCTACTTCACGTCTACGGAGCTGCATAGACTGAATCTTGCTGCCGAGAGCGCCAATATTGCCGCCTTCAAGCGTCTGAGAATCAAACGTGGCGAGGATTAAGGTGTCGGCCGCCCAATCATATTCTTTCTTTTTAAATTTATTTGGATCAGACGAAACATAAAGCTCGTCAAAAATTCCATTCTTTATTGAAAACGAAGAAAGATTTGACACCAATTTGGAATTACTCAGAGACTGCTCGTCACTTAGAATATCCATTCCTAAAAACATAAATCAGCCTCCTTTAATTCTCGTTATCTACAGAAGAGTCACCGATAATACAACAGTCCAGTAATGCTTGTCCTAAGACCGCGTTTTGATAATCTCCATCCATTGACTCTATATAAATTTCAAAATATCCATCCTTACAAACAACATCAACAAATAAATATCCAGTCGCTTTTTCTGCAAAGATATAATTGCTTTTGATGATCAAATACGTATCATGGTCAACATTTATTTTTAAGGCGGCAAATAGTTTTTCTGTTTCGTCGTTCATATCGGTAAAGAATCTCTTTAGAATACTCAATGTTCCAGTCACAGAATATTCTGCGTTATTCCAGTTCAACTCGACAATTTCTTTTGGGCAATCAGGCTTCACAATAAACTTCATGTCGAAGTCATTAAGATTTTTATTTTGGTCTCTTAAGAAATAGGTAACTTTTGTACCATTGGTCAAATCTACTGCATATTTATCGTCTGCTGTTTTTACGTAAGAAACATCGCCGTTAGGAGAACCAGTGGCCGAAACAAAATGAGATGTCAACCGGATGGCTGCATTATAATGATCGTTCTCTGCCTCAAAAGCATAATCTCCGTTTGATAAAACACTACCAATTCTAATAGGATAATAACCCGTATCGAGCTCATACCCATTTTTTGTGGTAGCCATGCCGCGCACATAGTACAATTTGTTCGCTTCTAGTCCATACACAGAGAACGAATGCGAAATAGTACCATAATACGTTTTCGTTTCATCAACCAATTTCTTGTCTTCATCATAAAACTCATATTTATATGTTTTAAGAGTCTCACCTTGATCCTTTATGTAGGAATAAAGCATTTCAAAAACAGTAGCAGACATTTGAATAATATTTTCTGTTTCTTTATTAAGGCTACTAAAAGCAATAGAAGGTTTCGACTTGCAGTACAAAACAATAGGGGAGCTGTACTCTCCATATTCGGATTCGTCAGTTAATTTGATACGAATTCGCAAATAATAATTTTCTTCTCGATTCACTAATTGTTCGGTAGGGGAGATATGGAATCCCCATCCGTTATTTTGTGTGTACGATAAATTGCTATATGCTCCAGAAGAGGTGCAAATAACTTTATCATCAGATCCATCATAAATCGAGTATTCGTATTCTTTGATGATATTGGGGCTTGTATAGCTCACATAAATTTTAAAAAAAGCAATGACGCCCTCTGTTGCGTCAAAAACATTTACAGATGATAATACCGGCTTTGCCATTACTTCACCTCCTATGCATATAAAAAATGCAGGGTTCTACGTCACTGGCGTAGCTTCCTGCAATAGTTATTTTTAGATTTTACGAATTAGTAGATTGCTATAATCTCCTTGCGGAGCTGTCACAGCGACTCGTTCATAAAGACTAAAATCTTGATTTGATTGTATATTGCACTCTTTTCCAAATGCCGATACGATATAACCAGATGGCGTCTTTTTCTTAACAACACCAAAAGTGGTTTTATCATACGAAGCGTTCTCAATTGCATTTTGTGCTACTTCAACAATCATTTTTGTCAATACATCAACTGCTTTAGACGTGTTACTCATGTTATCTCCTTCCTTGCTGTTGACGCAGCTTAATCGGAAGGTCACGTACAATCTCTCTAGCAAGAGCATCCGTATCGCCAACAGGATTCTGAATGTAGATGTCTCCAACAGAAATCGTATCTCCGATGGTTTTGTTCTGGATATTGTTTAAAGCGCCATTTTTGGACAGTTGATCTGCAAACCATTTATCTGTATTTCCGCCCATCTCAAACAGTTTAGAAGTAATATCCGCAGGAACTACTCCGTCGCCGGTTTCAAGATAAGTGTAACGACCAGACGCAGGCTGACGGACTAAAAGTTCAGGACCTTGTTCATCGACATTATACATGCCAGAATGTTTGACGCCCTTATCTCCAACCGCACGCTTGCCCCAGTTCCAGAACCAGAGCTTAGAGTTCTTGATGCGATCCCAGAGAGATTGCTTGGTTGTACCAGTATCAGACCCGGATGTACCAGAATTTGCGTTGGAAGCAGGGCTATCTGGGCTATTGATAACAATACTGCCAACGTCAATTTTTCCGTTAGAAGATGTTCCGTTATTCTTGTCTTTCTTGCTCTCAATACCAAAAATCTTCTTAACGAAGCCACTAATGTTCTGAATTGTACTAGCAATCATACCAATCGGAGAATACCGCCATACGATATTGCCAACAGATTTTACAATCTTAGTTCCAATCTTGTCATCGCTTGACCAAATCTTCTTTTGGTCTTTGATAAGACGAATATTGGTATTGATTCCATTGACAACGCCTGCGACGATGGCTCCGATAACAGGAATCGCGGAAGCTCCTGCAATAGCAACCCCTCCACCGGCGGCTGTGGCACCACCCGCTGCAACGCCACCACCAATACCGAGAGCACTTCCAATCTTAGTAGCAACGTTACCAGCAACCTTAACTAATGTCCGACCGCCCGAAGCAAATGTGCTTCCAAGCCCCTTGAACGCAGAACCAATCAAATCACTAATGCCAGATAAACCATTCGAGAAGATGGTTGTTAGGCTATTGGCACTACTACCGGAGAATAGCCCCTTAGCGCCAGACGAGATAGCTTCCCATCCTGCCTGGAACGCCTTGGTGATACTATTCCCGGAAGTTCCACTAAATGCGTTCTTAACAGTTTGACCGATATTTTTTAAACCGGTACTAATGCTGATGTTGAGCTTACCGTCAGAACCAGTAGATCCGAAAATCTTTTTGGCTGTTTTGATTAAACCATTAAAGCCCTTATCAGTATAATCAGTAAATCCGGATTCTGCCCAGCTGTACAGATTATTAATCTTCTCAAGTGTTGTAATCAAGGATTCTAACTTGCTAATAACATCCTGAATACCAGAAGTTGCCTTAGTGGACTGCATTGCTCCAAGGACATTACCCTTAAAGACGTCAAGTCGGCCTTCCATCTCTGTAAAGGTCATGTCTGCAATTTCAGCAGAGTACTTGAGTTTTTTGTTGTAGTCATCCCAACTGGTTCCAATCAAGTTGATGATTTCACTGTACTTGTCTTTTAACTCGTTCAGCTTATCAATTTGGTCATCAATAGCCTTTTCAGCATCCTCTTTGCGCCATGTCCGTTGCTGGTCGTTTAGATTATCCTGGGCTTCCTTAACTGCCGACGCATCAGAAACCCACTCATAACCATTGCTGGTATACTTGCGGACAGTACGTTGCGTGCGAGCTTTTTCAAGTTCGGCTTGCAGTTTTGCAAGAGTGATTGCACGTTCTTCTTCGTCGTTGGCCTTTTCAAGCGCTTCCTTCTGCTTATTTAGAGCTTCGATTTGGTCGTCGATATGCTCTGTCATGGCCTCGCCCCAGATTTTTAAGTCATTGTCCTTATCTGAATTATAATTTTCAAAAACAGATAAGAAGTCAGTTAATAAATCTTTAACCGCAGACAACGCATTTTTAAAACTCTCAACAGAATTTTTTGCATCCTCCCAATGAGCAATAAGCTTTGCCATAACTTCAGCATCGGTTTCCTGTAGATCTTGATACTTTTTGTTATAAACTTCAGTTAGCTCATTGATGGCTTCCTCTCTAAGAGATTTTTTTTCATCTTCAGAAAGGTCAGAGCTATCAATTTGTGTAATAGCGCGATTATATTTTTCTTCTGCAATTTTATATTCAAGAGTTGCTTTTACGAGCGCATCATACTCTTCTTGTGTTGGAGCACGAACGGCGTCATACATCTGTTGCAAATAATCTCCATATATAGTACCTTCGAATTGTTTCATCAACGGATCAAGAGTTGCAACATACATATCGCGAAGACCTTTGGCGTCGATCTCGTAATCTCCATTAACATTTTTAAATTGGTCAAGGAAAGATTGATCAATTTGGCCAAGCTCTTGTAGAATATCTTGACTCTTGAGAGAGCCAGTGTCTCGAATTTCCTCATATGCATTACGGAAGGTACTGAACGTACTCTGGAACTTATCAAGCTTGGTGTTAGCATCTTCTATATCAGTACCAAATCCGTTCCAAAAATCTGTCATACTGATATTGCCAGACGTTAGGCCAGCAAGGCGGTCAGTCCATAATTTTGCCAGTCCAGGTTGATTAGAATCGGTAGCAGCAGTTATAACATCTTGAATTAAAACTTTGGCTGCTTCTTTGATTTTATCATCGTCTACGTTTAAATTTCCGTTTTCGTCAAGGAAAATCCCATCCATCTCTGGATGTTTGGCGATGAGATCCGTAACCTTCTTCAAAGTATCATAATCTACAATCTGATCACCATTTGCGTGATCAATTGTAAATAACTCATGGAGTGTTTGCATACCGGACTGAAATTCGTCTGTTTTGCCGGTTGCTTCATCAAGTGCAGTTCCATATCCTTTGATAGCATCTGTGAGCTGATTAAACGAAATGGTTTCAGAATCAACACTTGAATTTAACCAATTTAGTATTTTGGTCATTTCCGCAGCAGATTTACCACCATCGTCAGAAGCATTAGCCGCTTCAAGTTGAGTCTTAATAAATTTGCGGAGTTTAGCTGTATTGATCTCTAGTTTTCCATTGTTTTTTGTCAAGCATTCTGTATATACATCCTCAAGACCAACTAACGATTTAGTTGTATCATAACTTAGATAGCCATATTTGTTATACTCGTTCATGGCTTCTTTCAATGTATCAAATGCAGAGGCAAGATCTGTAATGGAGGACGCTGCTTTTTTAGTTTTCTTGCCAGTATCGAAACCATTCATCTGATTTTTAAGGGCCGATGCTCCACTCATTGCTGATTGCATATTTGTTTTAATGAGTGTTAAACGAGTATTAAGAGCATTCATAACTCCATCGATTTTTGCTTGAACAGCATCTGCGTTCCCGCCTTCACCGGCACTTTGAGCGGCAGCTAAAGCGGCAGCTAGTTCTCCAGTTCCAATAGTGGCATCTTTTAAAGCGGGACACAAAGCGACAAGTTTATTCTTTTCGTCTTCGGTCGCTTCAGTAAATGTTTCTGTTTTTTCTGCAGCATCTCCCCTTGCGATTGTATTTAGTTCTGATATCGCCTGAGAAATAGCTTCCATTTGAGCTTCTGCATATTGAGCTGCCAACAAATCTGCATACGCACTTTGATTGACTTGGAGCTTTCCATTAACAAGTTCAAGAGTATTAAGATACTGATCATCCATTTGTAAAAGAGCTTGCAACGAGTCAACACTCATATACCCATACTTGTTGTATTCTTCAACAGCATTAGAACAGGCTTTGTATGCTGATTGAATATTGTCGATGACGCCCATTGTTTTTTCGAGCTTATCGGCGTAATCGTCAGCAGTTGCAGAGTTACTAATTTGCACAAGGCCAAAACTTTCAAACACACCAATTAGAGACTCAAATGATATTTTATTCTCGTCTGCAGTTTTATGGAGTTTTTCAAGCGCGGCTGTTTCAGTCTCAGTTTGATGAGAAGAGTCTTTATCAATATTGATTATTGCCTCGCCACTCATTCCACTAAATGCATCAAGCCCATTGAATGTTTTCCAATCGCTTTGCTGAGAATCACCATTGTCGATATCATTCTTGATTTGTTTTATTTTTTCTGAGAATATATCAAGATTGGTAGTATCAATGCCTGTACTATCTTGTGCATCTGCAAGAGCCTTAGTGGCTGCTGTCATTGCGTTCGTGCCTGTAACATACTCATCTTTGTACTGGTCAAAATTATCAGCGTCGGTGCTATAGTTACTCATCTGCTCCGACACGGCAGAGGAGAGCTCTTCAATTTTGGTCTTCTCTTTTTCGATCTCGACTTCGTTGTCTTTGTATGCTTGAGTCTCTTCTTCTCCAGCTGCCGCCATTTCACGCCGCTTTTGAACGAGTTGATCGAAATAGTCTGAGTGCTCGTTTAAAGATTCGGTCTTAGAAACCTTCTCTGCAACCTGATGAGTGCCAGCATTTGCACCACCCTCGGCATAAGAAACATTTACTGTGCGGGATTTCACAATACTGTCTTCTGTTTTATCATTTACAACAGCACTTGTGTCGGTATTTGCTTTATCGTTCGCGTCCTTCTTCAACTGCTTCTTGAGTTCGAGTTGGGCTTGTAACATATCATTGATGGCCTGCAGACGCTCACGCTCGGTAGGATCAACGATGTCTTCAATCTTTTTAACTCCAGCAGCTTCTAGGGAATCATTGAGTTCGTCAATTTTAGATTGAATCTCTTCAACATCCTTAGTAGCTTGTTCAGCTGCATCATGAGAATCATTCATTGTCTCAACAAGCTCTTCAGAACGGGTTTTGAGATTCATCAGATACTCAACGGCTTTAGATATAGCCCATGTGGCAATCGCAACACCAAAAGACAAGGCCAATTGTTTTCCGATCTGCATAGCTGTATTCAAGGCAAGTTGTTTTGCAGTTAATCCGGTTTTAACAACACCATCGACCTCTTCGATACCAATCATCTTTTTAAAGGAATCAGTCATTGCGTAGCCATTTTTTGTGCTTTCAATGATACCTGCGTTCATAAGACGAGTTTTGGCGTCAGCATTCTCTGCGGCCTTTGCCCACATGTTGAGATTCTTTTTGACTTCATTAGTGTTGGGCAAGGCGTAGTTATCACCGTTTTTCATGCCAAGAGCATTCATCAGAGAATTGATATCGCCCTGATTGATTTCGCTATTACCGGCAGATTTTAAGCTGGCCTCGAAAACCTTGCCATTGATACGAGAACCTGTTTGAGTAAGCTCGATAAGTTTTTCTATAGTTTTTTTCGAGTCGTTACCAAGTTCCGTTACACTAATAATCGCCTTACGCTGTGCTTTATCAAGGTTGGAAATTTGAGCAACGTAATTTTGAATATCTTTCCCATTTTCGTCAGTTCCAAAATTACTGCCATCGATTTTTTTGACAAATCCAGACTTATAGTCTCCCCACATCATATACTTTTGGACGATTTCAGGTAGCCCTTTAAGTTTTTCCGTAGAGGAAATTGCTTTTTCAATAGTTCCATCAAATCCTTTGCCAAGCTCAATCATTGACTTATTGACTGTCAAAGCGTATAATAATCTCAATGGTCAGTTGAAATTATTTGCCAATGAGGTGAGCTTATGCAAATCGGTGAAATGAAAAGAGATGTAAATCCTTTTTTTGGAACAGCGAAAAATTTTTGGGGTGATTATACAGAAAAAGAATTAAGCAAAGAAGGTAAGAGACTTTATAAAAAACATCCAGAATATGAATACCTTGAGGAAGATCCATACATTAAATATTGGGCGGAATCCGATATTTTTCATAACGAAAATGTGTTTTATGAGTCTGTTGTATATGCCTATATGGTAGATCAAATCCTGAAAGAGTACCCGGAATTTAATGAAGAATATAAACGAATTGTACAAGAATCAGTAAATAAGGAAAAAACCGGAAGCGTTAAGGAGTTAAGAGAAAAAGCGGATAAAACGTATTCTTCCTTTAACAATCGATTTCTTTGCTGGTACCAAGACTATCTTCGTGAACAAGCAGATCCGGGATGCTTAGAGCGCGAACGTCAAGAACGCGAACGCAAACAAAAAGCACTTGAAACAGCCCGTCAGGTGGAAAAATGGAAAACAAAACAACAAGAGCAGCAAGACCTCGCCAGCGGCAAGCGTGTCGTCTGTCCCTACTGTAAGTCCACTAACACTGAGAAGATCAGCACGCTAAATAGAGCAGTGTCAATATCTATTGTTGGAGCCTCCTCGTCTAAGTTAGGTAAACAATGGCATTGCAAAAACTGCAACAGTAACTTTTAACTATGAAAAGAAAACCTATGGGGTCGTATGATCCTATTTACGCTATCATATATGCTTACTTCTCAGAAGAAGAAAATGCTGATGATCCCGAAATTTATAAAATAATTCTGTCTGATTACGAGATCAGTGACCCGCCAGAACAAGGATGCTATGAAAAACCAATTTTTGTCTTGCGCGACGATGAAAGCATGAAAGAATTGTTTAACGCAGCTATGAAAGCAGCCGCAACAGGAGCAGATTCCTTTCAGATCGAGAAAGACGGACGGACTTTAAAATACACTATCCTTGAAACAAAACAAGTAGATCAAGCATTGGCAGCCCAGTATCAGATACCTCAAGATATCGACTGGACTGATGATGAACTCCATACTGTCACATTTTATTTTAAATCAAACAAGTGCTTTAGGGAAAAACATCACTGTACACCATGTCGAGCAAGGATTAAACCAAAGGCCGGGTATGAAAGTTTTACAGAGCCAACTACTATTGATGTCATTCATTGCGACGAGTGTGATAAATACTTTGTGACGAAGGAAATTTTCATTGCAAAGGGTGGTTGCTGGAAGTATTATGTTTCGGCTGAGTTTGACCCGTCTATGTCTTCCCGAGACAAAGAATTAGCAAGATGGGCACAGCTTTATAATAGTCAACAAGAAATTTTTGATGACTTTGCTCAACACACAAGCATAAATAATGATGGATACACAACTACGAAGCCGGCGACACAAAGACAAAGACTGCTCCGATATTTTATTGACTCTGGTAAATATACAGAAGGAGAGATTATTCAGTATTTTCATGAACAATATCTTGACACAGGATGGCATGGAGAAGAAGCAACTCAAAAGGTTAGAAGCGATTTGAATTATTTGTTGGATTACTGTACAGAACTTAAAACAATCAACGCAAAACTAGAACGTCCATAGCCGCGTCGTGTCTGTATCTCTCGTGGGCGCTGCCAGCGGGAAGATCGGAAAATAATTCTACCACAAGAACCATATGTACAAATGGTAAGTCAGAACTAACTAAAATGGCATAAATAAAACGCCCGGCCTCCCAGCAGTGGGGAAGTCGGGCTTGTTCATTATGATGACTGCGCCGTTGTTATTTCAGAAGTTCAGCGATTTCTTCAGCAGTCATACCGTTGGCCAGTGCATTGGCAACAATATCTTCTGCCTTTTTACGATTCAGCTCTGCTGCAATTTTTTCATCAGCATCAGCCTTTTTCTTTTCGAGCTTGGTGATCTCTTTGTTGAGTTTTTTCAACTCCGCCTCTTTTGCTTTACGCTGGGCGTTCAGTGTAGCGATATCATCACCAATAGTCGCAATCTCCTGAGCAATAGATTCTGCGGCAGTATTCTTTTCAGCGATCTGTGCTGCATAATCGATACCATCGAGAATCTTTGTTTTATTCTTGCTTCCTTTAGGACGTGCCATAATGAAATACCTCCACTACATGCGTTTTGCTTACATGTTGTTTTTGATATTTTTATTATAGCCAGAAATCCTAAAATAGTCAACAAAAATATTTTTCCACTTTTGACGGCGGGGGAAAGACCACCTGTAATTTTTTCTGCATGCGCTTGATTACATAGCAGTGATTTGGAGCACCCCATAGTGAACCTGCGGCGCTATTATGCGCGTAGCTCCACTCCGACATTATGCTCTCTGAAGCGTCTCTGGCAGTGCCTATTATAATAATGTAGGCGCATGCAGAGCTTGCCTGCGGATTCCTTTCGGTTCCCGGACGAGAATTACCCAAACTCGCCGTGGCTATGCCACCATGTTCGTCGGTTTTACTAAATACTCCCTCATGCTTCGCAATGATATAATAAAATACCTGCGGAGCATTTGTTCCGTGTCACCACCCGGAGTATTGCTGGGCACAATCATGAAACCCGTCATTTTGGGTTTACCCAGCTGAGTTGCAAATGCTGTGATGCCAAGTCCAGCAGGAAGGGCACCAGTGAGATTAATGATTTTATCAAGAAGTTTAACAATTGATGTGAGGAAAGATACGCCAGTCTTCAAGAGACCAGAAGAGAGGACGTCTTGAGAAAGAACTTGGAAGCTTGCGTCGAGCTGTGCAAGTCGGCCTTGGATGCTGTCCATCCAAACGGAATTCTCCTCCCAAGCTGTTCCTGCACTGTTAGCAGCGGATTCCATAGCAGATTCAGCAACGTCAAAATTGTTTAGAATAGCACTAATGGCATTTGCGTTTCGCTTACCGCCAATCATTTCAGTGACGTTTGCTTGCGTCACATCTGATAGCTTGTCCCAAACTTGAGACAGTTCTTTCAAAATTTGATATGTACTCTTAAAGCTTTTATTGTCGATCATGATATCGACGCCAGTAAGGGACTTTAGCTCGCTGCGTAGTTCGGATACAGAATTTGCACACCCGTCTGCGCTTTCGCCGGCATCCTCCAGTTCGCTCTTAGCTGCACGTAGGTACATAGAAACGCTCTTCAAAGTTGTTCCTACAGTTTCAGCATTTTGAATTACTGCATAGGCGGCGGTGCCTAAGCTGATTGTTTCAGCCAAATCGTTGTTTGCAGCCTTCATACTTGCAGCCGAACGGGTAAGGATCTCACCAATGGCCTGCGCTGTAATCGGCTGTGTGTTTGCAACTTTGTCAATCTGGTCGACTACGTTTTCAGCATCTTTAGCTAACAGACCAAACCCTTGCAATGTCGAGATTAAGTAGGAAGAAGATGTATTAACATCGTCAATACCATCGCCAACATTTTTAAGAAGGGTAGAGTAGGTGGCCATGTTCTCCGCGTCTTCATCAGAGTAACCCAGGCGTTTCCAGTCAGCCGTACTGCCAATATAATCACTTATAGATACGCCTAACTTTTGAGCCTGTTCTGCGGCACGTCCCATATACTCTTCAAGAGACTTTCCTGTATAGTCACTGACTTTTCTTAACTCAGTTACTGCCGTATCAATCTCGACCACGTTCTGATACACGATCCGCAGTGCGTTTTGCATTTTATGCAGAGCTGCCATAGTGATCATAGTGCTCAAATGCTGACCAAACAGTTTTTCGAACACATCAAGCAGATTCTTTGATTCGAGACCCAGCTTTTTAGATTCAACGCGAAGCTCTGCATATTTCTTTTTCAATTCACCAATTTTCTCTGGTGCATCACTTTGATTCAATCCTTCAAGCAACTCGTAGAGAGACCTTCCAACGTCTGTTCCTTCAAGCTTTTTATGTTCTGCAATATAATCATGAATAGTTGCCTTCAGATTAGCGACTTCCATTGATGCCTTATTTATAGATCTTTCGCGAGAAGCTTCTTTGTTAAAATCTTTCGCCTCTTGTGTTGCCTCTCTATATGCGATGTTTAATTGATTTATTGCATCCTTTACAGAATTAATGCTATCTGGGGATATATCAAGGTTATTCTTTGCCCATTCTTTAGCAGCAGATACTGTATCTGAAGATTTATTTACTGTATCAAGTAAGGCTTTGAGTTTTGAATCTTTTTCTTGCTGTTTACTATAAAAAGAATAGTCAGTACCATAATTCTTCTGGACGTCCTTCATTGTAGCCCTATTTTGAGATATGGCGTTTCCAACAGAGTTTAAATTTGCTGCCTTCGTATTTTCTCGTTTTGCAGGCTTGTTTTTCTTTTTAACTTTTGTGGCTTCACTAACCGCTTCTTTAGCCGCATTGTCAATCTCCGCATTCTTCAGAATCAGGTTGCCTTTGATATCGAATTCTTTTTTCGAAATCTCAACATCGTCAATTTTAACATCGGCCGCTTTGATTTTTACTGCTCCATTGAGTTTTAGGGGATTGGGTCTCTCGATGTCCTCGTCCTTGAGTTCTACTTTACCCTTTAAATCAATAACTTCGGTTTTTTTAACATCATCCTTGGCGTTCTTCTTTTTACCTTTAGCGGAATCGTCAACTGCAACGTTAGACACTTTACCTTCCAATTCGATCGCCGTCTTCGGGGGAGTGATATCAGAAACCTTAAGTTTAACCTTGCCAGGGATTTTTACAGAACCCTTCGGAGGTGTCACGTCTTCTACTTTAAGAGTTACCTTACCGGGGATATTAACCGGTGCAGTCGGGGCGGCTACGTCATCGGCAGACAGTGTCACATGACCGGGGACTTCTGTTGGCTTTTGTGGTGCAGCAGCTTTAGTCTGTTTGACATCTTCAGTAGCTAGGACACCCTTTATTCTAATGTCGACTGCTTCTTTTGGAACCGTGATTGCGGCTTTTTTCAGAGTAGCTTTGACGGGAACATTAACTGGGTCACCAGTGACCACCACGTCTTTTGTGTTCAAAGTGACGGAATTAGCTGTTGTCCCATAGGCATCTGTCTTTTTGGCGATAAGATCTAAGTCTGTAATCTGATTCTCAAGAGATTTGCTGAGATTATCAACTTCCTGTGTAACATACTGAACAGATGGGCCAATCGCTGCTATTTTTGTGCCATAACCTTCAGCACTTGTAAAAATTTTATTTAGACTTTGTTTTACGGACGATAGAGCATTGGCATTTTTCTGAAGATCATCAGAGTTTCCTACTTGAACAGAAGTTGGGTCGACTGTGATAGTGCCGGGGATTGCTACTGGATTTTTGACATCGACGATAACATCTGCATCTGTGATAGTGACCTTACCTGGGATCGGCACAACATCATTGGCATTACTTTGATTATCATTCTTAGGGATGTCAGGTTTATCAGATTCGTTTAACGATCTACTCAATTCATCTTTGACATGTTTTGCCGCATCTTTTTTTAGATGGAGATCAATAGGAGCAGAAATATCCTTAAACGCCGCATCAACTTTAAGCTGAAGAACAGATGGGTCAATATCAAATTTGACGTCTTTTACATTATAGATCCCATCTTCAATCTGATTCTTTTCGCCGCTTCCTTGAGCCGCTTGCATTTTAATTTCTTGATTCTTGATAAACTCTGCAAGGTTTGTCGTTTCTGCAAATTTTGCAATTTTATCAGTATCAAATTTTTTGAAAAGAGCTTCATATTGCGTGAGTTCATTCGAAAGTCCTTCGCGTGTTAATACTGTTGCGGCGAGAATGTTTCTTTCTAAATCCACAGCAGTTTTACGCGCATCATTGATCGCATTCTGTTTATCTGCAATATTACTCAATACCTCATCAAGTTTTTGTCCATACGTTTCAATAGTTGAAGCGTCTAAATGTCCGGAAGTGTCAGTTTTTTGTGCAGCGTTCGCTTCTTTTTGGACGTCTTTTATTTCTGCCTTAACAGCCTTTGCACTAGAGTTGATTTCTGATATTTTAGCATGGACATTCCCAAGCTCACCTGATACATTGTCAAGGACAGAATTGAACGATATTTTATTATCACCAGTTAACCCGTTTATTAACTTGGAAAAATCCATAGCTTGGTCAGTTGTTTTAAATGCGACTTTTGATTTATCAATAATCTCATCTAAAAAATCATCGATGGACATGAATTCTTTTAGATTTTTGTTTAAATCAAAACCTTGTGTATTAAAGATATCTAATTTATCTTTAAATTTGTCTGAATCAAATGCAGAATATACGGAATCTAAAATTGATTTTAATTCTTTTGCCTTACTTCCAAGCTGAGTAAATTGATCATTAAATGCATTTATATTAATTTTATCGTCATCTAGCCAATTGTCTGCATATAATCCAGCCCAAATATCTTTTATTTCATTTACAAGATTTTCAACTTGAGATAAATTTTTTTTCTTTGTTGTATCTGAAATTTTATAATTCAATAAATCGTTGATATTAAAAGTCCCAGATAAACCACCAACAAATTCATCGCTTACCTCATTCGCAACCTGTTTTGTGGATGCTTTAAGATCTTTCGTAGAAAATATATCATTTGCAAAAGATCCCAGTCGATCTGTATTACTTGTTAGATTTTTTAGATAATAACTTAATTGTTGATTGACTTCTTTTAGCTGATCTTTTAACTGTTTAGTTAACTCACTCGAAAAATCATCAACGTTAACACCAACAGTAACTTTCGGAATATCGCCAATGCCGTTAATCTGCTGTTGAATATCAGTTTTTAGCTTTTCAGTATCGACAACAGGTGTTATATTTGCGGTTGCCTTGATGTTTTTTAATTTATCTTCGACCTTCTTTTTTATACCATCAACATTAGGATCAATATCAATCTGCGGTTTTTCACCGCTTTGTTTTACTTTTCGCTCAATGTCAGTCTTTAATTCCGAAGGTTTGATTTGTGGATCTACCTTAACTTTAATACTCAGTTCTGGTTCACGCGCCATATTATATTCCTCCTTTGGAGCCGAATCTAAAAAAAGCAGGCTTTAATAAGTCTGCTCATCTTTTTAATTATTTGTCGTGCTCGATTCGATTTTTTAGTAGCTTTACAATATCAGCGTATCGATAATCGATATCGTCTTGTGTATTCTCCATGAATGGACGTGGTTTTGTCCACTTGTATTTTCTATAATTCCACGGATTGTAAGCGCCCTCTTCGATTATGCGTGCTAAACTGTCTGGTTTGTTTTTGAAATTTTGAGCGTTTAAGCGCGGACCATCAATAGGTGCTTCTTCATACACATATAGCGTGCGATCTCGAACCTTGTGTTTTAGATTTTTATCGTCTACTAAGCCACCAGATTCCTCGCGTCGTTCATATTCGACGGGGGAGTAGGTTGAATACACATCTTTCTGCACATGAGTTTTAAGCCGCTCTTTTACAGTGCTTGCAATTTCGTTTTTTAGTGCCAGATTTGCACGTCTCATGATTTCAGTCTGAAGAGCATCCACCGTGGTAGCTGTAAACTTTGCCATAATCTTACTCCTTGTTTTCGGTGAGCGATATGACGGTATCTCCATCAAGTAAGCCTTCTGGAGTTTTAATACTATAACTGTTATCAGTCACAGGCTTCTTCATATTCTCTTCAGAAATAGTTTTGATCATTTCCTTCATATTAAACTGCTCACCAATACCATTTAGTACCTCGGCTGCCAGCCGCATTAGATCCTCAAATGGCTGATTCTTTGCAGTTGCCTCGAACAGTGCCATATATTGCTGACGATCGATCTCAATTTTCTCACGGCAAGCCTTGTTCAGTGTGCCAAGAACATACTTGCGCGGAACCTCATTCATCATCTTTGTGGTCTCATCAGAAAATGCCAGCTCGCTCAGCGCATTCTGATCCATGCCGGTTGTGTCAATGTCCGTAAAGTAGACAACAGTAGCAATACGGAAAGCATAATCATACAGTGCGGGGTCATACTTGCCATTACGCTTTGACAGGTCTACAACACCATCAACAAACTGGATGCGCTCTTCTAGGTTCAGATTATTTTTCATAATTATTAGTCCTCCTGTGTAATTTTATTTCGTTCAAGTCTCATCAGTGCGGCAGTCGCAATACACATCGCGTCCGCTTCATCAGAAGAGACATTCTCACCATAGTGTTCGGCTACATAGTCAATAGCCTGCTGTTTTAGTTCTGGGCGTTTTACTTGTCGTCCCTGTTTGAAATTGAGCATTTTGCGCCATTCAGTCGGCTTTATGATTTCATATGGGATATTGAATAGTTCACACGCTCCAATAATCGCCCCCTGCAACTGTGCAAGCTGAATTACTGTCTTAGCTGATGCTTGCAGCGCTACGTCTTCAATCACGACAAGATCGGGGTTGTTGGTTTTGATGCGACTCTGTATCATTTGGCGCATAATAGCACGGCGCTCAACTGGGTCTTTGGTTTTACTTAAATTAATCAGCGAGTGATATACAGTGCCGTCGTCTAATGTACAAACGCCTGTCTTTATAAGCGCTTGGTCAAAAGCTAAGATTTTTATAATACACACTTCCTTTTTGTTTTAGGTTCCGTGAGTTCCCTTATATCAACGCGCGAATTTTGTATATAGTTGTATTACTCGTGCGCTCATAAAAGGGGTAGAGCCCCGAAAGACTCTACCTCTGATGTATTTGCTTAGGAATTACTCCTGGCCATTTTCATAGATCATGTCATAAATGTTGCCATCAGCATCGGCCATAACGTCGAATGTCATGGTCAGAGAGACGGGGTCACCAGTGTTCTGCCAAGACAGCTCGAAAGCGGCCTGGGGAGCGGCCTTGTACCAGATCGGATGTGCCTCGACAATCTCATCGTTCTCGGTCTTGTAGGGAACAGAGCCTTCGACACGATATGCCTTGGGGAAGTGCTTGGAATCAAGGTGGATAACCTGAGGCTTAGCGGCCTTCTTGTAGTAGTACACAACGTACTCAACACCACTCTCGACAGTAACAGTAACTTCCTTATCAGCAACGGTGGCAGTCAGCTCGGTACCCAGATCGTCGTCAGCCTTAAAAACCTGAACATAAGTACCTGCTGCAGCATCAGTCAGAGTCAGCTTGGTAGTATCAGCAGCGGTGACCTTCTCGCGCTTCAGGAAATTAGCCTCAGTGCCCAGATCGTTACCAGACAGCATCTGGAAGACCTTGACAGGATAAACCTGAGCCTCGATGGTCAGAGTACCAGTACGAGAGCCGTCGAACTGCACGCGGTTAGGTGCACCCTGGCCGCCAGTAGCAAACACACGATCACCCTCAAAAGAAGTAGAAGTGACGTTAGCCCAATCGACATTCAGGAACATCTTCTTGCTGGAATAATCCATCAGCATCAGGTCAGCAACTTCGCGGTTAGCAAAATTAGCATTCTTATTAGCCATAATTGTTATCCTCCTATGTTTTCATCTTTTTTATCGATGCGTTCTATCCACTGCGACGGATCATATTTTCCGCCCCAAACTGAATAGTTCATCTCTGCGATATTTAATTGTTTTGCCTTCATCAGTTGAGAAAACGTGTCTCGTATTTGACCAATGGTGAGGGCACAAATATTTGAATAATTCAGACTCTGATGAAACGTACACAATAACGAAATCATATTAGGAAGCTCCAAATTGGGATCGCCTTTTTTTGTTTTTGTGAACTCTTTCTTCTTTTTCTGAAATCTCTCCCAAAACAGCCGGTCTTTCTCGGTTTTAAACTTAGGATTCTCTTCGGGCATGTCATCATCCGCAATATCAAGCAACTGCAAAATTACTTGAACAACTATTTTGTAATTTGATTTATTAACAAAGCCGCCAATTGACGCATTGCCTTTTGAATCGACTTGTTTATCAATCAAAATTGCGTGATATTTTTCATCCCACTCCAAATTACCGAAGATAAAAAGAGCCAAACCCGAAATCAATTCGGATCTGGCTTCGTCGTTGGCTGTTAGGATATCAAACATTGTCATTTCGTTTTTTTGTTCAGTTGTAAACTGATTCCACGGATTTTCTATCTTGGCATCTGTCGAGACGTCCGTGAAATATTTTTCTGGTGTATACAAAAATAAAGTCAATACTCGCTGATACTGGTTGTAGCCGAGCTTCAAAATGTCTCCAAGAATAGGGGAGTGAATTCGACCTACTTCGCGCAGCATGACCCCATAAGGGCTGATATGGTCTATATAATTTAATCGAATCATCGCCTTGCCCTCCGAAAAGTTCCAACGCGATAAACGAGCATACGACCATAATAGGGCTGTGCTGGTTTATAAATACTGCTGCCCATCCATTCAAGTGGGCCAATTCCAAATTCGGCGTTGCCGTTTAAAATCTTATCAACGTCGCTTACGAGAATATCAATTCGAGTACCAGCTTGTCCTTTGCGGCGATAGGTCTGCATGAGATTTTTGCTGCAATATGCGAACACATAGATCGTCATGTCTGTAATCGTGTCGCCATTAGTTTCTTCCGGCACTACCTCAACACATAAAAATGTCTTAGAATTTTCTTGAGTATCTGGAACAAACTCGTATTTAAAAACACAGCCACCCTTTCCTGACCCATCCTTACCAAGCAGGGCAGTTTCAGGATCTTCAATATTGTCAACGTCGCCCAGAAGAATATCGAGAATATTATCATCGTTTATCAGCTTTGATACGACTTTATTTTTGAAAGAACCAATCTCTTCCAAATTCATATCAGATCACCTCCAAATCAATATCGGCGGTTAATTTGCCTGACTGAACTGTCAAAGATACAATGGTTCCAATCAGCTTGGGATTATCAGCGCAAACTACTTTACATTTTGCGCTAGATACAGAATCCTCTGCGTTCTTAAAATGAATCTCGTCAGGAACATGATCGCCCTGTAAAGTCCAATTTGCCGTTTCACACGTTTCACTATCGATTTTTGCTGTAAACAGCTTACCGAAACCGCCGGCTTGAACTGTCGGAGCTCCAGTAAAATCAATACTGAGAACATATTCTGGTTCAGCCTCCTGCGGTGGATAGACGACCTCTGGCGGAATTTCTTCTGTATCTTCAATAGGAACATAGTCACATATCATCTTCTCAGCATTGTCAGTCTCTGGATTATATAGATCCTGTTCGACATTAAAAGAGAGAAATCCGACCTGTTCATTATTGTAGTCAATGCGGCTTGTCATTTGATCGACCGAAGTAATACGATATGTTTTAGGCACACCGTTAATAATTTCTAGCATTAGCCGCTTACCAATATTAAGATTGGCAGAGTATTCATCAAAAGGCATCTGGATACGGAATTCGCGAGTAGAATAACTCATCTGCTTATTCTCTTCCAGATTGGAATAATACGGCTTTTCAACTGTAGCCCACAAAGAATGGATCTTGTGAGAATTATCGTCTTGCCATTTGATTTCCTTTCGACAAATCTGAATACGTCCGCGTACTGTAATTTCGTCTTCTGGATCTCTTTCTGTAATCAACCAGTGGCTCTTGCTCCAATAGACGATGCTTCCAATAGAAAAGTCTTCGCCCGGCAGAGTATGAATGATTTTTTGATCCATAACAGTTGAAGAAATGATATTTAATTTGCGTGGCACGTCATCAATCGTAACATCCTTAAAAGATGGTTGTACAGGAGCCAACTTATTTTGGTCGTGAATTGACTTGTTAATTATTCTGTCACGCTGAGTCGGTCCATTAAGTTTAAGCATTTTTCTATATTCTGATCGAGTCATAAGCCACCGCCTTACTCAGTCAGCTCAGAAACCTTGTTTACTCTGAACGAGTAGCCATTCATTTCGGCTTTCAATTTTCGTTCTGAATACTGTAACAAGTCTTTCATCTGCTCCAATAGCTTAGCGGGGGAGAACATAGAAAAATCTTTTGTACTCATGACATTTTTTAGTGCGTCAGAATTAAAGACGTAAGGCTCTAACCAGTGAACGATCATGCTCAGTGCGAGTATACTTTGTTCTTTACGAGACAAAGTGATGTTAAATTCCTCAAGCTCTTCGTCATAATCAGTCAGATCTTTAGCGCAGATATCTACAAAGTCGTCAATTGCTGCCTGAAGCAGGTCCTTTTCGACAGCTGCAAACATTTCGTCTGTGTAGCCTTCTTTGTCATAATCTTTGATTCGCCCACGACAGCGGGCATAGATACTTTCAAAAGTGGTTGCCATAGCCCGCCTCCTTTATTTAGATGGTATCTTCCAACTCAACATCCAGGGAGTCCTCCAGCGCTTTGATAGCACTGCGACTGTCCAGCTCACCAGAATCAATCTTCTTCTTAGCCTCAGATGCGATAGCGTCCTTAGTGCCGCCCGGCAAAGTGGGCACGATCTCCTTGATTTCGTCGGCGGACATATTAAATACATCCTCGAAGTCATCAGTAGACAGGCTGTTCTGATAGTAACGACCAACACCCAGCTTCTTGATAACTGCGGGGTCATCAATCAGAATCCAATTTTCCTCAAAGAAACGGCGCTGATTGCCACGCATAGAAACTAGCTCGCGATACTCCATCTCCTGAATCTCACCCAGACCGCTCCACTCGACTACATAGCCGGGATTCAGTGAGGACTTATAGATCAGGTTGCCAGAGACACCGCTTCGGCACTCGACCATAGTTTCATTCGTAATCTCTGCGGTAGAAACAACGGGCTGCTCAACAGTGGTCTTTGCAGTAGTTGCCTTGGTAGCCGCAGCTTTTGTAGTTGCACGTCTTGCCATTATTTCCTCCTATATAATAAGAAACGGCAGGGAAACCCCTACCGTCTATGTAACATTTTAATTTGATGATCAGGACATCTTGTACATGCCAAAGTCACGATCAAAGATAACGGCAATGCCGGTGCGCTTCATCATCAGGAATTCCTGAGTCATATCAGCGTTGTCCATGGGGTTGCCCATTAGCATGGTGACATCGCCCTCAGTAACGCGCTTAATGGGCTTGGTATCGCCAGCAAACACGTAGATGACATCGTCGCTCAGCAAGAAGTCGTCGGTGCCGTCCTTGTGACGCTGCTTTACAGCCACCAAAGGAGTGCCGGCCAGATGACCAATATAGCCCATTGCGTAAACATCTTCCTTGGCGGAATCAGACATAGTAGCGGTTTTGATCTTGCGCAGAGCCTTCTTAGTACCGATGATAACAGCAGACTCGCCAGTAGAAGTCTCAACGTGCTCGATCAGATCCAGCAGCTTCTCTTCATCATAAGTACCAGTCACAGTATAGGGAGCCTGCAGCTTGGAGAACATGCCGGTGAAAGCAGCATATGTAGCATCCAGCTCCTGCTTGGTGAAGGACTTGCCGACCAGATCAACAAACTTGTTGAAATCGATACGGCCAGCCAGCACGCGGTTCAGCTCCTCATAGATCTTCACGGCACGCAGCTGGGTGTTGACAGTGATGTCCTGACCACCCTCGATGCGCTGACGACGAATGCCCTGAGTACCTTCAGCGATATCAGCAACAGCAAACAGGCACTCCTTCTCGATATGGAACTTATTGGTGTCGCCCAGAGACATATTGCGATCCTCGACCATGTTCATGAAGAACTCGTCACCCTTCAGACCTTCCTCGTGGATAACATTCACCAGTTCCTCAACAATTGCGAAGACCTGAGCACACTTGCCGTCACGAACAGCCTTAATATCCAGCTTAGTAGAGCCGCCGTTTGCCTCAATCAGAGCCTTGCGCAGAGCCTCCTGAGTATCATTAACAGAGTAATCACCGGCGACGTGACCCTTGTAGCCATCAACAGCCAGCTTGATCAGATTAGAATCAATAGCCATGGTATAAACCTCCTATAATAAAAATGGCCGCCCGCTATTACACGGACGGCGCTATGTTAATTTCTTGAACTTTGGGATCACTTCAGGGTGATCATGTAGTAGGTATAGCGGCCATCGCCAAAACCAACAGTCTCAACGAAGTCAATGCAGCCAAAGGTCTTGTCATCAGCAGCCTCCTGAATCTGGATCTTGGTGTCATCAGCAGCAAAACCGACATACTTACCCTTTGCAGGAGTGCCGTTAAACGCCTCGGCAGTAGCAGAGAAGCCACCCTTGGAAACATTCAGAGCGTAAACGCGCACAGGCTTGCCGGCCTCGTTGACCCACTCGGGCAGATAGTGTGCCACGGTCTGATCATAGAACAGCTCAACGCCAGCGGTCAGATACAGGTCAGCAACGGTTGAAGTTGCGGTAGGAGCGGTGGCCTTGTAGACCTCACGACCCAGCTTCTCGCCCAGAACAACCAGCTGACCATTATCGATCTCAGCAGCATCGGACTCCTTGTAGAAAATAGCACTCTCCAGCTGAGCACCATCCAGGGTGCCACCCAGCTTGTCAATGCGCACAACAGCATGCTTAGTATTTGCCATAATTATGTACCTCCTAAAATTTTGAATTATTTACTTGCCGAGATAGTGTTCCATTAGGCCACCATACGCGGCGTCTGAACCGTTCTGGGTGCCACCCACGCCAAAGCGGACAGTTCCTTTGTTGTTAGTAGTGGGAACATAAGAGAACTCAGCGGACTGACGACCAACCAGCGCATAGCACTTAGTTTCCAGCTCGGCATAAGTAATCTCGGTGTTCTCCTTCAGTGCGGTATATTCCGCATTTGCGCCCAGCTTTTCATCCATAATAGAGAACAGCTCGTCACGCTTAGCCTTTTCTGCTGCGGCGACTGCCTCAGCTTCGGCCTGTTGATATGCTTCCAACTTGGGTTTGATTTCACTAACTTCATTGGTTGCTTTAGTAAAGCTGTCAGACAGTTCAACAAGTTTATCAGTCAAAGTAGAGAACATAGCGATTAGGCCAGGCATTACGTCGCCATTATCCCAGTCCTCGTAAATGACCTTCTTACGTTTAATATTCTCATACTCCAGAACAACATTATCGCCATTCATAGAGTAGGGAATACCCATCAGTTGATATGTGCCAGAATCGGTTACAATAACTTCGTTGCCCTGAATATCAGTGAGCCAATACTTAGGGATCATACATTCAGGGTCCCAACGAGAAGGAACCTGAATCTCAAGCAGCGCATTATAAACTTCATCACGAAGCTGATTAGCAGTCAAAGTAAATTCGCTAGACGCAGCAGGTTCACCCTCTTCTACTGGAGCAGCATTCTCGGCAGGAGTCTCAGTTGTTACATTTTCTGCACTCTCTTCAGATGCAGCATTTTCTGTAGAAACAGCCTCAGATTCAGTCTCAGTCGCAGCATTCTCTGCTGTGGTGGTCTCGACTTCAGGATTTTCCACAGCACCTTCTGCCACAGCATTTTCAGTCACAGCAGGGTTTTTTTCATTTTCATTCATTGGCGGTATATCTCCTTTCTCCTCATCGGATGGATTTTCATTTTTTGCAGAATAATTCTGCCGGAGAGACTGATACTCATAGAGACGCTCTCGAATTTGAGATGTGATATCGTCAACAGAAAAATTGGCGGTTACACAGCTCCCAGTCATTGCGGGTTGAATTTTCGGATCGGTGGTCGACAGAATGCAGCAACCATCAAACTTAAAAGACGAAACGGGAGTAATTCCATCATCGCGTTTCGCCTCATAAATCATATCGGTCAGCTCAACGCTGTGGTTTTTTGTCACATCGCGAGTGAAGATATCTACTGGGTCGCCAAATTTTGTCCAGATCAAACCATCAACACGCAAATATTCACGTTCTGTGCCGGTTCCGTCGTTTTTAATGATCCAACGTGGATTGCAAGATTCAGGAATTACACCATAAGCCTGCCCCGCATACAGATATTTGACATCGGTATCGGTGATTCGTAGCTCGTGCTCATGACCTTTAAAGTCTTTATCTTTATCGTCCAATTCATTCACTACATAACCAAGAATCGGCATATTGGCGATAGTCGGGACAGCTTTGTTGATAACATCTTTCGTGAAGCTGGTTTTATTAAGATTTGCTCCTGTGTGCATCACATCAATACAGACATCAATGAAGCGAAAATCAGAAGTTTCATATTCATTCTTCTTTAAAAAGGAGATTGGATATCGTTGATTCATTCTGCTTTCACCTCCTCGTCCGTAAAATAAAAGCCCTGACGAATTGCAATCTGCAACTCAGCCAGAGCATTTTCAAATACATTATCATTGATAAATACATAGTTGTTTGGTGGATCTTTTCGTAGCAGGAGAGCGCCGTGTTCTATCAAAAACTTCGACATCCCGGCGGCGTGAGAACCATGCACGACTATTTCACATAGATATTGTGCCATGTTACTCCTCCTGTCTATCTGCTGTTACTTCGCCAGCGTCACTTAATTGTTTGCCCTTACTTGCATTAGATGGGCGTCCGCCCTCGTTTACAGCGCCAGACTGTGTATTAGAACTTGTAAGCGGAACTTCAACAGTATTCAAGCCGAGCACATCATTCTCAAGATAAGCCATATTTTCATAATCCGTGCCAGCAAACCCGGCAGTTGCAAGAATAGCGCTACGTGTTGGAATACCATATTGGGCGTCCTTTAGATATCGCTCATGCATTTCAGCACGGTTGTAATGTGTAACCGGTAGGAAATTGATACGGAATTTATAAGAACTTGATACGCTCTTGAGTTTACGATTGATCCAGCGTTCCAACTGACGAATCACCGCAAATACAATCATTTGATCATTTACAGTACACAGATTCAGCGTTGAAGCAGCCGGGTCGTCACCGCCGCCAAACAAGATTTTGTTTACACCAGCCTGTGCAAATAGTGTTGCTTCGGCCTTTGCAACCTCATTCGTATCACTATTTACACCACTTTTGTCAAAATTCCAGTCAGTTAATTTCATGGGTGTCAAAATCGCACCAATATTCGGCGGCAACACATTGCTCATCATGTCGTAGAACTCTTTGGCAGTTTCATAGTCAATCAAGAACGAACCATCTTCGTCGTTGATAGGAATTTCCATCGCAATAGCCTTGTAGTTATTGGCTTCGCTGGCGTTCTTGCTGATGGCACGGTAATCTTCAATATCCGCCAGAGCACTAAATAGACTCACAAACGGCGGAATGGGGATATAGTCTTGTTCATTTACCTTAATACAAATTGACTTAGAACTGTCCAATTCTTGCCATTTATATAATTGAGTATTGGTTTTATAGGTGTTATACATGGTCTGGAACTCGGGCGGATAATTCAGTAGCTTGTCTGGGTTTGCATCAAAATATGAAAAGTTAAATGCAAAATTGTATACGCCATCTTCAATGCTGCTGATTTTACAATAGTCTGCATCTAAGTTTTGGAAAGCAAAACTATCATTCGTCTCCCATGCGTATCCATAATAAACGTCGTCACGAAATGCAATCGTTAGAATTTTAGTTGCTTCGTGTGGAATGTTCATCAGTTCAACAGCTGTAGAGCTTGCGTAGTATGCTTTCTTAAACTTATTCAGATTGATGCTTTTAGATCGATCAAGGCCGTAGGGAACAAGCTCATAAGAGAATGTAGACATATTCGCAAAATATTGAATCAGCCGACGATAGTAGTTTGAAATATTGAACAGATATTTGCTCATATTCCGCAATTGCTTTTCGTAATTAGCTGGATTACCAAGATACTTTACAATTTGATCCTTCGAATATTTTGTATACGTCGGATTGGTATCTGATGTTGATTCAAGGTTGCGAATGCCAATCTTTGATAGGTTGGCATAAACACCACTTACTAAATCAGAATATGTAACATAGGAGGTCTTTCCACTTTTTGAATTCGTGACCATGACCTTTTTATTCATTATATTTTCAGCCATTACAGCCCTCCCTTCTTCAATACTGGCGCACGGAAGTTAAAATCGAGCAGCTTCGGTTTATTGTGCCGTTTCTCCATGCTGCGTTCAACTTGTTGTGCGATATAATAATTGTAGGACAGGGAAGAGTAACGGTCTTTGCGACATCCGGATTTCTCCTTGACCCTGATTACGTTGTTTACTGTTTCGTAGCCCAAATTTACAAGCTCATTGACTGCAAGCCCGGTGTTGATATACGGCATTTGTAGAGCAGCTCGTTCGCTGGGCGACATTTTATCGTATCCTTTATACAACTTGCGCAGCTGATCTTCACAGCTATACTCACTTTGTAAAAGGTGGATTCGCCCCTGTTGGAAACCACTACGCAAGCCAATGGCTACATCGCTGTTAAACTGAGAACTACCCATAATGGCCCAAATGACCTTCCTTGCGGCCTTATCAGAACAACGATCAGCGATTTCTGAATTGTTGCAGCAGCTGATTGCTGGATAAGTTTCGCCAGTTTCAGGGTCATAAATATCGCGCATGAGTAGATCAATCAACGGGATACCAACGGAACGAGCATCAATCCCAAGGTAATCGCAATTGAAATAATCAAAATAGCGACGCAATTTTAATGCTTGATCTTGCACGCTCATACCTTCAACATTCTCAGAGTAAACGAAATTACTGGTATAACGACCTGATTTATTTGGTATCATACAATTAAGGAAGATACTGGTCGCGTCATTATCATTTTTCTTGGAACTCATCAGTGCAATATCGGCAGTCAGAATGCGAACTTCTCCATTTTTCTTTTTCGGAATCTCTGCCGCAGCGGAGGAGAGTACGATATTTGGAGCATAAAATGCCTTTTCAATGACACGAGTTTTGTTGATGTCATCGAATTGGAATAATCCACCCTCGGTAGCGCCCAGCCACTTACATTCGTTTTCCATAGCGAACGTCAAATCGGAAAAACTGGATTCAGACATCTCGTCTTCGATAGCCTCTTTGAGAAGTAGCCCACTTTTGATTGACATCTGATAAGGGAAAGAAACACAATAATATTTTTTATTTTGATCAATCATGTTGACAAAATAATCCTTGCACTTCTCATAACTCCAGTGGTTTTGGAACCATGCAGAACTAAGATAAAATTCTTTGTTTCGTTCAGCCATGTGCTCATATTCCGGTTTATTAAGATAGCCAGGATGACGAACAATATTTAGGAACTTTTTCAGAATCAGATCGATAACATCTTTAGAAAGTAAGCGATACTCATCACAGACAAGAACAGTGGCACGAGAACCGCGCGAACTATCATTTGCAGTGACAACTTTGATATAGCTACCATTCTTAAACAAGATTTCTGCCTTCTGATTATTGATTTCCCATTTTTTTATTTCTGATCGCAGCAATGGACTGTTTGGATATATTTCCTTCATGATTTTCTCATCAAGGATATTTATAGACTGCGTTCGAACTTTACACGCGATACATACTTTGCTTTCGGGCCAAAGAATACAGGTAATCACACAAAATACAGCAGTTAAAAAAGACTTTCCAATGCCACGGGCAGCGATGAATGTAAAACCTGTGCATCGGACCATCAAAAATAAAAGCAACTGCTGAAATGGTTTTAAGTTTAAATTCAAACAGTCTTTTGCGAATCGCTGCGGATTGGCCCTATAGAACGAACACCGAACGGCAACAGTATTCATTATCTTTTCTGATTTCGAATTGGCGACTTCTTTATCTGTCAATTTCCCCTTACTCAAGACGAACCACCGCCTTCGCCAGGACCGAAAATCGTCTCTCGTAAACTGCCGTCAGCCGAGTCATCTTCAGTAGTCGATGGTTTATAAGCTGTGTATCTTTCCATTTCTTTATCAAACTCTTCTTGATAAGGATTAGGCAGATTAAACATCTTCAATAGAGTACCTAATACCCACACCCTAAAATACTTGCCGATACCGTCTACATCTTGCCATTCTGGTGCTGGTTCTGGGATTGGTTCTTCTTCTTCCCATTTTTGAATCAGTGTTCCAAATGTGTTTGTTTCGGCAAGAGTATTGTCGTTTGTTTGATTCGGCTTCACATTGGCGGAAGTCATTAGATTCTGCAAGTTGTCATTTGCTTCCTTGATTTTTTTTGTATCGCCAGTCGCATCTGCTTTTTCACAGATAAGTTCTCCCTTTGCAATGCGCTTAAACAAAGTCTCTTGTGGCACAGTTTTACATTCTTGACGTGTGATCCAATTTTGATAGTGATCCTCAAGAAATAAATAATCCTGCTCATCCAGACCAGCACCCCAGAAATTTCTCATTTTTTGTGTCACTTTTGTATTTGCAACACGACCAGCAGCAAGTGCTTCTTTTTTCTTCCGATCGATTACATCGTCATAAGATTTTCCTGCATGCTGTTTCATGTTGAGTCGTCCCATATAGGTGTTGATTTTTGGAGTATATGTTTGAGCATGATCAGAAGCCTCAAGTATTTTATCGTCTACATAAGTATCAAACATCATAGCTAAACGATCGATCGCTTCATCCTCGTTGTTGTATTTCTTGGAGTAAAACTCAAACATGCGCTCACGGCATTCGTTGCACCACGGCAAATATCCATCGTTACCCATAAACCACTGACTCTGCGTCTTTGAGAAATTTCCCTTGCGCACATCATAGATCTTTCCGCAGCACATACATTTACCACCACTCCATGAGGCAGGGACCTTAATGCGTGGCGATTTCTTTTCAACGGCAGTTCTGGCCATAGTCCTTCACCACCGTTCCGTCATCTGACATATTGTCGAAGCGATACTTGATATCATCCCACAGCTTTAAGATTTCATTGAGCTTTTTTGTTTTGTGGAACTTTGTATATACAGACCCCGTAGTTGGATGCTCACCAATCTCTTCATAGAAAATTCCCATTGCACGAATAAAGAATGCACAACGGCGGGAATAGCAGTAGAAGTAATCGCCTCCTAAATCTTTATGAAATTTTTCTTCCATCTTTGAATTCTGGAACCTCCTTTACAATTTAATTTTATGGGTGCAGGTAGTGGGGACGATCCACTCTGTCTTTGGTTATGAGCCAAGTCAGCACACCGGCGCTGTCACCTGCGACATATAAAAACGCCCTGAGCGGTCAAGCCCAGAGCGTCTAAAAATCTCTATGAATTACAATGTTAAATTACTATTTTTGCTGGTTTTTCAAGCTTCACATCATACAGACAGGTCAAACCATCATCAGCAATAACAGCTACGGCTTGCTGTGGGACATCATTCTTGCGAATACCAACAGCATAACTATCGGTGCCGCATACGCAGCCGCTTTCAATAACCTTTGTCCCGTGCACAGTTGTCATTCCGTTTGTGTGACGATGTCCGATGAAGACCAGATCAATCGGCTGTTTCACCATCATGGTCAAGTGTTCGACGACGTTAGCAGGAGAATCTTTATCTCCATGTGCATACATCACTAGACTATTACGAGCCTTAAATCCACCAAACGTAGGATCGAGCTTCTCTGTTTTTACTTCAATGCCAGCCAGATTCTGTAGCCGCGCCTTCATATAGAATGGAATCAGCTCTTCGAGTTCGTCTCCGGCAACTTGTTCGTCCTTGTTGGGAAAAACCCGTGAATGATTACCACTGACCGAATACACATCAATATGTTGGCATACTTCGTACAATTCTGCTACAAAGTTGCTTACCAACTCTGCGGCCGTCATAAGCTGTTCAATACTGTTCTCGTTATTCTGAATACGAGTATTGATATGAATATGACCATTAATAAGGTCACCAAGCAGTAGCACATGGATCTTTTCAGCGGCGTGCCGCTCGACGATATTAAACACCTGAGCGACATAGCTTTCTAGCCGCGCCTTTAAGATTTCTTTGTCAAACTTGTTCCATGCAGAATCAATACCGGCACCAGTATGTAAATCTGACAAGCACACAATCACATCATGTCCGCTGCCTTCATACTGAACAACATTCAAGAAGTCGTTCTTGTCGTAGGGTACAACAGCACTTGTAATCAGTTCCTTGATAGATTCAGCACGCGCAATATCACGATAAACCTTGTTTGTTGCCGCCCGCTCGTCTCGCATCTTGACCTGTTCTATCTTCAATCGCTGCAGCTCGTCTGCCACAGTGTCTCTACACATATGTTCAAGTGCATAATCGTAACCGGCCTTCCATGACTTATATTTCTTTCGATAGGCGCACTCCCCAAAATTGGAGTTTGTAGCTTCATTCAAAACAACGGCAGCTTGATCCCACGTCAACTTCCGCTCGGAGCACGCATTGCCAATACGAATCATATACTCGTCAAAAGATTCATCGTCCGCCTTTTTAAATTCATTCTTTTTAATTTCGTCCATTCGGCACCTCAAATATCAAAATTTGAATTGGTCTGACTTGTGCGGTTTAGTTCTTGTAACGCTTCTTCGGCCTCAACATTGCCTGGCAACTGAGTAAGAACAGATTTGATTTCTTCAGCGTACCAGTGATGAACAGTGCGCGTAATATGAACATTTGGAATCACCTTACGAAGATATTCTGCCTCGCGCTTATTAATTTCTACCATAAATGATATTCTCCTTTTTTAATTTAAATTTGAGGGGGAAACCCTCTTTCATATATTAAGAAAATAAAGTCAATTTCGGTCTTTTGTTCTGTTTGCGTTCTTTTTCGCAATGCGTAGCTTTTCTTTTTTTGCTCCGCACTCTTTGCAATATAGACTGGCATTCGGTCTCTTTGCGATATACTTTTCACCACAAACAGTACAATAGCATTCTTTGGGATCAAACAATTCCCGTGCCACTTTACTGAGATTCAGTCGATTATTTTCAAGCGTCACATTGAAGGTGTACGCAATTACGTCATCTTTATCAAGTGCAAAATTCGGATATGTATATAAGCAGCCAATATCGTCTGTTCCGGTTCGATAGAGTAGATGATGCACGTCAGACAGTTCGTACATGCCGCGTACCGTATTGTATCCATCGTCCCAGTTGGGGCCACCGTGATACATGATTTCCGTCTGTTCGTCAAAACATTTTCCAAACCGCTTCATCTTAAAATCAGTGTCTAATGCCACTGTGTCGCTGCCATATAGTCGGCAGAAGAAGATAATTCCGAGCAAGACTCTAAGCTGTGCCCAGTTGATATGATAGCGGCGGCGAGCGTCGGTGATATAATCTAAATCTTTCTGATATAAAACAACTTGATGTACGTCAAGTATTGGCGCATTATTTTTGTGCCCTCTGCCGAATGCTTGAATCAGATGGCTACGATCATAACTGACAGATTCGGGGTTTCGCATACGTTCATAATAGATGGTCGCACACTCAATAGGGGAGAGGTTTGTCCTCTTCAATAGATTTCGCAGCATCAGGTTTGACTCGTGATAGTATTTCCAATTGTCAAGAAGCATATTTTCGTTGCAATAAAATGTCGTATAAGCCATTTAACCTCCTATTACAAAATATCCATAGATAAATTTTCTGGTACCAATATAGTAAAGAACCGAAATATGCATCAATAAAAGAATAAGGGTTTGATTTCCAATAAAGGATCTGCTCAGCTATATTCATTGTAACACCTACTTACTCAATTGGTGTGATTTTGCCATCAATATAACGACATAATTGTCCATGTTCATTATAGTACGGAGACATATATCCACTATGCAGCCAATAATACATAATTCTTGTGTTCTCATCGTAAATAAGTTTCGTGTTGTAAATACTGTATAAAGAGCTTCCATTATAAACAGATTTATCGCCTACATTGTTTTTTCGCGGAATAGATGCCCAAATCCCAATACCTAAGCATAAACATATTACAGCTATCAAAGCGATAATCGTTGCCTTAAAACACCGATAACTCATTCTGTTTTATCCTCCCAGCCCACAGATTCATGAGCGAATTTTTGGATGCGTTGTGCTTCATCCCAGCTAAACATCATCTCGCCGCAATTTGCACATTTCATGGCGGTAACATTTGAGGCTTCGAGTTCCTGCCCCCGGCAGTGGAATTTATATGTCAGCCCGCTTGTCAAGGTCATGATTCCGCCACACTTAGGGCATTCCATCTGCTGCGGAACCGCCTCCTGTTGTGGTTTCTTTTTCTTGAATAGATTAAACATGAAGAACCTCCATTCTGTGTGGTGTTTCTTCTCCACATTCTTTACAAAAGATAAATCGCGTATCATTTTTTATTTCGTCCCATTTATATTGTGCTATACTATGATACCACCCACATTTCATACAACGAATTCCAACTTCTGTGATATCGTTTCCTTTCATATCAAAAAGTCTCAATTCTAATATCTTAAACTTCATCATTTACCCTTGGTTCTTCTTTGGTAGAATCATAAACAAAATATTTACAACATGTTCTCGTCCAATAACCTGATCCAATAATACTTTCTAAATCAACAATTGGACTATTAAGTGCTTTTATTTGCATCCATGTGCATTCGTTATATTTAGCACAAACAGCACAGAGTTTATTGACCATATTACTTCACCCTCGCTTCATAGGTTCTCGGCTCAGCCAGACTGTATCTCTGACCAAGATATTCATACTCGCCGTTTGGATCATGGACTGGTAGCTGCACGGGAACTGGTTTGATATTTTCAACCACGCCAGCACCAGCCATGTGCCATAGGAACTTTTTAAACTTGTTGGGGTATTTTTCATAGCACAGCACGACTAGAATATTAGCCAACTCACGAACGTCGGGGCAGATCAGCTTGCACTTGTTACGATACACGTTATAGATTGCTTGCCAGTTGGTTTCATAGGTCTTTGCTTCTTCTTTCGTCATGATGCCTTCAAGCTCTTTACGATAAAGTTTCCAGTTTTTGGCTTTCTTTTCTAGTTCTAACTGATTCTTGCGATATTTATTAAAGTCCAGAAAAACGGCTTCGATCTCATCAAATACATCTTGATCATAACCGATTTCCGAATCGTACATTATGTGCCAATCAAAACTGTCAGCGGGCTCTTTATGCCAACGGACTCCACGCTCCCAACGCTCAAGATCCATACAAAGAAGATTCATATTACTATGTGCATTACTAAGATTATGTTGCCGTGCATAATAGGGTCCAGCATATTTCATAAATCTAGGTAATGGACGGCCATAAGATGCTATATTTCTAGGAACCGAAAATTTCACTCCTGTTTTAGAAAAATCGATTTCTTTACCCATACAGATACTCAAAATATCTATATAGTTTTCGTACTCTTTTTTTGTTTTTTCTGTTGTTGCAACCTTATTGTGAAATGCACATCCGTAATTAGCATACTCGCCAATTTGGCTTTTTAATCCACGCAAAACACAATCAAGCCGATTTTGTAAATTATCTAATTGAGCAAGTGCGGTGATTTTATCTTGAGTATCGCAGACAATTCTTGCGTTTCTGTCAATACCTTTTAGCATAATATCAGAATCAATTACCAGCACGAGATCCCCATCGAAATCCGCGCCATTTAATCTCTGTGGAGTAATTGACTTTACGTTTATCATTGCTACATTTTCAAGATGACTACAATACTTTTGAGTGAGTTCGTTATTAACACCTTTTAGGACTGCATGTTCTGCAGACGCCAAATGAGGGTTTCGATCCACTACACGCCATCCAGATGCCGCACCCCTTCTGTCAAAAGTATAAAATTCATCAGATTCAAGACATCCAACAATTGGAAGACCAGCAGCCCCTTCCATGAATGCAATTAAATCAGGTGCTAAAAACTTATATGTAGCATCAAGAAATAATTTTCCGCATTTAAAATCATTCCTATATTTATCAAGAAGCGAATGAATATATGCTTTTACACTTGATTCATGTATCATTTCGGGGTTTCGTGCAAGAGCCGCAGCATAATGAGTTAATGGATTTACGTCGTCCGCCATTAATCCTAGAAAACAATTTGTATGAAAAATTCCATCTTCAGTGTTAGAAGTGATTTTCTGATACCAATCAACGCTTTTATCTGCTAGGTGCTTAAATCCGTCATAAGGCAAATCCAACGTCACCAGTATCTGATAATTGCTCCTTGTTTCAAGCGGTTCATTTTCAAATTGGTAGTTCCATTTTGCAACACCCATCGCATGATTGTATTTTAAAAGCAATTGCTTATATCTTTCCCAATCGGCAATAGTACCATCTCGTTTAAAATATTTGACGCCTTTAAACATGCTTTCTCCAGCAATAAACATTGGTTCGGCATCACGAGTTACAGAATGCTTTACGCCCCAAATATCAGCAATTTCAGTAACGCCACGCTCTTCATAGAACGAAACGTAGTCCATTTCATTGAAAACACCCTTGAAATAAGGCATACGAAAAATCATGCTGCTGATATGTTCATAAGTGTTTAGCTTTTTTTCAATCTGCCGCATTAAAGAGGGATGAGCTATACCACAGCCATCAAAGGCATTGATTTCATAATTTATGGTATCTTCTTTAATGTCTTTCTGTACCCATTCACGTTTTTTACCAGTCTTTTTGTCAACAAACTCCATTTTTTTATCACAGAGGCATTTGATTTTTTGATTTGGAATAGTGAGCATGTGGTCTGGCACTACAATGATTTTTGGGAACCATTCATTAAGGGGGATACAATGACAACTTGACATCATCAGCCCACGATAAGCCATCCATTTAGAAAGTACGACCGGTTTTTCAGAAAATGATACTTCCATACTGATTCGTCTATCAATTTCAGGCCAAATATGAGATTCAACCATCGAGAAGATACATTGGCGAACCATGCTTGCGCTTCGTTCTCCAAAGCTAAATTTCCGCTTTCCAATTTTGGCTCCGTGTTGCATAAGATGTTTAACCACATCAGGTTTATTTTGAGCGCCTGTAGCATCTATATAAACCAAAAATGGATTGTAGTCAGAATCATCATGAGACATTAACCTGATTTGACGAAGTAACATTGTATCAGATTGAAGTACTTGATATTGAATATCGTTTGCAACTTCTTCAGGGATATTAAAATTATATTTTATAAATAAACTCAAAGGGTATTTACGTACTGTGTAATGCTTAGGAGAAAACATCTATATCAATTCTCCTTTACTTTAATTTATTGTGGAAGTGGTCATCACTATCGGAATCACCATCATCATCATCCCACTCGCTATCGCACACAACATAGTAACAATCAATTGCACTGCTGATATAAAACACAAGAAGAGGAGTAATGACCAGTGCCACGAATAACACTTTACCTACAATTTGATAGGTCAAGTAGAAGATTACCAGTGTCTCAGCAGCATGCAGTATCCAATCAAACCAGTCTTTACTATTGATAAAAGCCGATACCGCAATAGTCAAAGGAATATTTGTACGCATCATGCCCTGCTGGCCGTCTTCGTCTTGCAGATCGTCGGTCTTCTTAGGATCTTTATCCACTGTTGCATTCCTCCTTACTCTTCATCGTCCCACTCGCGGCGTTGCTTGTGGGATTTTTTATTATATTTAGATGCCGGAGCCTCCTGCGCTTTTTCGATCTCCTGCATAAACTGGTTTTCAATCATGCGCTGTTTGCGGGCTGCTCTCATATATGTACTCTTAGAATTCTTGTCTCGCTTGCGGTCACTCATTGCCGTAATCCTCCTCACTGTCGTTATCGTATTCTTCCAACCCATATAACTTATGATATAAATATCGGGTCAAAGAAGGGGACATAGGTGTACAGTCTTCCATCCAGAGCGTGTCATACAGTGAAGCGTCACCAATAACTTCCTGCCAATCCGCGTATACTTGAATTGCGTCAATGATATCTTCTACCGTGACGCTATAATCGCGCACCGCATCAACTACGGCGAATCCAATATTAAAAATATCCTGTTTTGAAAATTCTTCTTTCATAATAGTCCTCCTTATAGAAGCGATTTGCACCGAAGTGGCTTCTTTAGTTTATCTAATTGATTGTAAATATCTGCGATTTGTTCTTCTATAGTTTTTATTCTATCCCATGCAGGTTCTTCTACAGGCTGTTCTTTGTACGTGGCAATAGCTGCATTTTTTGCTAAATCTCTCGATATATAATAACCATAAGGGTTCTCTGGATCTCCAATAAAATCTAAGTCAATAACATCCATTTCTATTAATCTCCTATCACAACAGGCTCTTGCATGACAATGGCCTTTTCGCGCTCCTGATAACATCATCAATGCAGCACGGGTCAATACAAAATCCTTTAAATACATTGAAATCGCCCGCCAACAACAATCTGTCAATACTGATGGTTCGCATTTTCATTGCCTCAGATATATACCGCGCATCCTCATCGCCATATAGTCTCACAAATTCTTTAAAGCATTTTACAGTGTTGATCATTCCAAATTCTTCATCGAAATAGAAAGTAGTATATCTAACTCCAAATTTATCTTTGTCGAACTGCGCGCGGAACTCTTCTGGGGTTTGACATATTACAGTTATCTTTGGGTGATTCTTTGTTTCTTTTAATCTGTCGTACCAGTTACATACTGCTTGGTAGTTCTCTGGTTTTACGAATAACACTCTCATTGCGGTTTCCTCTGCAGCGCTCTTATAATAGGCTGTGACATACTAGATTCTTTTTATTTCGTTCATACCAAGGTGCCGTGATTTTTACGATACGATCGAAAGTCCATGTATAGTCAAGCTTAATAGGATGCGCTAAATCCAAAAGGTCGTCCTTATTAACAAGTCGGTAATAATCCACATCATTGAGCCAATCAAATTCCTTCGCCAGCCGTGTTGCCATATCGCTCATGGAATTATAGGTATATCCGGGTCCAAACCATATCTGATCGAATATTTTTGAACCATTATCGGCTTTTAAATACCATGCTCTAAAATCAAGATACGATTTGAATGGCTTGACCCATACTGTCTCATAATTGTTTAATGAGACGAAGATTCCATTTTTGGCATTATAATTTGCAGAGGTCAACAGGGCAGCAGCTCTAGCAATTACATTCATAGCAAACTCCTACAGGTCAGTTGCGGCGTTGGTCTTCCTATAGTTGGATCGTCCACGTCCTCGATTTCTGGGTGAATGGCAACATCAGATGGATCATATGTAGCTATAGAACAAGCAGCAATATTACGACCTCCTATGATATGCTGCATACATAAATCAACATCGTCGATTACAACTTGTTTTGCGTTATATTCAAAGCTGGCGAATTGGAAATCTGAGGCGTTAAAAACTCGAATAATCAGTCGTTTCCCATAAGTATCAACATAGACTTCTCGCGAATCAACTCTGTATCCGCTATATGTCCATTTTCCGCAAGATGATTCGCATAAAAATATTATTGTTTTTGTCACTAGCTCCACATTAAGAGATGTTGGCACAATAATGTCGCAGTCATTTTCAATCGCGTATTTACATATTTGATAGGTGCGGCCACTGCCGCGTGGGGCGATAAATTTTTCCATATTTTGTAAAGCCTCTATCATACGACATCCATCAAATTCGAATCGCGCTTTTTTACAAGTTTATTAATGAGATGTTGCTGTCCTTTTGGAGTGATTCGTGTGGTGTAAGAAATTTTTGCATTACCATAAGCTGTGGTAAAAAGGGTGGTCTCAACCTCGAACAATCCCATCTCCATAGCCCATTGTGTTGGTGTGTTGTATCTATCGCCCTTTTGCGAGATGAGATATCCGTTTTCACGTAAATATCTGAATAGGCGGTTTTGGCCAATGTCGCAACCATCCTGCTTTAGCACAATAGCGAAACTACCAATAAGAACACTTGCCTTCGACGCGCTAATTGCGTCTGCGAATTCTGCTTTTGGGATAAGCTCTGCATTTTTTGCCGTTAAGGCTGTGATTTGCTTTTTGCTTTCTTCAAGTTCTTCATGAGCGATCAAAAGTGCCTGAGATAAAATCTCTGTTTTGGATAACTGCTTTGGTTGGGTAAGCTGCTTCTCCATCTCATTGAATGCTGTGATGTATTTGACTTTCCATTCCAGCGCTGATTTACCAGTAAACCCCATAACTAGTAAACTAAATCCGTCACGATTCATTAAATACATCGGAAAAGTTTGGCCTCTATATTCAAACGTTGATTCGTGAAAAAATTTAGTTACGGAATTTTCCGTAGCTAAAATACTACGAATTGCCTCCATCACATCGTTATGACGTTTTCCAAAATCTTCAGCGATCTGGCGGCTGGACACCACTGCTTCATTGTTTTCGACAGATAAAATAATGTCAGTCATATTCATTCTCCTACTGTTTGCGCAGCACTATGTAATTTACCAAACGGCGTAATCAAATATCGATGTAAGGCTACATCTTCCAATTCTTTTTGTAACTGATGTAGCATAGCCATATCATCAAGATAAAAGGGAAGCGATTTTTCTATAATCTCATAGATTAAAGCGTTTATCTGCAACCATTCTTTCATCGTCATTCTACGGTGCACCATAGGACGAATCATCCAATCAATCTGATCGCGGATATAATCAATAGAGAAAGGATAAATTTCGTGTAGCATACTCATTCTTTCTATGTAGTTCTTAAATAACTCAACTGTCTGTTCGGCTTCGGCTTCTCGATATCGGTCACACAATTCTTTCGCGAGACTATCAATGGCGTCATAGTTCCATCCGTCGGTAGGAGACCAGTAGTCCGCTACTTTCAGACCGCTTATTTTTACTTCCATCATCTTGCGTGACTCCTCAATCGAGTAGATCGGCCAGCTGTGCGGTCTCGCTGCGTTCTGTCTTCGGCATATACACGTAAGCAAAGTGCGGATTTCCAGTCAAAGCAGAAATTGCCTTGCGCATACCACTGTTATTTTCAAATACAGCCTCGTCTGTCTGCTTCAGGTCACCATCTAGCCACAACATAGATCCTTCACCAACACGGCCAAGCAATAGCTGAATGTGTTCTTTGGTCAGATTTTCTGCTTCTGATACTAGCAAGATAGCATTCTTATAGTCGCGCCCACGAATGAAGCCAAGATGCGCAACCTCTACTTGTCCATTCTTGATCCAATATTCAAGTCCGCTCTCTCCACCTAAATGATCAGCAAGAGGTCCAGCAAATGAGGCAGCTCCCAGCTTTTCCAGTAGAGTACCAGGAAGTGCACCGAGTTCCTTAGTGTTTTTAACTTCGATGTTGTTGCGAATCCAGATCAGCTTGTCAAACTTATGCTTCTCGATCATATCAATAGCAGAGGATACCATGAGCATCGTCTTGCCACTGCCGAATGTACCAGCCAGCATCTTCACGGTGATATCGTCGTTCTGCAGCATATCAAAGGCGAGCTTCTGCTGGTTGTTTCTAGGACGGATGTCGCCAGTGAATCGGTTGCTAATCTTTTTGTATTTAATAGGTACATAACGTGAACCATCCCAGCGAAGTCCAGCCGTGTTACCGTCTGCGTCTGCATTTGGAATCAATACATAACCGTTTGTGGGTGTATCAAACAAGTTCTTTTGCTCGATGTCTTTGGAGTAGGCCATTGCCAGTGCTTCATCGCCACCCTGATCCATGGGCACCTCTGTCCAGCCAGTGTAGTCATTGTGGGCTCCGCCGCGATCAAGAGATAGTTCACAGGGCAGTTTCATAATCCGCTGTGCAAGATTGAAGCAGCTTAGGTCGCTGGTAACAAAACAGAAGGAATCAACATCAGCGGTCGTCTTGGCTACAAGTTCATCTGCGGCCGACTTTTCAAACACTCCCGCCCTGGTCTGAATCTTCTCTGCGTCTTCTTTCTTTTCAATCAACTCATTCAGATACCATCGGGCAGCAGCCATAATCGTTCCGTCGTTGTTATCCTTAACGGGGACATCATTCAGGATCGAGAGCAGCTGTGGGTAGTCAATAGATACTACTGTGTATGCTGTGGGATGTTCGGCGAGCAGGCGAGTGACGGCGCGAGCCTTAGCTTTGGTGCTTTCGTCCTTCTTTCCACTGGTTTTGATGTCTTCCAGCTCATAGAGAGTGATATCAGCAATTAGGAACTGCTGTGCAAGTAATGTGTCGGGCGGGAGATCTAGCAGGGCAGAGGTATCGTAAAATTTCATACCGATAAATCAACATCCTTTCAGAGAATTAAGATTGTTTGGCTGTTTACTACTGCTGTTTACAAGGCGATAAAAATGATCGTAGCAAGATGGGCGATTCTTGATACGCAAACAGAAGAAGTAAACTATCATATACCTATTATACAACAAAATCACATGATTATCAAGTGAAATTGCATATATTTTCCGGAGCGATACGTTGTTTTTTGGCGCTATTGTGTGGATCTAGTCGGTAATAAGAGCGTATAGCGAGTTTTATGCGCGAAATGTGCGTTTTTAGTGGCATTTTTAGTATTTTATGGCAAAAATTTGACTTTTTTGATCAAAAAATGAGCGAAATTTGAGCAATCTGAGAATGGGATTTTGGCCTTTGTGGGGTACTAGCGGGATGAAATACGATGATAAGTGCAATTTGTAACAATATAATATGACGAGATTTTAAACGATAATACGTTGTTTACCGGGTAAGGCTTCGGGACGTTTTTGAGCTACGCAGCAGTACGCGGTGGTACTTGAAAATACTACGGTGTAAGGTGTGCTACGTAATCCTGATGGGCAGAAATAGGGGCTGCAGAGCGGTGGTTAACATGGCTGTGGGGATCAAAGTAGGGGAGTAAAGTGCAGTACAGCTGGATGCAGAAATGTTGTAAACGCGGTAGTGAACTCGGGGAGGTTTGGGACGTGATGGGGAGATAGAACAACTAAGCCCTTCGGGCTTCGCGCGGGCCAACCTCGGATTTTCAACCTGCCCCCCCTCTTGCCCTGTATACCATCCATTTTTCTAGGATTCATGCGGATTTTCAGCTAATATGACCTTTTGTTAAAAGGTGGGATTAGGTAGTCCCCGAATACGGAATTTATACCTATTTATATATAGGCGACTTTCCATTCTGTTTTTTGCGGACAGTGGTTTTTGTTGTTTGTGCACTTGTTGCAAAAATAAATGGGTGGGCTATACTGTAGACACTCCAAGGGGAACGGGAAACACCGGAACGGCACCCATCCCCGGGGAGTAGTCGCACTTTGAAAATTGCAAAGTTTGGATTTTCCCATGTGGGCGGTTTATACCGTGCCGGGTTTCCGGTCAAGTGGTTATCCCTTGCCATTCCAAAACATGGGTTCCTATCTGAGCAATTAGTGCGCCCAAACCCCGATGGCCAAACATTACGGGCATAATTCCCAAGAACGTGGGAGAAGTGCGGGGGGCGGTGTACCTTGATAACTGAACAAAAGGCAGAACCTAAGATAACACCACGGGGACTGTTATGCGTAAGCATAGATTTGTAGAAAACGCCAAGGCCAGAGCTGGCGATAATAGATACATTTCCAAAGATAGCAACGGTTGTTTGATGGCGTGGAACCGCCTAGAGGAGAAAAAAGCTCTTGTACCACCCCTACTATAAGCTAGAATAGCGGGCAAGGGTGCAAGCAAAAGAACACCATTAGTTCCAGATGGGTAAAGTGCGCCAAGACTAACTAACGCACGATGGATAGCACACGGGCTGTATAAGTCCGTGCCATAATGGAACACGGGCAACAGTGCAATTGCCTAGAGAAAAGCACATACCCAAAAGCATATAAGCTACAAGTGTAGCTTTACATAAAAGAGACGGTCATCGGTATGCACTCTCCAAAAGCGTACCGTGCCAGAGCGCTAAACAATCCGGTTTGGTGCAAGTGTTTATAAGATGAGAGGTAACTATTATGCTGAAAGTTTATGCTGACTACGATGCAATCGTCAAGGCTGGCAAGCTGAACGAGCTGACCATCCCTGAGCTGGTGAAATTCCTGAACGAGCAGAAAACCGTTCTGACCGCTGAGCAGTCTCAGAACGTCACCGCCACGCTCAACAAGGCCGTTGAGAACAGCAACAAGGCCGCTTGTGACAACAAGTGCGCTGAGTTCTGCGCCATGGAACGTTCTGAAATGTGGCGTTCCTACGCTCCTAACCCCTACTACATGGGTATCAAGATTACCACTGACCCCAAGAGCGGTGCTCTGTCCACCCAAGATGCCAAGATGCTCATCAAGTTCAAGGCACTGGAGAAGTATTACCAGACCCTGAACGCTGTCGAAACCAACGACAATGGCGAACCTAAGCCCAACAAGGCTGTAAGTCTCTGCCATGATGGCCACTATGAGAAACTGGTCATGCTGTTCAATGGTATGCTTTCTGAGGAGACTGCAAGCGAGCTTTGCGCTGACAAGCTGGCTCGTAGCTCCAAGGTGGAAGAAACCCTCAAAGATATGGGGCTGGATTGTTTTGTCGGTCCTGTCAACAAGGGCAAGCGTCTTGCTCAGCTTCAGGCCATTTGGAACGCCATGCTTCCCGAAGAACTGGCGGCCAACTGCACTGCGCTGTCTTGCGATATTAAGTATCTCAAGATTGCGGCCAATCGGGCAAAACAGGGCTCTGTCAAGGGTCTTGGTGATAAGGCCATGATCGACGAGATTGTTGTCACTATCTCCAAGGGTCTGTCTTTCGATGGCAAGGCACGTTCTTCCAAGTACGACTTTGCAAGCAAGAGCAAGTTCTTTGCCAATGTTGAGCAGTAATCCCCAACAACCGGATACCCTTTCGGGGTCGCACCGTTCAAAGCGGCCCCTTTCCAACGCGATATGCGTAGCGCTCAAGAGTGTGGCGCATTTTGCACACTCAGAAAAGAGGTTATCACTATGTCTTGTCCTTATGTCATAAGAGAAACCATTGACGCCGACCACGTCCGTGAGCATGGGTATTACCAGCTTGACGAGATGGTTTACGACCTGACCCACGACTTTGCAAACGCAGACGTCGAGGTCATCAGCCGTCCCGTGTACAATGTCGTCATGGAGAGCGGCGAAAAGCTCCCCCAGCTGGACGACGATACGGTGTTCAAGATGTTGAGCGCAGGACTACCTATTCGGCACATCGAGAACGCAAAGGACGGGTACATCATGTACTCTCGTCCTGATAGCAAGCCCGCTGTCGTCGCCGCTTCCGATAAAAGCGAACACTGGACGTATCCCCATCCCATTATGACGAATGTAACCATTGATAAAGTCGGATTCAAAGCGCCATTTGTTCTGGAAGCAAGAGTGTACAACGAGGAGACCGACCAGTATGAATTCCTTTATTATGAGCTGGATGAAACCGGTTTTAAGAACGCAACGAAAGATGTTGAAACCATGGTTGCCAACAAATGGTCGAACTGGACTGTAACAAAACGAATCCTAAAAGCAAGATTCTTCTCCAATAAAAATGGTCGGTTCTATCTAGAACGTCTATTCAGTTTCACATTCTAAATGAAACCAAAAGGAGCCGCACAGCGATGAAATTAAAAATAATATCTAGTGTCCTGAGCATGACGTAAAACTGCTTGTGTCCGCACAATGCTATGAAATAATGGACAATACCATTATATGCGGGAATACGCAGGGACAAACCATAGCATTCCACATAAGTCCTGCACTACCAAAGGGCTGAAAAGGCAAGTGCAAAATATATAAATGGCCCTGATTACATGCAAGTTTATGAGCGTAGCCTTGCATGTATGAGAGATAGGTATGGCAACCGAAAATGCCCGCTCACCCCTGTAATCAGGACGCCTTGACGTGGCGCAGGGGCTTTGAACTAAGATTCTGAAAGAAAAGAAAGGGGCTGTCTTTGATGTACAAGGACAAAAACGGAATAGTCATTCAGTGTGTCAACCGCAAGGGTATGACGTACAACGGATGCAAAGTGCCGTACATGGGATTGTATGGCACTTTTGGCCACTATGAATTTGTCGCAGAGCCGCGTTTTAACCCTCAGACGAAAGAAATGCGGCTCAAACATCGTGATTTGAAAACGAAAACTCGTTGGGACGATATTCCCGATAGAGAAATCGTAAAGCACGTTATCGAGGCCGCGAAAGTGGGATGTATTCTGCTTTACAAATGGGAAACTAAAATGGTAGCTCCTGACCAGAACAAAATGAAAAAAGAATCTGAGTTTTGGCATAAGGAGGCAGCAAATCCCGACACAATTCGGAAGTTCAAGTATAAATTAAAATACCAAAATGCCCCGACGACCACACATGAATACTCCGTAAGAAGCCGCATTCTTTACGGAGAAACTATTGAAATGAACGGCAAAATTAAAGACATTGGTCAAGTTCAATGTTATATGGATGGAAATGGAATTGGTTCGAGATTTGATAATAGTGACCATCGCCCATTGAATCCTGGTGTTCATGTAAATAGTGGCAAATAATAATAACCAACCACAACGTCAGCTCAAACGCCGCTAGGCTAAGTGCTGGCGTTTTCTTTTACCTCTTTTCTTATACCGTGCGATTGGCGGTCACGGGGAAGATAGTATACCGCTACCAGTACGCCCATCAACGGGCATTTACACACACACACGAAAGGACAAGAAAATGAAAATTATCAATTGCACACCTCATGAGATTTCTTTTGTTGCCGATAACGGTGACATCATTCGCACCATTTCTGCAAGCGGTATTCTGCCTCGTGTGGCTACCTCTTACACGGTAGTGGCTATGGTTGACGGTGTCCCTGATGAAATCACTGTGTATGGTGATGTCGAAGGACTTCCAGCAGAAGAGCCCGAAACAATTCTGGTCGTGTCTGCTCTCGTGGCGAATGCGTGCAAGAACCGCAAGGATCTTCGCATTCCCGGACGACAAGTTCGTGATGAAGCTGGCCATGTTATCGGATGCAAGAGTTTGAGCCGCCCTTGCTAAAGAGGTGTAACTCATGGCAATTATTGCAATCGAGTCCGCCCTCGATATCGCAATTATGTTTGGAGACAAAGAGTTGGCGGAAATTTATAGTGAAGCCCTTGAAGAAGCGGGTGTCCACTATGAAAGCTCTGCCAAGTGCTGGGCGGGATGAAAGGAGAATGCGAAAATGAACGACAACATTATTTTTAAAACCGTTGCAAATGGTCACGAAATTGTCGTGTATCGTTATCCCACCGGCCATCCCGCGTATTCTAAGACTGTATACGTCTCTAATAACGTTAGGGACGAAAGGGACGGCCTGTTCGACCTGGCCGCGTTACATGATTACGATGGTTACCCCGTTGAACGGGGTTTTAACAGCGCGGCAGATGCGCTCCATTACGCACGAAAGTGTTTAATGAACGCAAAAATGCCGTTTTAAGAGGGGGCGACGTTATGGGAACCACGAGAATCGTTTGTTTGATTGACTTGAATGCTTTGAGTATCGTCGAAGCATCTCTGTGTGAAAATTCGCACGGAGCAAGCAACGAATACCAACGGCTCAAAAAAGAAGCGGCACGACTTCAGAAAGTGAACAAGACTCACACGTATTCTGTTCTTCGACATGAGATGCCACGCGTTATGCGCGGCAAGAACGCGTCCAACACTATCATTGAGCAGGGTGGGCAGTACACTCTGCTGAAACGAAAGAATACGCTTTGCCCCTATGTCGTAGCGTTTTGTTACGATGAAGAAGATGGGACATGGACACAAGGTCACTACTTCAGTGACCTGAAATCCGCTGTCGAGTTTTTGTATGAAAATGATCCTTGGTTCAAAAATAAGGAGGATTAAATTATGTGGTGGTATTTTGCAGTTATCGAATACTTCCCCCCGATCGTTATCGCACTGTCTTTTATCGGTGGCGCGTATGCAGCATGGGACCTTATTCATAACAACGACTGACTTGAAAGGAGCGGCACATATGAAAACCAAAAACGAAACTCTTCGCGGGATGACCGTGATTCTGATGGCTGTGATTTTGTTTGCAACTATCTTCGCAATCCCTGTTCCTGTAGCTCATGCAAGTGAGACATACAGTAAGATGTGCACAATCTGGAGCGAAGCCGATGGCGGATTTACCATCCTTGATGATGAAGACCAACTGTGGGCGTTCGATGCCGATTCAGATTCCTTTATTGTTGGGCAAGAAGTTAAAGCAGTGTTCAGCGATATGGGAACAAGTGATAATATCTTCGACGATGAAGTGATTGCTGTGAATCCCATCGCAAGCCCTTATGATGACGTAATCGTGGGCCCGTTTGGCTATTATGTGCTTGGCGCGATTGCAATGAAAACATACCCCGACCAGAGCACTGTTTGGTTTGTGGACGAGTTCGAAGATGATTGGTTCTTTAACGGATTTTGCCCCGTGAATCCAGGTGATCGTGTAACTCTTATTATCAATTCAAATGGAACCCCGAATGATTTTAGTGATGACTATATCGAGGACGTGCTGTTCTCTGATTGTGATGTCGATTAAAGAGAGGTAAATATTATGACTCAGTTGAAAATTCTCAATTATGCTCAGAAAGCCGCTATGAATAACTGGTGGCTTTACGACGGGCTGGCTGATAAGTTCGTTGGCGAAAAGGCTGGCGAGATGGCGAGAAATATTGCAAATGAAATCATGAATGACGTCAAAGAAATCGGCGTCATGATTGATGCAGAAGAAAAGCGTCTCCGTGCAGAAGCTGAAAAGCAGCGCAGGCAGGAGCAGGCCGTAAAAGCACAGCAGGCAGCGCAGGAGCAGCAGGCACAGCAGCCGGAGCGTCCTACCGCCGGGCGTATCGTGGATGACGGCACTGTATGGATTGTTACAATCCAGTACAAGGATGGTCTCGAAACGGCGTCCCAATTTTCTCGTGAGGATGGGGCACGCAAGGCATACGAGACGATTCGTATGCTGGATAAGGGGATTGCCAAATCGAATCTTTCCCGTATGACCTTGACACACAAAAACACCGTCGTGAAATCATACGAGAGAGACTGAGAGGCGCAGCGATGTATTCCAACTTCTTTTGCGAAGACAATGCGGGGGATATCTTTGTGTTTGTCTATTATCGCGATGATCTTATCAACGTGATCCATTTGCACGGTGACGAAAGTATCGAAGCCGTAATGGATTCCTGTGAAACTGGTTGGCCGTTTGCTGACGAGTACAACCCGGAAGATTACGGCGGGCTGAGTATGACCGCATTCCTTGCTGAGCTCGACATTATGGGTGCAGAAATCATCGCTGAAATCAATGGTCGTGAGCCGATTCTGTATCCCGAAGATATGGGCGAAGCAGGTCGCAAGCTGTTTCAGAGTTTGATTGCGGAAAGGAGCGTAGCCGTATGATCGTCAGTGAAGTCTATGAAACCATGGCTGGCGACCTCTATGGTGTGGTTCTGAATGAGGATATCAAAATCATTCGGGTTGTCAAAATCAACGATCGCGAACTTACCCCTGACTTTTTCCGGCGAGCAAGAATGGGGTTCCTTACCGAGCATTCGTATGACCAGCTGCCCAAGGAAAAGATGTGGCGGTATATTGAATCGAACTGCCGTCTGGTGGCAACCATCACAAACTGTCACGGCTTCATTGTACATGGCGATCACGATATGACACGCAGCAGTCGTAAGATGTTTGGCAAGAGAGCTCGAATGAATTACGACCGCAGATACAACGGGGGTGCTAATTATGGCGGAACAATTCACAGTCGAGCCAACTACTGCCACAAAGCAAACCAGTTCGCATAAAGTAATCGCAGTGTGTCCCATATCGAATCTCGGAGGTTATGAAATCTACGAATGTGACGATGAGTGCATTCATATAGGTATCAACAACGGCGATACGATTGAGGACTGTGGAACACGCCAAGTCAAATATACGTCAAGTGGGCGTCCGTACTTCAATCTGGGCAGACAGCGCCACTATATCGACGATTTCATCAGAATCTAAGGAGAGCAGAAAATGCTTGAATGGCAAGAGCTTTGTAGCCGCGCCATCTGGGTCACAGTTGGAATCTTTGTTGTTCCATATGCTGGGCTTCAGATTTGTCGTGGCTTTTATTACCTAGATGAGTTCCCGCGATTCAATCGAATTTGTCGGGGCTTGTATCATGCATGGAAAAATCTGGTAAACGGCATCGTAGGTGTCTATCTGGATTGTCCGTGCGAATTCGTTTTGTATAGCACAGCGGTGATTGTGATTATCGCTGTTGCGATAAATAACATGGTGGCATTTATGTAATGGTGCTACTACACACAAACAAGTAAAGCGATTTCCAGAAATCTCCTATATACATAACGAAGTCGCGGATGATATCATAACAAAAAGTATTCGCAGAGGGAACCCCGGTGGTGCAACAGCTGTGCTGCCGGGGTTTAATGCGGCTACTGGTTCTGCAGAACTGGTACTGGTCCCAAGCCCAGAACGCAGCAGCGTAAACAGAAGGGCGCTCCACCGCTCTAGTGAAATTTGATTTGATTTTGATGCAAAGGCCACGCAGATTAATCAATGATAAAAGTAGACTAGAGGGTGTTACTTGAAGTGAGCGAAACTAAACGAAAGGAGGATTTATAGCTTGAATTGTAAAATCAGTTACCGCTCGCTAGGAGTGGTCTTTGGTGCAGGGGTCGCGTCTTGCTCCACTGAGCGAAATTTCATGGGATGGCGATACAAGCTGTTTTGACGCCTAACAATATACTTGATGAAACGAATAGACTTTCGGTGCCCCTCTGGACACCGTTCAAGAGGCCAAAAGTCAGCGGCCTCTTTTATGATCGCTGCAAAATTGATTGGCGGTAGTCACTATAAGGATGTTATAGAGGGCAAGTCAATCAATCGCATTCCTAAGTCTTCATTTGTCGAAGCCAGGCCCGATAGAGCCTCAGATAACAATCTATTTGGCCACAAGCAGGCCAGCCGAGCAAAAACATGCGAAGCTAACGGTGCTGAAGACGGGCGACTGATGGGTACCGTGGAAGAAGTAACCCATCCCATAAATATCAAAATGAAAGGAGCTTTCCTTTGTATGACAGCTTATATTCTTATGCAGAAATCTTATGTACGAGATAGCCGCGCTCATTGGAGATGCTATGATAAATCTATTTGTATGGCATTTAAAACTCGTGATGATGCAATTGCGGAAATGAATAATTTGCACGAACACGCTACTGAAAATCCCGAATTTTATGATGTGCGATTTGAAAACAATGTACGGATGACATATTTAAGCTACAAATGGATCGATGTTAAAGACAACAAAGAACATAAGTATGCCGTAGAAATCATCCCTGTTGAACTGCATTGAAAGGAGCACTGTACAAAATGGTTCTCAATATGACTGAACTTTCTATCGCCCAATGGTCCAACGCTCAGCTCGATGCAGCTCGCAAGCTGTGTACAGATGGTGTGCTACATGATGGGCCATTGCCCACAATCCTTCCGAGTGACTCGTCTCTTCGGGTTCGTTTTATCGCATGGAATACCGCCGATGAAGTCAAAGTGTTAGATCCCGAAGCAATTATCATTCAGGGCGAACCCGTTTTCGTAGCCGCATTCATTGAGCGGTACGGTAGAAGAACAAAGTGTTACTCGCCCTGCTATAAGGACGGTAAGTTCGTGCAGTTCAGGAGGTTTTAAGTGTCGCTGGCGCAGAAAGGAGGGAGTGAATATGATGATTTATTTGGTCGTTGAAACATTTCGAACAGAATGTAAAGGTTTTATTTGGCATACTGAATACACTCATACCGTAAAATCATTTACCAATAGAGAAGATGCTTGCAATTTTATTTATAATAATTATCGAAAAATTCGTGAGAAAAAGAATGTTCGATCCGCCGAATTTTCTGATTGTAAATACGGCGCACATTCCGAATATCTCTTTGAAGATGAAGTTCATAAAACGAGGCATCGGGTATTTCATACACTTCAGCCGATTGAATTAGAACAAAAGGAGGTTTCGCTGAATGTATTGGAAGCTTGGTAAAGATCTACTCACCAGTGATACGATTCTTGATCCTGTCACGTTCAATGATCTGATTCTGGCTCTGAAATGCAACTACGCATATATCGGCGAAACAGCAGTCAGAACCCAGATGAAAGAAATTCTGGATCAGCGACTGGAAGATGTCAAATATTTGATCGAAAACAACATTGACGAGATCATTGCGCTGGCATCGGATGAACAGCTTGAAGACGCTGGCCATGATGATATCACACTCGAAGAGTAGTAAGGAGGCGGCGCAGCCGTGAGAAACTTGTCTAAACAGAACCGTAAAAAGATCTTTGATCTGATCAAACGTGATTGTACATTTGTTGACTCATATGATCTGGAGCATTCTGAGGAAACTGTTTTGACCTATCTCCCGAAGCCCGGCACACAGATTCACAAAGATGTTGAGGAAGTTCGTGTCGTAAAGAATCGTAAGACCGGGAACTGGGTCGAATCCGTTGTTGACATTCGGTGGCAATATGGCATGACTTTAGCAGATGCTGAGTTGATCGAGCGAAAATATCAATGCAAGTCTAACAAGTAAGGAGGGACGCAGTTGTGACACTCGAACAGGCATGCGGCGTCGTTTGCAATACTGTTGACAAGCGAACGGGCAGAGAACTCGATCATCGTGAAATTTATGCTCGTTATATCGATTATCTGGGCGGTCTGGATAAGGTCAAACAGTACATTCCTATTTCACTGAAAGAGCTGCGGCGAGCCTACAAAAAGGACAAGTTGTTCAATAATACTGGTCTGGGTTTGTGGCAGAATGCAGCTGGTTATACTGCTGGCGATCCGGTATGTTTCTTTGGCGGGATTTGGATGCTGTATAGACAAAACGATATTGATGTGGCGAGTTGTGCACAGGGCGTTTGTATCTTGAAAGAAACGGCGAGAATGCTGATTGAAAGGGGCGAAGTATAATGAAATCGATTCTGGTTACATATGACGTCGCTAAGTGGAATAGCGAAACAGGTCGTTGGGAAGACGGCGAGGCGGGTGCTCGACTGGATTTCCTCGATGACTATATCGTTGGTGAACTTCAAGCAACCCTAAGTGCAGGAGCAAAACAGAGGTACAAGCCAACTAGCTGGCATACACTTCTCGATTTCCTGTCGAAGTTGGAAGAGCTTCGTGGACGGAGTTTTTCGCCGGGCTCAATCAAGACGATCGAAGTGATTTCTGAGGGAGCGTCGACTCTCTATTGTGGGAGGTAACAATTGATGAAAGTATCAATCGAAGAGAAGCGTGCCGAAGCCATCAAGCGAATGAAAGCGTTTGGATTCTTTTCTGATACGGTCAAACTGTTTGAGAAGAATGGTACGCCGCTGTCCAGTGCACCGCCTTGGGGCGCATTTTACACTCTGGACGATAAACAGAAAGCAGCTGTTCACAAACTCGAAGAACAGTATGACTGCCTTGTGTACAGTGTGATCCGGTCATTCCATCAGGAGCTCGGCGTCATTGACAATCTGCTTTATGTCAGCGACGAGAAAGATGAATGGCCGTGGGATTGGGGCGACATTGAAAATATGTGTCCTTGTATTTATGCCGTCAATTACAATACGCCAGAATTTTCCGAGTTTGGTTCAATCGGTGTGAAGATGGGTGTTGGAGCAGGGCTGATTCGCATTAGCTAAACTTTTAAGTGTTACTTAATTCACCCCATACAGTTGTAAAATTTTCAAAAACTACGCCAGTTCACTTGACCAAAACATCAAGTAGTTGTATAATAGAGGCTGGAAAGCTATATATTTTGATCAGTTTGGACGAATTGATCAATATGCAACGAAATGTATAATTATTCAATTATTCAATTCACAATTCAAAAAAATCAGAAACGAAATCACGAATGGGTTTGGGCGAAGTCCAATCGCGAAGCGCCTCTGATTTGAAGCCGTGGCGAGCGATGAGCGAGTGGCGGCGAAAAGAATTTTGGAAAAAGAAAAGGATGTTTGATGTAATGATGATGATGTGATAGTGATGGATGTGTAAGAGGATTATAGGAGTTAAAAGGATTGTTAAGGGAAAAAGAACCATCAGGGAGAACGAGAAGGAAGCGAAAGCGAAGAAGCAGCGGAGAAGAAAGCAGGGAAGGAGAAAACCTTTATGACCAATATGACCAATTTTGAGCCAGGCCGATATGAATTCACCCTCGATAAGTTCGTCGGGCTTGTCCAACAGTACGATCAGTTTTCGATTCGGAGCGGTGACGATTCGTCGTTCGCTCTGATTCGGGTTCCGACCAAGTGGGTCAAGATTGAGCAGGGCGCGGCTGGTGAGGACTTTATCACTTGTCGTAACAAGCGTAAGCGAGATGGTCATCTGTTCGAGATCAACGGCGACAAGGTGACTTTCGAGATCAAAAACACTATTGGCGGCTTGGAGGGGTATCTTAAGTCGGATCTCGGGGAAGCTGCGTTTTATGTTTCGATGTGGTCGGATAAAGATGTCGTCGAACGCAGTTGATATCGGCACACGTCGCCAGAACGGCATAGACGGCGATATATGCTGTTTCGATGTGTTGTAATGGAACTTCATTACGAAGAACGAAAAAGCCGTTGTAGGGCTTCCTAGCCGCCTTAGAGAGCGTGTGCACTGTAAGATTGATATCGTGTATGTATCATATGTACGAAATGAGGTGATATTATGACCGCGTTCGATAACACATCTTAGGAAAACATCGCTGAAGTAATCACCGCAAGACAGTTATCGTAAAACATCGAGATGAATACGTATTTCAGTTACGGCTGCCGGATGACCGACAGTTTCGAAAAGGTAGGATGAAAGGAGGGTAGAGGCGGACAGACGTCAGGCGAGTGAGTCGACGACCAAACGGCGTGGCCAGTAGCACTGAGCAGCGAGGATTGAGCGAACTCCGTCTTCCCAGGGTCCAACTCACAAACTCGGGACAGAAAGAGAGGATTTTACCCGGTGAAGCCAGCCCAAATCGGGAAGCACAAGCGTCTGCGGGACATCGTCCTCCATATCTTAAACGCCCGTACGCGGATCACAAAAACCTGGTAGTATATCTTAGATCTCGATGATAGCAAAAAAGAAACAAAAAATATTTACTTCTTCTGTTAATAATCACGATTGACATCTGCTCGTGGATGTGCTAATCTAATCGTGCAAACAGAAGAAGTAAATTGGAAAGAGGAAAAAATGAATGCTAAAGTAGAAAACACGTTGGTGCTGGCGGATACAAAAAAATTCGGCACACTCGACATTCGGGTCTATGAGAATCCGGCGGTCGATCACACCAGACCTCAGGATGATTTCTGGATGACACGTGAGCAGATTGGCGCGGCGTTGGAATACAAGAATCCTTCAATTTCGATTGGAACGATTCACAAGCGCAATGCCAAGCGTCTTGACCCGCTTTCAGGGTTAATCAATTTGATTACCCCTGGTGGAAAACAGCAAACCTACGTATATAATATGCGTGGTGTCATGGAGATCTGCCGTTACAGCACTCAGCCCAAAGCAGATGCCTTCATGGATTTCTGCTGGGATGTGATCGCCGCTCTGATGCGTGGTGAAACTGTATCGCTGAAAGCCAATCAAGCTGAGCTCAAGCGGCAGGAGCGATTCGACCAGATGATTCAGACGCTGACGGAGATTCATTCCAAGATGGACGCTCTCGAAGCCGCCCGCCAGCAGGACCGCAACGCTCTCGACAATGTGTTGTTCGTCTGTAAGCAGCTGGAAAGAAAGATTAATGCGACGAATCAGCCGCCGAAGCCGCCTGAGCAGACCACCACAATTGCCGCAACTGCCGCAAAGGAAACCCACAGCACTACATACAAAGGACGCAGCGAATGGCGGACTGAGATTTATAAGCTCGGAAACTCTATCGCTCGCATGTCTGGCTCGACACTAAATGCGGTTCTGAAACAGGCTTATGATTATATCGGCCGCAACTATGGCTGGTATTTCAAAGATGAGCGCCGGATGTATGTTGAGCGGGTTGGCTACAAAGGTGACATTAAGAACCTCAGCGGCCTGGATATCATCGAGGACAGCGAAACATGGAAGTCAATCTTCATGTCGATTATGAAAGATCGATATGAGAACGAAAAGCATGACGCTGAGGCCCGAAAGGGGATTAAGTCGGCACTCACCAAGAAGCCGCCTATGATCCCTGCTGATATGATTCCTACTCTCCATAGGGTAGAACCTGCTCCTGAGGTCGTTGCTGAAGAACCCGCACCGGTCGTTGTGGCCGAGGCTCACGCAGTTGAGGTCGAAACACCGGCGGCTGAAACACCGGTGGTCGAAGCTCCTGCGGTTGATGAGCCGAAAAAGGAGTCTCGTCGCTGCAATACGAAAGTAAAAAGCATCACATTTCCAATTGTTGAGCCAATTGCCAAGAAACTAGGCGATAAGACGGTTGGATGTTGGATCACATATGCAAAGATTTACGACACGATTGGCGTTGTCAAGATGGACCGAATGCGTAAAGCATATGTACGTTCTCACAATAAGCCGCCTAAGTGTACTCCTGATATCTTCCAATATTCTGACAAGAATATGAAAGTGTTTAAGGAGGCTGCAAAGGTCGTGGCGGCATCAATCTGAGCTATCTACTTCCTCCATGGCCCTTGGGGCTGACAGCCGGGAAAGACCGGCATATAACCAGGTGTGGCGAAGTTGGTATCGCGCTAGTTTTGGGAACTAGAGACCGTGGGATCGTGCCCCACCACTTGGACCATAGCACAAGGCTTTTCCTTTCTTCTTGTGCAAAATTAAACGACTTGTCCTTCTCTTTTTTGCTGTGTGTTGGTTGACGATCTTTTGGATTAAGTTGCGTGGCTGAAAATGCCTGGCAGGTACGATAACCCTGCTTTTATATGGAGCCGATGGTCGTACAACAGTTCGATTCTGTTGGGTTCCAGCTAGGTTCGATGCGGCAGCGTAGTGTAGTGCGAAGTCGCTGGGGTGGCGCAATTCCACCGTGGATGCAATGCATTTATAACGCTTTGACCGAAATTGTGCGAACAGACTGCGACGGGGTAGCTCCTCGTGGAGTGAGGGTCTGGTGACAACATGAGTAGGCTAATGGATGACCTGAGATTGTGGTCTAGTCAGTTCGGTGCCCAAACTGACGGAGAGTCGATTGGAAAGGGCAGCCTTCGAGGATGGGCTCTAGGGAAGACAAAATGTACCTAGTTGTATCCGCTGACGCGGTTAAGTCGCATTGCGCATCGCCGATGCTGTTACATGGTCAAATCCTCCTCTCTGGGACGTTAGCTTAGTTGGTTAAAGCTCCTGGCTCATAACCGGGTGATGAGGATAACACCTCACGGGGGTTCGAATCCCTCACGTCCCACCATTGTATAAAAATACATAAAAAATGAATAAAGAGGTGAAATCATGGCAAATCTGAATATCAAAGAAATCGTTGAATGGATGATTGAAAAAGCGAAAGATAAGGCTTCCGATAGCATCGCAGTCATTGATGAAGGAGAAATCGTTAAAGAGTTCGGAGTGGAGTCTGGATGGCTTCAGAGCCATGGTCCAGAGATTTATCACGAGTGTGATCAGCACTCAGAAGTTTTGGACTCTTTGATTTACACTGGAAACGATAGAGATTATTGGTCTATTCAGCTTACCATTAACAAGGAGTAAATCAAAATGGATGACAAATATCTCAGCATCATCACGAACTTCGGTTGCCATTACAGCTGCCCTGAGTGTATCGTCCGAAATAACAAGCTCAAGATGACGCCGACAGAAGAGTATTCTTCCTACGATCAGCTGTGGCAAGTTCTTCATAACGAATGCAACGATTGCAACTGGGTGTCTGTGTCTGGTGGCGGCGACCCGCTTTTCCACTGGTGGGAGCATCAGGCATGGTGGACAGGATTCTTTTCGGTGTGTAAAGAACTTGGTCGCAAGATTGAGTTGCATACGAGCTATTATGATTTCGGTCATGATGATGGAATTTTAATGTTTCCATTCGAACAGTTTGATAGAGTTGTGTATCATTTGCATTGTGCAGAGGAGCTTTACCAGATTTGTCGCCGGGGGAAAGAAATTGTTAGAGTAGTATTCGTTGTGGACGATTCTATGGACGAATACGATGTTAGCAAGATTTCAGTTATTGTTCAAGAAAGCGACGATATCGACGAGCTTACATTCCGGCAGTATGTAGATGAAAACTACAAAGAAACCTATCATCTGCACGACCTTCTGCTGGCGGGGCATAAAAAGGCTTGGTGGTATGTAACTCAGCGCGATTACAACACCTACTATCATAACGGTAAGCTGTACACCAAGTACACTGATATCTTTAATAAGGAGTGATCTTATGAAACAATATCTTGTAAGTGTTTGGACACGACAGTCGTATTCTATGTGGATTCCGGCGGAGTCTGAAGAACACGCGAAGGAGATTGCGGCAGAGGCTTATAATTCTGAAGAAATTAGCCCAGACAACAATGAAGAAATCGATGCGACCTATGTGACAGACGAAGAAGAAATCGAAGATGAATAAAATGTGCGCGTTTTGTCATCACGACTCAATTTGTTGCAAAAAGCTGAGACCGGATTCTGAGGTGGCAAGTCATGAAAAAACATAAAGATTTATTTCTGGCAGCCTGCGCATCGATTGTTTCGTTTTTGAGTCTCGATGCCATTTCTGAGAAACTTCTACGGCACATCTCACTTATTCAAATGGCGACAGGAAGTATAAGTTCTCTTTACGGACGTGTCGACGAGCTGGCCCTTTCGGTATCTGTAGCTCTGTCGCTTGCGATTGGAGCTATAGTATATATTCTATTCAAAAATTAAAAGGAGGAACGAATGAAGAAGTTCAAAAAGATTTTCGTGGTTTCATGTGCAATCGTGATGGCGATGACCTTTACGGGGTGTACCAAGAAGGAGGTATATACAATCGAACCTCATGAAACTGCATTTCTGATTTCGCTCTCTGAGGGCGGGGGAAAGCAGGCGTCCTTTGAGAGTGAGGCAATGCTCGCCGAGGCAAAGGTGGCAGCCAAGCAGGTGTATATTACTTACTCGAAGCGACATCTGTCGCCGACTGACATCATTGGTACTTGGGTTCCGGACAACATGTTGGTCGTCGTCAATAGAACTCCTGTTACTCGTGAATGGTCCGAGGGTAAGGATAGTGGCACCAGCACTGTCAACCAGTCCATCTCTGCCGAAAGCAAGGAGTCTATTGGCTTCTCCGTCGGTATGAACTGCTCTGCTCAGATCTACACTGAAAATGATGCAGTCAAGTTCCTGTATTCCTACAACAACAAGCAGCTCTCCGAAATTATGGATACTGAAATCCGCGCTCGTGTTGAAGCTGATTTTGTTGAAATGTGCGCCAAGTACACCATGAATGAGATCCTTGAGAAGAAGGCCGAGATCATGGAATATGTCCGCAAGGATGTGACTGAGTATTTTGCAGAGCGCGGTATCACGATTACTGTCCTTGGTATGAAGGATGGCATTGAGTACGACGATGCGTCTGTTCAGGCTGCTATTAACAAGTCCTTTGTGGCCGAGCGCAATGACGAAGCGCAGGAGATTGAGAATCAGACCAAGATTTCCAAGGCGAACGCAGAAGCCGAGGCGAATAAAATCATCTCTGAGTCTCTGACTGACCGGCTGATTCAGCAGCAGATGTATGAAAAGTGGGATGGTAAGCTTCCTACTTATGTCGGCGGTGATGCCAGCATCCCTGTACTGAACGATATGAAATAACCCCGTCGGAACGGAGACGTTAAACACGTGTCCTGAGATCAACACAAGATCTAAAAACTGTGTGGCAGCTCGGAAAGACGAGCAAGTATGTTTCGGTGCTGGAATCGGCAGACAGGGGAGTCTCAAAAACTTCTGCGAAAGCATGTGGGTTCAAGTCCCATCCGAAACACCATGGGTGAGTTGCGTCGCCCAAAAATCTCCTTTTCCTCACAGATGCTTAGTGGCTCATGGGTTCCAGACATGAATCACCGTGACTGAACAAGTCGTAGCAGGTACGCAATCCTGCTCTTGAGCGGAAGTGGTGGAACGGCAGACACGCTGGTTTTAGGCACCAGTTCTTTACGAGTGAGGGTTCAAATCCCTTCTTCCGCACCATCGAGAGTGAGCATCACAAATCATTCCCATTCCTATAGCCGCTTTACCTGGTCGCAACAGGTAAAGCATTATGCAACCATCGTATAGTTGGTTAGTACGTTTTGTTCTTGACAAAGAGGACGAGTTCGATTCTCGTTGGTTGCTCCGATGCCCGTTTATAGGGTCTCATTCCTCCTATTCGGGCTTTACCTCTTTTCTTCCTTGTTATTCCCGGCTCCATCCCTACGGGGTTGGCAACAAAGGCTTTGTAAGCTGGGCCCAGCCAATAGGTTATGCAATAGTATGATTTGTTGCGCTGGGATTTATATGCAGCGGTCGTATAACGGCTAGTACATCGTCCTTCCAAGTCGATGGCGTGGGTTCGACTCCCATTCGCTGCTCCATGGTGTGCGACGGTTTGAGACTCCTACATACAAATCCAGCCGGGTAAGTCCGTCCACAACCGGTGTAGGTAGACATCTTTGCTCATTAGGTCTCTAACAAAATGAGGAGTAGAAAATCAGTTGTTCCAGCTAGATCGGGGATTGGCCGTTCATTGGCAAACGACAGGCATCACACCGGTAAATGATGCTGAGCCAAATAGGAAGGGAAATAAGGTGCAAGCCGAGTAGCTGTCGGACGAATACCCTTCAGGTAGCCAGTAAACTGGAACGTAAAACGAATGTTGGCTGTTTCTGATTTTCTTTTATATGCTACCGTGGTGGAATGGCAGACACCGGAGACTTAAAATCTCCTGTTGGCGACAACGTGCCCGTTCGAGTCGGGTCGGTAGCACCATATTCGAATATCAACACACAAAAATGAAAGGAACAAAGTATTATGAATTCTATTATCAGTCCGTGGGTGTTTTATCTGATTGGCATGGCTGACACCATTCAGATTTTGGCGCTTTTCGCTTTTATTAGTTTTATTGCCATCTCTGGTTATTTGTGGTTTGATTGGCTGGAAACTCGCGATCGCTATGGAGAAAAGGACGAAGACGTCTTAAAGGGACGCAAGACTGCCGTCAAGGTGTCAATTGTGACAATTGTAAGTCTATTAGTCCTTGTCTTTACTCCTTCTTCCAAGACTTGTTATAAGATGCTCGCTGCTGATATGTTTACACAAGATAATATCAACAACGCAACTGAATATGTCACTGATGTAATCGACTATGCAGTCGACAAAGTAAAAGAACTCAGCCCTACAACTGAAAATGAAAGGAGCTAAGCATTATGATCATCATGTCACATGATGAGGTTCTCGAGACGATTCCGTTTATGTTTGTTTGCGAAACTCGGGAAGGCGCTCGTTGGAACAGTGGCACTCGCCGTAGGCTCTGGAACGAACAGTTTACCAAACAGGAACAAGCGGCGTGTGCAAGTTTGTTTAAGAGAGCGCATGAGTGGGCGCTTATTCGCGGTGTCCCTGATGTTGTTCGGATGGATCAGAGTACATATTGGCTGTGGATCAAGCTTGGCGAGTTTTGTGAAATGCTTTGATTAGGAGGTGCCAGTATGGAGGTTTATGTCCTTTATGACTGTGTCGAAAATCCCGACGAATGGGCATTTGCGGGCGTGGAACATGTTTATGCGAGTCATGCAGACGCTATTGGTAGAATGCAAAAGTTGTTCCTTGAATGCTTGAATGATCATAAGGCGGACAATGCAGACGATGCAGATGACACCTTAGATACCGCGATTGATAGTTGGGGTGCAGTGGTTGAAGACACTTCAACCGGTTATCGTCACACATGGACAATTACAGAGGAGACAGTTGTATGAAATACGATTTACATGTTGGACAATTAGTAAGAATCGGCAATGAAGTGTCTAGAACCGATGTGAATCGCCACAAAAGAGGGCGCATCGTAAGATTTGATGGAGCTTACCCAGTTGTAGAGATGTTAGATCCATTTGAGAGTGGAGAAACAACGATTACTTGGTGCCCGCAGAGATTTTGGGAGCCGTGTCCAACAAAACTTATTTGCAAATCACTTCTGTGATTTTATTTTTTGCCACTAAACAGAAGAAGTAAATTGGGGTGATGCTTATGAACATCAAGTATGTCGACGGCCACTATGAAATTGTATCGGCGGATAGTGGTCAGTTTATTCAGTCGGCCGATACATGGGACGAAGCTCTGGATGATATGAAGGAGCTACTGCAAACCGCATAAGGTACAACGGGTGGTTGCCCGTTTACATATCAATCTTTAATTACAAAGGAGAAAAAATCATGAAGGCTAATGTTAAGATCAATACCCTGTTCGTCACTTCTGCTTACGATGTCGCCACCCTGAAGAAGGTCGAGAAGTTCCGTCCCGAGGCTCTGAAGCTGTATGAGGGTGAGGGCAAGGAGAAGAAGCTTGTGAGCGCCATTGCTGTTGCTTCTAAGGATGATATCAGCAAGTTCGGCGTGGCTTTTGCTCAGGATGCAGTCACTGGCGATAAGGTTGCCGCTCTGAGCCGCCCTGTTCCTGCTGGCATGAAGTCCGAGGCAGAGATCAAGGAGTGGGTTCGCGACATGATCGGTCTGACTATCGTTCACGGTACCAAGATCGAGGAGCAGATTGCAGCCGCTATGGAGTCCATCAACGCTGATGAGGCCGCCATGAATGCTGCAATCACTATCGATGGTGAGGACGCAGACGCCGAGTAAGAGCGCCGCTGAGGTTCCACGCCGGATGTTCCTGTGCAATACGTCCGGCATTTTAACGAGTAAACGATATTTTTCAAATTAAAAAGGAGTACATACTATGATTAAGATTTGGGTTACCACTAATGACGACAAGATCGAGGACGTTGTTGCTACCAGCATGACCCCGAAGGACGTGTTCGCAAAGCATGGCGTGAACTACGCAAATGGTCAGAGCACTCTGGATGGCTGCATTCTGACGGTGGCACAGCTGAACACTCCGCTGTCTGAGCTGGGCGTCGGCGATGAGGTGTATCTGGCTTCCATCTCCAAGCACGACAATGCGACTGGTATGAACTAATCGCACTAATTCGAAAATAAACCGTTGAATTCGTTATTGGTTACAACGATATTCTAAACACTGCAACCGCTGGCAGGCCGGTTAAAGTCTGCCTTATATGTGTCCAGTATCTGGGCTTTGAAATTAAATAGGAGGAAATACATATGGCTTTCACAGCTTATTTCAGCAAGATCGGTTCGAGAGATTGCAACGAAGCATATCCGTTGATTTTGAATTGTGACAACAGCAATCTCAACGATAATGTGGTGTTGTCTGTACTGCGCGTTCTGATCAATGATGACCGCATTAAACATTCTATTTCGAGAGGACATTGCATTCAGTCGATTATTGATTGTCAGCAGTTCTATATGGGCGATGACGAAAAGTTCGCTAAGGACATGTTCGTTCATGAAGATAATGCTTTCAATCAGATGAAGTATGGCATCATGTTTCAGTCAATCGACGATAAGAAAGCAGATACCATTATCTCTGAGTTCAAGAAGTATAATGCGGATTATGAAGCTGTCGGTTGGAAGAGCATGGATGTCGCAGCTCAGTATATCGATAAAAATGGAAACGTCTATGTATATCAGAACGAAAAGAAACAGGGCGTTGTCGTTGTTTGTGCTAAGAAGAATTTGATTCAGGCTATGCACATGGCGGCGAGTTGTTTGCCCAACCTGATGCCGTGGCTTTTCGCTGATCAGCCGTTGACTGATGATGAGAAGGCGATGCTGCGTACTCTTTATGATCAGGACAACAAAGCTTTCGGCAAATACATGGAGAAGGCATACGAGACCGGCGATTTCTATGGTAAGAAGTTGCGTGGCGCTCTGAAGGGATTTTGCAAGAAGGATTATGCAAACGAAATTTCTCGGCAGGAGCGATACATTCGTGAAATCCAAAATGATATCGAAGATAAATATAACGCTATCCGTGAGAGAAATAAAAGTCTTGAAGAAGCTCAATTTAAACTTACTATGGTCATGGACCGTGCTTGCTGCACTGAGGATGACGAAGCTGCAATTGTTAATTTCCTGAAGCGCTGCAAGACGCTGGTTTATCTTGACTCCAATAGTGATCGAATCTCTATTGGTTATGTTGGCACGCTGAACGATTGTGATGAAGGCGAGTTCCGCACTTGTGTTGAGAAAAAGGCAAATAGTCGAAGCTATATTTTTCAGCGTTCGCCGTATGACACGGAACTTACGAAAGATTTCTTTGTGTCAATTTGGAAGACCCATCGGTTCGCTATTCGCACCTACTGTGAATGGCGACTGTATTCCAGCTGCAAGGTTGAAGCAGTTCGTGGTTCTGATATGCAAGGTCGCTCTGATTTGATGAAGGATCGTATTCGTCAGCCCCATATCGATCGGCATGCGTGCTATAGCGGTTACCGAGAGATGCTCAATGCGCTTAGTGTAAAACACGATTACATTGGCGTCCTGACTACGATTATTGGTTCGAGCGCATCCATCAACTGGAAGGATGGCACCGTTGTAAGCGACCTCATGTACGATTTGTTTGACGAATCCTATATCAAAACTCGTAAGTGTATCGAGGATAATGCGGGCAACCTGTACACGGTGGCAGAAGTGTTTGACATTCTCAAGAATGAGAAGAACGCAGCAGCACCAGCAGAAGCAGTAAAGAAGGAGGTCGCTGAAGATGAAGCCCATTAACATCACGGAGCAGGTTGCAGCAGATATGGCACGAGAGTTCATTCAGGAGCTGTGTAAGACCGGTAGGGTTAAGACGGATTCCTTCTCCTACAAGAAGAATTTTGCGTCTGTTAAGAAGGATGCTGTCGAGGTGAATTTCACCTATGAAGCGTATTCTCAGATGTTTGCATTGATTGATCACTTCGATTGTGAGGTCGCATGGCGAGGCATCGTGAATCGCATCGATAAGACGCACTTTCAGATTACCAGGATTCTGCTGTACCCTCAGACTGTAACCGGCACCACCGTAGACACCGATCAGGAAGAGTTCTCAAAGTGGTTTCAGGCGCTGCCTGTTGAAACGATTCGCAACCTGAGATTTCAGGGACACAGCCATGTCGATTTCGGTGTAACGCCGAGTAGCCGCGATATGGAGGATCAGTGGCGATTCATTGACGGACTCAAGCCGACGAGTTACCAGATTTTTATGATCTGGAACAAGAAGCGGCAGTACAACGTTCGCGTCATTGACCTGGCCGACAATGTCATCTATGAGGGAGCCGATGTCAAGGTTACTGTTGGAGATTTTGACTCGACTCGATTTCTCGAGGACGCAGACAAAACAGTTCGAAAGCGCCCTGTATACGTCGCAAGCACCGTCGCAAATTACGGAGCTTATGGAGCAGGCACCTATTATGGTAAAGCAGTTACGCCGCAAAAAACGTACCCGCAAACAGTTGCCACACAAACGCCAGTGCCACAAATCAAGACGGTAACTGGTGCAGCGGCTCCGAAAGTCAAGGAAGCATCTGAGACTCGATATCCATTGGTCAATCATTACAAGGAGAATCCAGAAGATCTTGATGCATGCTGGAATTCCAGCTGTTTCCCGTATGACAATTAAAGAAAGGACTACAAAATGAATCTGAGTAAGCTTGAAATGGTATTCAATCCCGATGATATCAGCGGCCAGATCCACATTATTGGTTGTGGCTCGGTTGGCTCTACTGTGGCAGAACTTCTCGCACGGTATGGCCTGAAGAATTTCACGCTGTGGGATATGGACGAGGTTGAAAGCAAGAATATTGTCAACCAGATGTTCTTCGCCAACAATATTGAGGCTCCAAAAGTCGAGGCGGTTCGCGATATTATCTGCGCCATCAATCCTGATGCCAAAGATGAAATCGTTCTGAAGCCGAATGGTTGGCAGGGCGAGATGATTCGCGGTTATGTATTCCTCGCAGTCGATAATATCGAAATTCGCAAGCAGTTCATGGAAGCGAACAAGTACAATCCGAATATCAAGGGCGTGTTTGATATCCGCACTGGGTTCCATGATGCACAGTGCTGGGCAGCAGATTGGAGCAAGGAAAAAGATCGAGAGAATTTATGGAACTCTATGAATTTCTCTCATGAAGATGCGCAGGCTGGAACTCCGGTTTCCGCATGTGGTATCGTTCAGGGTCTTGCCCCGACTGTTCGTTTTGTGTGTTGTTTGGCGGTTACAAACTTTATCAATTTTGCGACTAATATCGCACCTTTGAAGAAAATGATCGTTGCAAATCCGTACACTTTTAACGTTACGGCTGCATAAAGAATAAATAAAAAAATCGTGATGAATTACTGTTGAAATATACAGTCCTGCCGGCTGACCGACAGGTTCGTAAAGGTAAAAGCATATACGCCCCACCGGTCAGCCGTGATTGTGATCGACCGGCCGCGCCCTGCGACTCTGCAGGTATATAGATCTGTTAGTCGAAATAATTAACGAAGATACGTACCCGCGAGCGATTTCAAATGCAAAACTCCCAGGAAGGTATCCACTGAAGGCGCCTCCCCTGAGGAGGCATCCACTAACAACCACTGTTTAGATCACGATTTAGAAGAAGAGGTAAACATATGTACGTTACTTATTGGAATCCACCGAGAACAAGACAGATTACGTTTGACGAAATTCTTAGCGGAGTCGTTGATGTGAATCAGTTGAAATATGGTGGCGATGAAACTTCTACTCGAACCGTACAGCGCGAGGGTTTGAATGATCGTTTGGTGGCTATCACAAATGTCACTAGTATGATCACACAGCTGACGGAATTTAATCAGAAATATGCTCGTCTTGAAGCAGTACATGACCTGTCGACGTATTACTATCACTTTGAAATTCCTAAGAAGACTGGTGGCGTTCGTCCGATTGATGCTCCAACCAATGAATTGAGCGATGCGTTGGTTGAGTTGCGGACGCTGTTAAAAAGTTTCATGATTGCTGATTATCACACGGCAGCACACGCATATATCAACGGGCGCGGCACGCTGAGTGCGATTAAAAAGCATCAGGCGGGGCACAGATATACAGTAAAAGATCGTGAGACTGGGAAAGAAAAGATCGTCACCTATGAAAATAACTGGGCTGTCAAGTTTGACTTTCATGGATTCTTCCCGAGCTCCACTCCTGAGTTTATCTACAGCATGTTCAGCAAGATTTATCCGTTTTCTCTCATTATGAAAGATCGAAATGGATACAATCAGCTGACCAAAGCGATGCGTCTGTGCTTCTTGAACGGCGGTCTTCCGCAGGGAACGCCAATCAGTCCGTGGATTACGAACGTTATGATGATCCCGTTTGATTATATGTTAAACAAGAAGATTTCTTACAAATATACCATGAAAGACGGCATTTCTCGCACTTTTACATACACCAGATATGCAGACGATATCACCATCAGCTGCTATTTGAGTTTTGATCCGATGGAAATGCAGGATGTTATCAAAGAGACGTTGGATGCAATCAATGCTCCGTTTACTTTGAATGAAGAAAAAACGCATTATGGCAATCGGCATTCGAGCGAAAACTGGATGCTCGGTCTGATGTGGAACGCCAATAACGATATCACAGTCGGATGGCGCAATTTTAAGGACTTCAAGAAGATGGCATCTAATTACATCGTCTGCAAGAAAGAAGGAAAAACGTGGGATCTTGAAGACCTGCAGCAGTTTAATGGCAGGCTGAATTACTACCGTATGGTAGAAAAAGAATCGGTCGACACGGTGATTTCTCGGTACAACGAAAAGTATCGTGTTGATATGATGGCAATGCTCAAAGCTGACTTAAAACCAAAAGAAGGAGTTGTTTTCTAATGATTGAAATGATGTGTAGAGATGGCGGCACTCCAGTTGAATTGCTCGATCAAGCGGCAAGTGTCGTAGAGGAATCCATCGGGTGTCCAGTTGACCTGTTGGATATCGACGACCACAGAGCAATGGTCTATTGGGGGCCGTCTGATGTTGCAAGCGCAATCAAGGAGCTTGGCATCAAAGAAATCGATGCAGAGGATATGAGCTTATGTGCAGATCTCTTGTGCGATTTTGAAGTGAATATTCATCAGGCAATGCTTGAGGCCGGACACGACGCTCTACAGAGCTGTTTGGAATGTCTTGTTGATGAATTGCGTAACCAGGACAAAGAATCTAAGTAATTATATATTGTAATCTCTTTTGAATATCGGGCGTTATACGTCGCGAGCTGCCGGATGACCGACAGTTATGAAGAATACCACAGCACGCTCATACGGGCTCTAGGGCTGCCAACCACAGGCAGCCTCGCCCTCCTGAGCTATGGATCAAATTAGTTCGCAAGGGCGGAGTCTCCGTTCTGCAGCCTAGATCCCAGCAGAGCTGGAGATCGCGGCTGCCATCACTGCGACTCATTGGCCATCAGAACATTTACTCGACAATGCTTCCGGGATCGAAGATCCCTCCAAATTATCTCGCAAATGTTCTTCCAGCCAAACTATTACTCACAATTTAGAAAAGAGATTGATTATGGATTACAAATATAAAGTTGGCGACAAAGTTAGAGTCCGGAAAGACTTGACAGCCGGCGCAGAATATCCAATGCAAAGCGGAGAAAAGTATGGTTTTGATCCTGGGGTGACTGAACAGATGGAAGAGTACCGAGGGCAGATTATGACAATTGAAAGCTGTACCCGTGGCATTTATGTGCTCCACGAGGATTCGGACGCTTGGAGTTGGAGTGACACGATGTTTGAATCACCAAAATCGCTTACATGTAAAAGTCTTTTGTAAAGGAGTGAATTTAAATGGCAGAAACCGCCAAAAAGACGGTGCAAAAAACCATTCTTTTTCCCGTTGAAGATCAGCTCGCAAAACTCGTTGTTACAGAGGACGATATTGAACGAATTATTCAGCAGGCCGTTAAAAGTGCTAATGAAACGAAAAAAGCACGGAAACCTCGTCGGACGGACAGTCTTTATCTCAAGGATGGGCGCAGAAAGCCAACTCCGGCAGACCCTATCAAGTCAAAGGAAGATTTTAAGAAGATTGTTGATTACCTTGGGTCTAACGGACGTGAAGAAATCGCGTTAAGAAACAAAACGATGTTTATTCTCGGCTGTTCAATTGGCGTTCGATGTGGCGATTTGTTGAAGCTTAAAACGGCTGATGTTTATTATGAGAACGCTCATGTAAAAGATCATGTTGAGCTGATCGAGCAGAAGACCGGCAAGCGAAACGTGTGTAAAATTTCTCATATGGCAAAAGAAGCTTTAAGAGAATATTATCAGGCAATTGGTTTTCGAATTGACTGCGACACACTTCTTTTTCAGAGCAAGAAAGGTGGACAGCTTAACGTTAGATCGGTGAGCAACCTTTTGAAGAAAGCTGGTAAGGCGTGTGGTTTGGACATTGAGCTGTCGACTCATAGTATGCGTAAAACTTATGCTATGGCCGCGTTACAGAGTGCCGAGGGTACAGTTGATGGCGCGAATATCTTGAATATTCTCCAAACAAAATTTAATCACAGCGACCAGCGTATTACGATGAGATATATCAAAATGGATCAGGAAAAACTTGATGAAATCGCTGAGAATGTTTCCAACTGGTTTGAAGGAGAATGAACTATGAACTATATGTTTAAACCCGGAGATAAAGTAACGGTTAGAAAAGATTTATCAAATCGTGAAGCGTATAAGATGTTGTCAGGAGAAACTCCAAATGATGCTATTATTGCTACTCCTTCTATGGAAAATCTTCGAGGAAAACAAGTCACAATCGAGAGCTATGATCGTTGTTGTGGTTCAATGTGTTACATTGTAAAAGAAAGTTCCAGATATTGGGCAGATGAAATGTTTGAAGAATCTAAAAAACCGTTTACATGTAGAAGTTTATTATGAAAAGAGGTAAAAGAGCGTGTCGAAAAGTAAATATAAATATAAGAATGGAGAAACTGTTCGCGTTAGGGAAGATCTTCAATCTGGAGTAGTTTATTACATGAGATCTGGTCCAGAACCGGATGCCAATGGCATTGAGACGTCATGGAGCGGACGCGGACAAGTAGGTTATCGCGGACAAATTGTACATATTTCTCATAAAGCAAACGGTCGATACAAAATTCTTGAGGATGGAAAAACATATTATTATACGGATGAAATGTTTGATCGTCCTAAGAATCTGATTTGCAAAAGTTTACTGTGAGGATTTGAAATGGATTACAAATATAAAGTTGGCGACAAAGTTAGAATTCGTCGTGACCTTGGTTGTCAGGAAAGTTACAAAATGGTAAGTGGACCAAAACCAGGCTATGATCCTGGGATTTCATTTAATATGTGTAAATACGCTGGCAAAATTACAACTATCTTAAATCGCAACATTACGTACGAAGTAGAAGGATGTGGTAACTGGACGTGGTCCGATGAGATGCTTGAACCGGTAAACCAGTTTTGTTGTAAATCATTGTTGTGAGGTAATTGTATGAATGAAATCTGGTGCGTTGTCGAATGCAGTTCAGATGGTGAAATCTTTCAGCCTGATTTTTTTACTTCAAAAGAAGAAGCGGCTGCATTTATTGAGGAAGAGACAAAAGAATGTCTTTTCAATGTGGCAGATTTACCAGAGGCTGATAGAGTGACCGATATCGTTGACGGAAAACCGATTGGCAAGGTATGGACGGATAAATACAGTTGGTTTTGGCATAGTTTTGAAGTAACTGACAATCTTTTGAGTATTTATCTTATGAGCTATATGAAAACAAAGGAGAATAACAATGTCTGATTTTAAGAAATTTCGTGCACTGCTGCAGGACCACTTTAATGAGATGGTGAAGAGTGGGAATCCACTGTTTATCACCGATGCAGACGAGGATGAACTGTACAATCTGTATCTCGACAGTTTCCCAGCCGGCACGAATGAGTTGTTCCGTAAGCGGCGCGAGTATGATTGCTCCTGCTGTCGCCGTTTTGTGAAGAATATCGGCAAGCTTGTGGCGTTTGATAAGGATTATAATTTGATTTCCATCTGGGATTTCGATGCAAAGTCTGCCAAGTATCAGCCTGTTGTTGATGCTCTGGACGCTTACGTGAAGAACCGTACAATTGTGAATCCGTACTTTGTCAGCCGCAATATGATCGGTTCTGGCAATATGTTCGGCACTGAGATGAACTACGAGTACGACGAAAATCATAAAGATGTACGCACTTGGGATCATTTCGCAGTCAAGATTCCGCAGCGTTTCATTACCAGCGGAGATGACGTGGCTACCAAGATGGCTCAGTGGCGTGACTCCGCAAACGTGTTCAAGCGTTCTCTGGAAGAGCTAACCATGGAGGCTGTTGATACTGTGCTGGAGCTGATTGCTCAGAATAGTCTGTATCGCGGCAAGGAGTTTGAGCGGTCTGTAAAGGAGTTTAAGCATGATAAGCTTGATTATGACAAGCTGTCTGTTAATGAAAAGCTTGCCTTTGTATGGCTTGCCCCTACGTATGCTACGGCGGCGCAGCTTCGCATTCGTAACACCGCTATCGGCACCCTTCTTATCAATTTGAGTGAGGGCATGGATGTGGATTCCGCCGTTACCGCCTTTGAGAAGGTTGTTGCTCCTGCAAACTATAAGCGTCCCAAGGCGATTTTCACCAAGAAGATGTTGGAAGACGCACAGAAGACCGTTACCGAGCTGGGCTATATGAGCAGTCTGGGTCGTCGGTTTGCTACTCTGGACGATATCACCGCCAATAATATCCTGTTCTGCAACCGGGATGCTGCCCCTCGTATTGCTGGTGCTACAAATCCGTTTGAAGCAATGGCTAAGACTGTTGCGATTGATCCCAAAAAGTTTGGCCGCGCAGAGGAAATTGGCATCGACAAGTTCATCAAGGACGTGCTGCCGACTGCGACTGGGCTGGAGCTGTTCATGGAAAATCGTTTCGAGAAGAATATGATGTCTCTGATTGCGCCTCAGGATAAGAGTGCGCCGAGTATGTTCAAGTGGCCTAATGGTTTCAGTTGGGCGTATACCGGCAATATGGCAGACAGCGATATTCGCGAAAACGTTAAGGCTGCTGGCGGCAAGGTCGATGGCGTGCTGCGTTTTTCTATTCAGTGGAACGATAAGCCGGGCGAGTGGGATGAAAACGATGAGGATGCTCATTGCATTGAACCCGATAACAATCACATCTATTTCGGAAACTGTTGGAATCATTATACTGATGGCCGCCTGGATGTGGATATCACTCATCCTAATCAGGGTAAAGCTGCGGTCGAAAATATTACATGGCCTGATATCAAAAAGATGAAGGAAGGCGAGTACAGCTTCTATGTGAGATGCTTTGCTAGTCGTGGCGGTAAAACTGGTTTCCGTGCTGAGATCGAATTCGATGGCAACATCTACTCGTTTAATTATGATAAGCCGCTGCATCAGGCTCAGAGTGTCGCTGTGGCAAAAGTCATGCTGAAGGATGGTAAGTTCTCTATCAAGGAGCTGCTGCCCAGTTCTACCAGCACCCGCGAAATCTGGGGTGTGAATTCCAATCAGTTCGTACCTGTGTCTGTGGCGATGTATTCTCCGAACTACTGGGACGAGCAGACTGGCAATGGTAATCGTCACTACTTCTTTATGCTCAAGGATTGTGTCAACCCTGAAAAGCCCAATGGCTTCTACAATGAATTCCTGAAGGCAGAACTGCTACAGCATAAGCGAGTGTTCGAGGCTCTTGGTTCTCAGATGGCGGTTCAGTCGGTAGATGACCAGCTGTCTGGCGTTGGCTTCTCTGAGACGAAACATGATTCCTTTATTGTCAAGGTTCAGGGCGCTACTGAGAGAGTTCTGAAAGTGGTGATTTAATGGCTCGTTACAAAGTTGGGGATAAGGTACGCTTAATCGATAATTTTGTGCAATACGAAGAGTATTATATGCGAGATCGGAATAACAATCCTGGATATACTATAACAGTTAAGTGGTCATTAGAAGAAAGAATGAAACTTGCTGGAAAAATTGTGACGATTTCTGAAGTCGGAGAATATTACCGAATCGAAGAAGACGACCATCGTAAACATTGGACGGACGACATGTTTGTTGGCATGGCTAACCCTTTTACGTGTCGGTCACTGCTGTAAAGGAGTCATAATGGAATATCGCTACAAACCTGGGGATAGGGTGTGTGTAAAACAGAATTTAGAATTGGGACTACATTATAGCATGCGATCTGGGCCACGCCCTGATATTGAAGCTGGATTTGTTCCAAGCATGAAAAAATTCTGCGGGAAAATTGTGACAATTGGTGGATATAGAAACGACCGATATCAACTTAAAGAAGATACTATGAATTGGCTGTGGTCTGATGATATGTTTGAGAATTCTAAGCAGCTAACTTGTCACTCATTATTGTAAAAGGAGAATTATGATGGAAAAGAATCTGTTTGAAATCGCAACTCGTAATCGTTACCGTTTTACCTACAAGGGCGTCATGACTGTTGAGGATCTGTGGGATCTGAATGTTGAGGCTCTAGATGCAATCTTTAAGACGCTGAACCGCCAGAAGAAGACTGCTGACGAGGATTCTTTGCTGGCTGTTAAGAGCGCCGAAGATACCGAATTGGCAAACAAGATTGAGCTGGTCAAGTACATCGTATCTGTTAAGCTGGCTGAGTCCGAGGCTCGTGTGAATGCTGCCGAGAAGAAGGCGCAGCGCGATAAGATTATGAAGATCGTGGCTAAGAAGAAGGACAAGGAGCTGGAAGACATGGATGTCGAGCAGCTGATGAAGAAGTTGGAAGAGCTGAATTGAGAGGTGGTTAGTCGTGAAAGATAATGAAGCGGCTGGCGTTGTACGATTCAGAGATTTGAAAGAACCCGCCGACGAACATATGGGCATTCTTTTTGGAGACGGAAAGATTTTGTGCTTGTGCTGCGGCGGATGGGTTCCTCTGGGAGAATATGAAATCATTGAAGATTACAATGGCTTCGAATATGTTGAAGAAAGTTTAATGGAGGGTTTAAGATGAAAGTTGTTGAAAGCGCAAGTAATCTGTTCCTGTATGGCGACGATATGAAGGCGTATGACAAGATCCCGGCAGGCACCTATGATATCCACTGTTCTGAGATGACCGGTTTTTATCTGTCTCGCCGCCCCGATATGGTCATCAACGAAAAGGTGTATGGTGTTCAGAGTGGCAAGGTTGCCAAAGTGCTGAATTCGTTCAAAGCGTTCAACCGCAACCTGGGTGTTATCCTCAGCGGCAACAAAGGCATCGGCAAATCTTTGACCGCTAAGATGATTGCAATCGAGGCCATCAAGCAGGGCTATCCTGTCATTCTGGCTAACCGCTATATCGGTGGTATCGCCAATTTTATCGAATCCATCAATCAGGAAGTTATGATCCTGTTTGACGAGTTTGATAAGACCTTCAAGTCCCGGGACAATGAAAATCCGCAGGATACGATGCTGAGTCTGTTCGATGGCACCAGCGCGGGGAAAAAGCTCTTCGTTGTCACCTGTAACCAGCTCAATGGCCTGAACGATTATCTGGTCAACCGTCCCGGCCGCTTCCACTATCACTTCCGCTTCGATTACCCGGGCGCTGACGAGGTTGAAACCTATCTCAAAGATAAACTCGAAGAGAAGTATTACGATCAGATCCCAGCTGTGGTTGATTTTTCTGGCAAGATCGATCTGAACTACGATTGCCTGCGGTCTATCGCCTTTGAACTGAATCTGGGCACTCCATTCGCAGAGGCCATCAAGGATCTGAATATCATCAATATGAACGAGACCAGCTACAAGCTTACTGTTCTTTTCAAGGATGGTTACCGTACATCCTGCACCAAGCGCCTGGATCTGTTCAATGGTGCACAGCGTATCTATTTTGAAATCAAGCTGAAGGATGGCTTCTGGCCTGATTGCTACATCAACACCGAGGATATCCAGTATAACCCCGCCAACGGCGAGCAGTTCATTGATGGCAAGAAGGTTGATGTGATCAATCCGTATTCCAAGAGCGAAGATGATGAAAAAGATCGCTATGAAGCCTTTGAAAAGGATAATGGCGTGGTTAAGGTCATCATTTCTCGTGCTCGTGAAAGAGACATTCACTACGCAGTTTAAGGAGGTTCGATATGGTCAAAGCAAATCATTATGAAATCAGTTCTTTTCCTGATGGCACTCCACTGATCAAGAAGGATCTGACCATCAATTATCTCAATGTAATCAGCATCGTCTGGACGTTTGAATCCATGGCCGAGCTTCCCACGGTCATTATGATCGCAAAGGACGCAAAGGATAACGGGGCAGAAGTCGAGCTGTTTATGCCGTATATTCCGAACGCTCGTATGGATCGCGCCTATCACGACGAGGATGTGTTTACCCTCAAGTGGTTCGCCGACGAGATCAATCGGTGCGAATTCAGCCGCGTTGTTGTATTTGATCCTCACAGTGATGTGGCTCCGGCGCTGATCGATCGTTGTGAGGTACATACTCCGATTCGTGAGATTTGTCAGGTAATCGAAGAAAGCAAGCCTGATGTAATCTACTTCCCGGATGCGGGGGCAATGAAACGATATGAGGAAACCGTTCACTGGGCACTGGATCGTGTGGGTTGTAAGGCTTATATCATTCACGGTGACAAAAAGCGTGAGTGGAAGACCGGCAAGATTCTTGGTTTGGACGTCACGGGATATCCTCCAAAGAAAGGCAAGGTCCTTATGATCGATGATATCTGCTCTTACGGTGGCACTATGTTTTATTCGGCTGAAAAGCTGAAAGAGATGGACGTAGGTGATATCGATATGTATGTCAGCCACTGCGAGAACAGTATCCTGGACTCTGAGCGCGGCCATTTGTTTGACGATCCGGAGCTAATTCATATGGTCTATACTACGGATAGTATCTTCACCGGCCATCACGACAAGATCACCGTCCTTGAACACAAGTGGGATGAGGATTGATATGATGGATATTTGGGAACTAGATATCTCGTTTTACACTGATGGAGATTTTGGTTGGGATTTTGCCCCAATCGATATGAGATGTGATCATTATCAAGAATCATATTCTCTGCATATTTATCGTGAAATCAATGAAAATCAAACTGAATCATGTGTAAAAGATGAATTCTATTCAATCTTAGATTTCCTAATCGATAATATCCATGGAAAAGACTATGCAGTTGAGTATGTGAAAAAATCTATCTATGATGCTTTCTGTGATGTTGGAGAGCGCAATTATCATAAAGAACTATCTGGAAATTATGATGGATCGCATATTGATTTTAAAATTCATTCACCAAAGGATAAGCGCACCTTTAAAATCGAATGTACGGCTGATGAACTTGAAAAGATTCAAGACAGGTATCTTGGAAATTGTCATGAGATGGTAAATAAACTTTTGGAGGATTTGAAATGATCAACATTAACCCGATGCTGCTGTGCGATTTCTACAAGACGACTCACAGTAAGCAGTTTCCGGCCGGCACCACTAAGCTGGTCAGTTATTTTACTCCGCGCATGAGCCGTCTGGATGGCGTGGATGAAGTCGTTGTGTTTGGTGTTCAGGCGTTCTGCAAGAATTATCTGCAGAATTATTTTAAACGTTGGTTTTTTGATTTCCCAAAGGAGTGGGTTGTCTCAAATTATCAGCGTGTCTTGGACGCAACCATTGGCAAGGACGCTTATGATATCGATAAGATTGCTGCCCTGCATGACCTGGGCTATCTTCCTGTCGAGATCAAAGCACTGCCCGAGGGTACTCGCTGCCCCATTCATGTACCGTTCCTTGAGATGAGCAATACGCATCCTGATTTCGCATGGGTTCCGCAGTTCCTCGAATCCTTTATGAGTTCTGAGCTGTGGCATCCGATGATTTCTGCGACGGTTGGTACTCTGTATCGTGATATCGTGGACAAGTATTACGATGAAACCGTCGAGGATGGTGTGCCTCATGCTCGTGCTTTGGGCGATTTCAGTTTCCGTGGTCAGGAGTGTATGCAGTCTGCTGTCAAATCCAGCGCTGGGTGGTGTCTAAGCTTTTTGAATACGGCCACTGTTCCTGCAATCCCGTATCTGGAAGAGATGTATCACTGTGATTGCACTAAGGAGCCGGTCGCGTTTGGCGCTGTTAGTACCGAGCATAGCGTCATGTGTTCCAACTTCGCAGTCGATGGCGATGAGATCACTTTCATCCGCCGGGCACTGACTGAGTTGTATCCCAATATGAGTTTCAGCATGGTGTCTGACTCCTACGACTATTGGAATCTGGTTGATAACATTCTACCGCAGCTCAAGGATGAGATCATGGCACACAATGGCACACTGCTGATTCGTGGAGACTCTGGCGATCCGGTCGAAATCGTCACGCAGACGGTCTATCATCTGTGGGATATCTTCGGCGGCACGGTCAACAGCAAGGGTTATAAGGTGCTCGACCCTCATGTAAAGGCTCTGTATGGCGACTCTATCACTGTGCAGCGCTGTGAAAAGATTTATGCCGAGCTCAAAGCACACGGTTTTGCCTGCAACAATGTCAGTCTCGGCGTTGGTTCCTTCTCTATGCAGTGCATCGAGCAGAATGGTCAGTTGAAGCCGTTTACCCGCGATACTTTTGGCATGGCAGTTAAGGCAACTTATGGCGTGGTCAATGGCAAGGAGATTCAGATCTTCAAGGACCCCAAGACCGACACTGACCACTTTAAGAAGAGTCTGAAGGGTATGTGTTATGTCACTAAGGATGATTCTGGAAAGCTGGTTTGTACTGATGGTCTGATGGATCACGCTGCTCATTCCGACGGCAATCTGTTGCAGCCCGTATTCCGTAACGGTGCCATGATCAAAGAGTACAGCTTGAAAGAAGTCCGCGACCGACTGTGGGAAGGGAAGTTCTGATGAGCGGCTCAAGAACGTGGATGGGCGAACCAGAGCTGTTATACTTCATTGTTGATGGTAAAGCAGTTGCGTGTGAGTATCGAAATGAAGCTAGAAAGCTTATTCAAAATGGGTTTTTCAGGAAATATGGGTATGGCAATGTTATAGTTGTGAATCCTGCTTTTGAAAAATTCAATCTAAATAGTCCGAGAGCAGCACAGTATTTTGCAATTAAAAATTTAGATAAGAGGTGAGTTCATGGCCGTAATTATCAAAGAAGGCAACGTGTTTGATTCTGACGCAGATATTATTTGCCATCAGGTGAATTGTCAGGGTGTAATGGGGTCTGGTGTTGCTAAAGAAGTCCGTGAACGGTTTCCGAATGTGTATGAGGAATATCACACTTACTGCGAAGCCAACAAGGACTATCCGGGACGAATGCTTGGTGTCGCTCAGATGGTGCCAGTCGATGAAAAAGGTTCACGATGGATCATCAATTGTTTTGGTCAGAACAGTTATGGATATGACGGAAAGCAGTACACATCTGTTGGCGCACTGATGGAGGCATTTCAAGAAGTTGCAAAATTCGCTAAGATGACGGGAACTAAAGTCGCTATGCCGTATAAAATCGGTTGCGTTCGTGGTGGCGCTGATTGGGAGACCGTCAAGAAGATCATTGATGTTACATTTCAAGACGTAGATGTTGAGCTATGGAGATTGAAGGAGAAGTAATATGCGCAATTATGAATTTGATGCAGCAAAGACAAAAGATGAAATCATTACGTGGATTCGGAATTATTTCCGCAAGAATGGTCCTGACTGCAATGCTGTAGTTGGTATTTCTGGCGGCAAGGATTCCAGCATTGTGGCAGCTCTATGCTGTGAAGCGCTTGGTAATGGTCGAGTGATCGGCGTTCTGATGCCGCAGGGGGTGCAGGACGACATTGATGTAGCGCGGGATCTGGTCAAGCATTTGGGCATCAAATCGTTCGAGATCAATATTGCGGAAACTGTGAACGCATTACTGGCTAGGGGTCGAATTGCAGGGCTGTGTGATTCCAAGCAGGCTCGTGTAAATCTGCCAGCACGAATCCGTATGGCAACCCTGTTCATGGTATCTCAGAGTATGAATGGGCGGGTAGCGAACACCTCTAATTTTTCGGAGGACTATGTTGGATTTGCCACTCTTTTTGGAGATGGAGCTGGTCAGTTCAGCCCTCTTGGTAAGCTGACCGTCACTGAAGTAAAGGCTGTCGGTCGTGAACTGGGTCTCCCTGAAAAGTTTATTGAAAAAGCGCCTGCTGATGGCCTGACCGGTAAGACTGATGAGGACAATTTCGGCTTTACCTATGATTTCCTAGACAAGTATATTCGTACTGGAGATTTCGGAGGAGATACTGCAACTGCGGCCAAGATTGATCGGATGCATGATGCAAACACGTTCAAGCTGTTGCCGATGTCGGTATATAATTCAAATCCGTTTGACTGGTGAGCCTAATCAAGGAGGATTTAGCAATGGAAAAGACAAAAGTCGATGTTTTGATTGTTGTTGATATGCAGAACGATTTCGTAACCGGCGCTCTTGGCACTCCAGAAGCGAAAGCGATTGTGCCCAAGGTTGTGGAGAAGATCGAGGGATGGAAAGGCGAAGTCCTGTATACTTTAGACACTCATCATAAGAAGTATCTGGAAACCCAAGAGGGCAAGCATCTGCCTGTTTCGCACTGTATTTACGGAACAAAAGGTTGGCAGCTTGTTGATGAGGTTGAAAATGCAGCGCATAAGCCAACTGAGCTGTTCGACTTGGATGAGTACGAAAAGAATACGTTTGGATCTGTCGATTTGATGGATGAACTTCAGTCGTTCAATAGTGGAGAAATGTACGGGATCAATTCTATCACTCTGATTGGTCTCTGCACTGATATCTGTGTGATTTCTAACGCGATGCTGTTCAAGGCCGCTATGCCTGAAGTTCCTATCATTGTGGATGCAAATTGCTGCGCCGGTGTCACTCCTGAGTCTCACAAGAACGCACTGGCTGCCATGAAGATGTGTCAGATTGAAATTGTAAACGAGGAATAAAATGCATTACGTTAATGAAGATATTGTTTTGAGTGATGATGGAGCAAAACGACTCCGGTATCTTCTAAGTCATCCGGATGTAGAGAATACGCAAAAGAAGTTAAAGGAGTGTATGGACTCTCTCGCTAAAATGAACTACCGGGAGAATGAAGACGGAACTGCTTCTTTTGATATTGATCTCGAGGTGTAATCAATGGAAGAAATTATGATTTTCGGTTAATTCGTAGCGGATGCCAGGTGAGTAGCGGTACTGGGGCAGACATAACCGCCGCCAGAATAGTTTAAATGGAGGTGTACAATATGTTTTTACTTATCAATATTTATGAAAGTCAGGAAACATCAGCTTATATTGCCAGCGTAAGCAAGTTTGAAAGTAATGAGGCGGCTCAAGAAGAAATGCAGAAATGTATTCGACGCACCTACTGGGATTACTATAGAACGTGGAAAGACGACAAAGAAGACGAGGATTGCAAACCATATATAGATGGTGATGACACGACGATAATGATCATTGGACGTGATTATAAGGACATTTGGCAGATTTATCATTTGTGAGGAGATCTGATTATGTGGACTCTTATTCAAACCGAAACTTCCGGCGGGAATAACAAAATCGGATACATTGACGCTAATAATCCAGAGTGCGGGATTGTCACGGCAATGTATCGAATTGACAAATATGGCGAACTCGATTTCTATTACCAGTACGAGATGGACGATGATGTTGTGGCGAGTTTTGAACGCTGGGCCAAGAGAGTTATTGGTGAAGCTAAAACTAAAAAAGATACCGTCACGAAATGTGCGGATTGTGGTTATCTTGGAGATAAATACAGTTTTCCACTTCCTAATGACAAGACTGATGTCGATGATAAAAATCCGTTTCTAAAGCATTATTATTGCTGTTGCGGAGATTCTGAGAGATACGAGAAAGATGTTACGAACGAAATCGTATCGGACTGTGATTGTTTTGAGGAGATTTGATTATGTTTGTAATTGATGAAACGACTCCCAAGATTGCAATTCCTGACGGATATTTTGTGTGTCTACCAACTGGAGCCACGGACGATTATCCGGGTCTTGGCATATTTTTCTCTAAAGACGGAAAAACAGCTGATTGGAATGACCTAATTTCAATCACTGAATACAATTCTGTATTTAAAAATATCCAAACGGTTGGCTTTCGGCAGGAGCAGGAAAACTATGTAGCCGCAATTCGTTTTGAAGATGGAAACATTATTGAAGAATGAGAGGTATGTGCAAATGGGAGTTTCAAGAAATATTTATAAAATTGCAAAAGCAAAGAAAATTTCTTTGAAAAAATTAAGCAGTATGGTTGATATGCCATACACGACTTTGTATAACGAAATAAAACGTGATACAAATGTTAAAAATATAGTTCGAATCGCAGAGGCTCTAGAGTGTAGTGTATACACTTTATATGACGATAAAGCAACGGATGAACTGATGGACAAGTTGCTTGGTAAAAAGGGCTGTGTTGAAATTTTGCCTATTAAAATGAATGATGGGAATATCAAAGACGAAGCATATCAACTGATTGATAAATATTTCATGCCAGCTAAAGCAATTATCGTAAAGGATTTTCTTAATACATACGGATTCTGGGACGCTCCGGCTTCTACCAAATATCACGGCAACCACCCCGGCGGCTTAGCTGAACACAGTCTGGCAGTTGCAAAAAATCTTTTGATGTTAACAGAGAAGCTTGGTTTGAAGTGGGATAATCCCGGGTCTCCAGTTGTTGTTGGTCTGCTACACGATGTTTGTAAGATGGATCAATACAAGCTGATTGGCACAGAAAATGGTTATCAGTACGTTTATACAAATGATTCAATCTACAGTCATCACGGTGAAAAATCTATTTGTATGCTGGCGAGTTGTGTCACCTTGACCCAAGAGGAAATCGCTTGTATCCGCTGGCACATGGGCGCATATGAGACTGATACAAACGAGTGGAAGTATTATGGCAACGCCATTGCAAAATATCCAAACGTGCTCTGGACGCACACGGCGGACATGATGGCAAGTCATATCGAAGGAGTGTAAATATGCTTGTATATGGAGAGATTTATTGTCAGCGATGTGGGACTACATGGTATGGCCCCAAGTGTGGAGTGAAATATTGCAAAGAATGCAGACGCATTGTCGACATAGAAAAAGTTAACCATTGTAATCAGAAAAAGCAGGAAGAAAAAGAATCTAAAGACAAAGCTCGGGAATCGTTTCTGGATATCGTAAGAAAAGCGGATGCAGAGGGATTGTCTTATGGTCATTATTGTTTAAAGCATGGGATTTGATAGGAGAAGACGAATATGCTATATCCAAACGAGGAAATGAATGCCGAGTAAGTGGAGAAACGTGCGGCTTTCCGAAATGCAAGATCGCCGAGTAAAACTTACGAGCGAAAAGAAAAAGGAAATTTTACGAAAATATCAAACTGGTGGATATTCGCTTAGAAGTTTGGCTAGAGAATATAATGTGAGCCATAAAACAATCGCATTGATTGTGAATCCAGAATCAAAAGCAAAAAACGATCAATACATAAAAGAACATTGGATGTTCTATGCTATTGACTCAGAATCTCAACGGTTAGCACATCGGCGAACAGAAGAATATAAAAAACGATTATATCAAAAAGGAGAGTTAAAATAATGGGACAGAGATTGGTTATTACAGTTCACGCTTTTGATGAAGACATCGCAACGATTTACTATCACTGGTCTGCATATACCACGAGCGCTCTTCAGGAAGCAAAGGATATCATTGATAATGTGGATTGGTTTAATTCTAGTAATAAAGATGAATTGATTCTTCGCATTACAAAGTACCTTGAAAGTTGTGGCGGTGGCGTAGATTTCGATGATCGAAAAACGTTTGAAGAAAAATATCCAGGCGAGAAGTTTAGCGATGATGTTAGTAGAAACTATGGGCTGATTGCTATTTCAAAAGATTCTATGGCAAAACAGCAAAACTGGTCTGCAGGAGACTTGACGATTGACTTCGATGCGGAAAAAGTCTACAACGATGTAATGTTTACATATGAATCTGATGAAGAATTTAAACAGGAGAGAGCAGACGCTGGATTTGAAGATGACGATATCGACGTGAAAGATATTAAGCAGATTTTATTTGATCCGACAGAGGTGCATTTCTTTGCACTCGATTCGGCAATCAAAACTCTGGATGATTTACAGTTCTGTCGCTACTTTGGTCAGATTTATGAACTGATTATTTGAGGTGAATTATGACACACGAATGGGTTGAACAGAAAAATAAAGAATATCACGAGCAGTTTAAAGATTATCCACAGGCATTGGTAGATGAATGGAATCGAGTTCCTGAACGGGCTAAGAGCGTCATTGATCGTTGTGTTGTTGATGTCGAGATAAAACTGTTTGAGGCGCTTGCAAAGCTTAACGAGGAACCAGACAGTTTCGATGTACATAGATTGGTCACAGAAACGGGTAGTGATTCTTTTTTTGTGAAATGGTATATTAACCATGATATCGAAGAGGGTGCAGATTCCGATGAAGTGCTGAAGAAAATCTCGAAGGAATTTGAAAAGCTGCGGGATATGGCAGAAAAATATGAAGAATTTTTAGAATATAAAGATCGTTATCTTGAAGCAGAGGATCGTATTATGGAGTTTGATGGGGATATTATCATTACAGATCCATGTTATCTTTCTCATAATATGTCAAATGACGAGCGGAAAAAATTTGAATGTTGCGATATCAGCAGTCATGGCATCATTGGAATAGAGTCCAATACTTACTACGGTGATTGGCGTTGTATTACATTCGTGCCCGAAACGAATATTAAACTGGGCGGATTCTGTGCAGATGCCGGTATGGTATGTGTGGCTGATTTGGTCTCCGTCTTAAAGTTTAATCCAAAATACAATGATCATCTTGAAAAGCCTTGGTGTGCAACTTGGATCAAAAATTTCAAAGGTGTTGTTCGTATCGCCATTGATGAAAACAAAGAGCGCTGGCCGGCTTATATCGTTCATGTGGTAGGGCATGGTGTCGATAAAGAAACAGGAGAGACGATCGAATTTGATACGGTGCAAACAGGGTTATGATGAACTATATTTTGAAATTATTATCTCGATTTATTGATTTCTGCCTTGATTGGGCATGGTTAATTATTCCGATATGGGCATTTTGTTTTATTGCTGTGATGTTAATGATCTAAAGCGTAAAAAGGTGGTGTAAAATGAAAGTCGAAGACTATTCGCCAGATGAATTGGCTGAAATTTTTAAGGAAGAATTAGATCGTCTTGGCATCCCATATCATTATGATCTGGACGTGGAATCGAAATTTGAGCCCTTAATGCCTGATGAGCCGGTTTTGAAAATGTAATTTATTGGACTATTAGGATGATATAATTATAAGGAAGGAGTGCTCCCTCTTAAAGTGAGGGTGTAAAAAATTGAATATGTTGAAGCTGTCAGTGTCGAGTTCGAACAGCAAGATGGGTAATATCAAATCCATCTCTATGCCTCGTGTGGTGACTTGTGCACCTGATGTGCCGTGTGCTAAGACGTGCTATGTTCGCCATTTTGATTGGCGCGGTGTGGTTCGAGACGCATACGAAAACAATTTGAATCTGTGGTTGACCGACCCTGATGGCTTTGAATTGCAGGCAACTGCAGCAGCCTATGGGTCTTTTTATTTTAGATGGCACGTTAGCGGGGATATTGTCAGTCAGGACTATCTTGCTATGATGTGCCGAGTCGCTCGTAAGTTGCCGCGCACTCATTTCTTGGCATTTACAAAGCAGTATAAAATCGTTAACCAGTATTTAGCAGCAAAAAAGAAAATTCCCAGCAATTTACATATTTTGTTTTCAGAATGGCCAGGGTATAATATGGATAACACCTATAATTTACCAGTTGCTTATGTATCGTTCAAAAATGGAGTTTGCGATGCACCGGCAGACGCAAACGAATGTGGCGGTCACTGTGAAGATTGTGCATATGCCGGCAAGAACTGCTGGGTGTTGAAAAAGGGGCAGTCTGTAGTACTGCGGGAGCATTGATCTGCAGGCCCCTATTATAATAAGGTAGGAGGATGCACATGAACTGTGTTATTACAAACGGTGCGTGCTACATTAAAAGAAATAGCGAGAACTTATTGGTTGCAACGGACAGTCTTGGAGACGCACTGTTGCAACCAGCTGAAAAAGCACAAGCGACAATCACGTGCCTACCAAAGGCATTACAGGACAAAGGATTCAAAGTAAAAAGTGTCTCGGAGATTCTTGGACGAATAGAAACGACCATGATGGCCGAGGTTGGAAGAGCTGAACAGGAACAGTATGATGCCGGCATTCCCATCAAAGAAGGAGAGACATTACATAATCTGAAGCAGGCGCTGTTGATTGTAGACGAGACTCTTGGATCGATTCAGTCATTATATGTTGATGCTTGTAAAGAGCTAAACGATGTAAGCCTCGAAATTATTGATCTTCAGCATGCCATTGAATTCGCAAAGGCAAATGCGGTTAGAAAGTGCTATCTTGAAACAGAATTGCAAAAAGCGTTGCTTAAACGACGAGAATGCAAAGATGTAAAAGTGCTTGTCGAGTGTGTTATGGAGTTTGACAAAGGAGATTGGGGCACAGGAAAACTGCAAAAAGTTTTTGATCGATCTGAAAAGCGGTCTTATATGCCGCGTATTCGAAATGATTTGTTTGAATAAAAACATAAAGGAGTACTATTATGAGTGGAGCTATTTCGTTAATTTTAAGCATGTTCGGTTTTGGTGCGGCTGGTGCAGTCAGCGCAGGACAGAACGCAAAAATCAAGAAGGCGGATTATCAGTATGGAGAAGAGCACGGCCTCCATGGCACTTCCGAGGTCTTGCAAATGAGGGAGCGCGTTCGTAAAGAATGGTGGAACATCTGCGGCAAGACCTACAACGCATGTGAGCGGCCTGCATCGAGTTACGGCGACCTCAGCAGAACTCCGTGGTGCTATCTGAAAAAGCGCTGGTTCATTGACCACCTGAACAAAAAGGGCATCCCTTATGATGATCTGGTTGTGAACGATGTTACCGGCGTTACCTTTTACGAGAGCCAGAAAAGAACGTCCGAAGCGTATATGAGAAAGCTGCGATAATAGGAGAATAATTATATGAAAGCTTATGACGCATTAACTGCTGTACTTAGAGCTGTTGAAACGAATCATGCCAAATTACGAGCTGAACCAGATTCCGATGGAAATACTCATGATAAATGGGAAGCGGAAGAAGATGTTCTTTGTGATTTGGAGGAAACACTTGAGGAAGCCGTTGATAAATATGAAGAAGCAATGGAGATTCGGAAAAGTTTAAGAACAGCGATTTTAAAATAACAACTAATCGTGCTAATAAGGGTTGATTATTAGTAAACTGTGTGGTAAAATAACAACCAGGAAAGAATGGTCGCAGTCACCAAAACTACAATTAGTTGTACCGGAGGATGAAATGGTAAAAACTTTCACTGCGGATGAGTTTTTTGAATTCATCAAAAAATTTCGCTACATAGTCATAGGAGGATCTTTCGATAGAGAATCCGGCGTATATGTGGAAACAAGAACCGATAATTTAACGCTAGTTGAACGTTTAAGGAGCAAAAGCATTCAAGCCGATTTGTTTTCAGGAGGAACAAATCAAATCCAGGCTCGATTTGCGATAACAGGGAATGCTTTCCATTGTGATTTCGAAAACGAGCTCCTGGATCAAAATCAAAATTCTTTATTGGTCCATACAGATTTGAGCGGTGTTAAGATGCCAATCATATTATATAATTGAATCTAAACAGAAGAAATACAAAATACTATTGACTTCTACTGTTTAAGGTGGTATAATGGGACCATAGAAAACAAGCCATAAACAAGGAGGTCATAAATATGTTCGTGGCTGGAAAAAGTGTCCCGAAGATTGGCGAGATTCGATTTGGATACGTCGTAGCGAATGACGATCGAGCCGCAACACACAAGTACGTCGGAGTGCATCCGTATCTTGTGGTATCAAACAACATCTATAACAAATGTGCTGGACAGTGCGAAGTGATTCCATTCACGACAAAAAGAATGGGAAAGCATAATCCGGTTCATGTTGATTATAAGGTTGGAGAGGTTAGCGGTTTGGTAAAAGACTCGACTCTTGTAATTGAGGGGAGAGACACCTTATTGAATTCACAACTCAGCGAACCAATCGGAGAGTTTACCGAAGACAATTGGAATAGAGCTGTTGAAGCGATGATGGTCCAGTGTCCGCTTTTAAAAAAGAAAAATGCCAGTTGAGCCGCTCGAATTAACATAATTTGCACAATTCCATTGCAAAATTCTTCTACATAGTGTAAAATACAATTGAGTGATTGCGACACCGTGTAGGAGCGTAAATTATGGATATTAGTCAGCAGCTTTACAACGCAGAACAGAAAAACCTTTTTATAGAAGATTACATTGTCACAACAGGAAAATCAAAGCAATGTAATGAAATCGAGAAGAGAAAGAGAGCTGTTAAGTTTCTGCGTGGGGTATCAAGTTTCGAATACCAGCACAACAAAGACTTTTGTACGTTTAAGATTGGCAGCGAAGAAATGAGATCCGTTTATGTTGGATGGCTTAACAATTGTTCGGAATCTACGGTTCGAATTGCCATATCAATTCTTCGTCAATATGTAAAATGGTGCTATAAAAAAGAGATCATTGATTATGCAACATATGCTAGTCATGCCTTGATTTCAAAGAATTCGGAACTATATATAAAGAGCGATACGGAAATGTCAATTCCAACAAAAATCACTTCTCCAGTGTTTTTAGCACAAAATATATCAGCGATGGAGAACGAATCAAGTGTTGGAGATGATTTTGTTTTTAAAACCGAAAATGGTTACTTTAACTATTTAAACGTCTTATTTGAAGACGATAAATATACAATGCCGGCTGCCGTTATGACTTTGTTCTACTACGGATTTTCAATTGAAGAAATACGTAGTCTGTACAGAAGAGATGTCGATTCTTCTGAAAGACGCATTCGAAACGTTATAATCGAAAACGAAATGGCAATGAAGCTGATTGAACGTGCAAAAAATTTGGATTCTTATGTCATTGTTAAAGAAGATGGATATAAGAGAACAGAATATTTCATGGACTCAACACGTCTGATCCGCAATACTAGCAGAGGATGTGGAATGGTTTCCGAAGACCAAAAGATACCGAAAGAATATTGCCACAAAATGAGGCAGTATCAGCTGATGGCATCAAAAAAACTTCCTCGAAATTCGAAATATAAAAACATCTTCATAAAGATGCCAACCGTGCAAAAACTTAGAGATTTTTATAAAATCTATAGAGACGAGCAGGAATTAGGCATCGAAGAGGTTAGGCGTCGTTTCAACAATGGAACGTATAATGTGCAATTTGACTTTTATGCATATAAGATAATGGCATCTAAAGCGCGTGATATATAATACATTCGGGGCGAAAGCCCCGATGTTTATCGAATTGTAAACAGTAGAAGTAAACGAGAAAGAAGGAAAAATGAAAAAGTTAATTTGTTCGATATTTTTAATATGTATCGGAATGAGTTTCTCGGTAGTAGCCAAAGCAGAAGATCCAATCGCCACTTATCAGGAGTGGCCATTATATTTAAAAACGTATACAGAAGAAGTAAGCAATGAATATGGAGTCGATTACAGTTTGGTACTCGCAGTCATATACAACGAAAGCCGATTTAAAAGCGGACTGACTCATATGAACTCAAACGGAACAACCGATTATGGGCTGATGCAAGTCAATGAGGTTAATTTCAAATATTTGAACAAAACGCTCGGTATTACATCAATGAATCAGTTGTTGGATGATCGAGTCGGAATTAGATGTGGAGTTCACCTGCTTGCTTATCATAAGAATGCAACAGGAAACGACTCCGAAGCTCTCCTACGATATCAGGTTGGAGAGGGTACATATAGAAGATATGTAAAAAGTGGTAAACATACAAATGATATTCATGGTCGTGTGTGGCAATACAGAGACATCTATCATGAATATCTGAATCAAACGATCGCTGAATCAAAACTAGACGGATTCGTGAAGAGAGATCCGATTGAATCTATTTTAAATATGTGGGCAGAAATGCTCACTTGATAAGCTGGTGTAGCTCAGAGGCAGAGCACGGTACTTGTAATGCCGGGGTCGAGATTCCGAAATTCTCCACCAGCTCCATTGAACGGCGGTAGCCGCATTAAAGATTATATATTTTAAAGGAGTAAGATTATGACTACTGAAACTATGACAATTCATCGCGGTCTGGCAGAGTTGAAGGTTATTGAAGATCGCATCAACAAGCTTCTTCGTGAAGCTAAGTTTTGTGCACCAGCTAAAAAGAGTATGAAGAAGTTGGATGGTGTGGATATCGATGAGTTTAAAACAAATGCTCAGTCCGTTTTCGATAAGATCACTGCACTGATTTCAAAGCAGGCAGCACTTAAGCGAGCGATTTCCGAATCCAACGCAAAGACTTATGTTACTGTGGCCGGGGTCAATTTCACCGTTGCAATGGCAATTTGGATGAATCAGCATGGCATTGATTTCCAGAGTGCACTGCTTAATGTAATCGATCGCCAGTACTCTAATGCCACTGCCGTAATTGAAAATGCAAACGCTCGTCTGAGTGATCGTGCTGACGCTTTTGTGAGCGCTACGAATTCCGCTTCAGATAAGAACAACATGGATGCTGAGACTCTGAAGGAAATCCGCCAGGATTACATGGATCGCGAGACTATGGCCCTGGTTGATGGTATCGATGTTAAGAAGGTAAAGAGCGAACTGGCTGATAAGATCGATAAGTTCAAGGCCGAAGTCGATGCGGCACTGTCTGCTTCTAATGCTGTGACTGAGATCACGATTGAATACTAAGTTGTAACACCGCAAGGTGTCTACATAATCACTGTTTATCGAAAACGACAAACCGTAATAGTTCGCTTTTGTTTGTAGGGACTTGCTTAAGCGAAATCAAAATATAAAAAGCTAACACCTATATAAAAGTGGCCTCATAAGCCTCCAAGATGAAAAAGCAAGTTTATATAAATAATACTTGACTTTCTGATTTGCTAAATGGCTAAAGCGACAGACAGAAAATCTGTAACTGTAGGTTCGAATCCTGCATCAGAAAACAAAATCGATCAGTAAGCGGAATCAACCCAAGGGAAGATACGAGCTGATCAAATTCATCCGGAAAGGTTAAAGTTTACGATTAAAGGTTAAAGGTTGAAAGTTCAAAGCTTAAACTTCTAGCTAAAGATTAACGTATAACGAATACAGGTCAAAGAATATTAAAATCCATGAGTTTGTGTTTGTGGATCAATTACGTAAGTCCCGTCGTTTACCACATGGCTGATAAATGGTGAACGCCTTGGCAGGGGCGTAACAATACCTGCCGTTTATATGGTTCGGTAGCTCAGAAGGATAGAGCACTAGCCTGTCACGCTAGGGGTCGTGGGTTCAATCCCCATCCGAATCGCTTATGGTCCTATAGTTCAGTTGGTTAGAACGAGAGACTGTTAATCTCTATGTCACCTGTTCGAGTCAGGTTAGGACCTCTTCGTGGTTCTGTAGCTCAGTCGGTAGAGCAGGGGACTGAAAATCCCCGTGTCGCCTGTTCAATTCAGGCCGGAACCACCAATGTGCAAGTTGATTTGATGATTGAATTTGGTCGAAATCCTCCATAAAAGGTAGTCCGCCAAGGGCGAAAAATCAATATGAATTTTACCAATATGATGTTATCAATGACGTTTGCAATAGGATTAGCGAGGTAGTCACACTCCTGATCAGGGGTTTATGTAGCAAGCTTGGTCAAACTGCGTGCCCTGACGATGTAAGATCCGCATTCCGAGCGCAACTGTGCGTGAGTCTCACCAGCTCGAAAACAGTTTATATGGTCGTGTAGCTCAGACAATGGTAGAGCAAGGTGAGACCCACCCATTGCCGCTGGTTCGAGTCCAGCCACGACAAGACCGAAAGTTTCTTGTAGTTAATTATGTCGTTGAAAGTGCGCATTATCGTTGGCATCCTGAAACGAAGTAGGCATGGTGAAGGAATAACACTGAAAAACCTTATGTAGCGCGGCTATAACCCAGAGGGGCTTGACCCAAAAGGATGATTGAGTTTGAGAACCGCAGTGGATAAGCATATCGCCAATAGTTCCACATTAAAGGAAACGGTAAATGCCGGACGCCTGACCCGTTAAAGCCAGGACGAGGACCACAGGTTACATCCCTCTGTGGTCGTTATATGGGTCAGTGTGCTGAATGGTTGAAGGCAGCAGACTGTAAATCTGTGACACAAGAAACATTGTAGGTTCGAATCCTATCTGGCCCACCAAGTAAGTGATTCTTAAATTGCGCAGAACAAAGGGATAAGCCTTTTAGGGGATAGGTACATGTGCCAAACCTGATTATCGGTGATGATGCCAACTCGCGAGGGTGCGCAAGCCGACTTTTATATGCGATCGTAGCTCAGGTGGTAGAGCAGCAGTCTTTTAAACTGCGGGTCAGGGTTTCGAATACCCTCGGTCGCACCAAACAAAACAAGGAGATGATTCTATGAACGTTGTAAAATTCAAACCAGAAGACTACGCAAAAAGTTCTTGTTCAACAGAATTCTATAAGTCAGTCGGGTTGTTTGACGTCATCAAGGCTGGCGTTATCACAAATGTTCATCAGATGAAAATCAATCCGAAGACTTACAAGGAAGTAGATGAGAAGCTGTGCTCAAACTGGAAACGGAATAAGGTCACAAAATGGCTCCGGCAAGACAAAGCACAATCAATGATCTCATTTGACTGGATGAATTATTCACCTGTTCAGGATAAAACCGTTTCTGAAAATGAAATTTGGTGGGAGGCTACAAATGAAAAAGCAGCAGACGTACAAAGGTCTTATTGGAAAAGGTTGGTATGACCAGAGCGAATATAGTCATATGTTTGCAGCTTGGGCACAGCATCGTAATAATTGGGCGATCCGTAAGGCTGACAATCGCAAACTGGCTAAGGCTCGTTTGAAACGAATTGAGCGAGAGCAAATCAAAAAGGAGCTTGAGGATTATGACAGCGGGAGAAAAAATTCGAAAACGTCGAATTGAAGCTGGTGTTAAGCAGAAAGACTTTGCGAAGTTAATGGGCAAAACGGCCGCATATGTAAGCGCAGTTGAGCTCGGAAAACGCGGAGTGAAAGAAAAGCAACTTGAAAAATTCGCGGCGGTTTTAGAATGTAATACGGCTGATTTAAGAGACGATGTTTCTCGATATACGATCGATCCGCATGGTGATGATTTTGGTGCGATTTGTAATTGTGCGGTCCGATATGCACTTGGTCGCAAAACTTATATGCCGAACTTAGTGATGGGTTTTATTAGGCCGCATCTAAGCGAATTGACAGATAAGACACTATGGTGTTTTCAGAATGATCTTCAAGAGCGGGCTCGTATTACGAGAGATTTTTCTGATGAATGGGCCGGCGATGAGTGGAAACAGTTTCAGCAGCTGGTTCATGAAGAGCTTGTAAGGAGACATAACTCCAATGATTGAACTTATTCTTGCAACGATTTGTATTTGTTTGATCTTTTTAATGTGTTGGAAAATCTGCGATGACATGTTTAGCGATGCAGGGGTTAAATATCTTGCCTGGATGGCGTCGGGAGCAATGTGTGTCTTCCTAATTTTTGCGACCACAAGTTTTATTAGAGGATGAATAATCCTCTTTTATATGGCAGTGTGTCCGAGTGGTTTATGGAAATAGTCTTGAAAACTATCGATGGTAAAACATCCGTGGGTTCAAATCCCACCGCTGCCGCCATATGGCCTGTTAGTCAAGAGGTTAAGACACGGCCCTTTCACGGCTGTAACATGGGTTCGATTCCCGTACGGGTCATTTCTTGAAAATTAAATATCGAGAGGTATCAAAATGAAAACAAGTGATTGGATCTCTGTAAAAACCTCCTTACCACCTAAAGAAGATAAGAAATGGGCTTCGAGTGATGTCGTTTGGGTTTATGACGAAGAATGTGGACAGCGCGAAGGTTATCTTGATGATGACAACCAGTGGTGTGATGCAAATGAATGCTGGTATTTAAATCATGTTACACATTGGATGCCTCTGCCGGATGACCCGCCAAAGGAGAAAAACGAATTATGAAAACAACGAAGAAAGATTGGATCTATCGTGTGATTCTTCTGATTCTGTTGGCGATTATCTGGGACATTGGCGCGGCTCTGACTTCGCCAATTTTTGTTCCCCAGAAAGGCGCTGTGTTTCGTGAATTCTTTCTGCTGATTCAGAATGGCACGATGCTCAAAGCGTTTCGATATTCATTGATTCGTATTACAGCAGCGGCTCTTCTGAGTGCCGGTATTGCAGTTCCACTTGGTTGTCTGATGAAAATTTGTCATCCGATTCAAAACCTGTTGTATCCGGCAATTCGAGCGATGAGATTCCTACCGGTGACTGCTTTCTATCCACTGCTTACAATGTGGTTCGGAATTGGCGAGAAGATGAAAGTCGCCTTCTTGTTTGTAGCCAGCTTCGTATTTATGTTGCCAAGCGTTCTGATTGCTCTGGACGATGTCTGTGATGACGTGATCGAGGCATCTAGTATTGACGGAGCAGGGAAGTTTAACACGGTCACACGAATCATTCTTCCAATCGCTGCTCCGTCCATCTGTCAATCGTTCGCTACAATGTACGCAATCGGTTGGACCTACATCGCAGTAGCGGAAACAGTGAATGCAAAGTATGGTATCGGGTATCTGATTTATACTTCGTCTGCTCGTGGTCGCACAACGTTGGTATTTGTTGGAATTCTGGCGATTGTGATTTTCAGTATTCTGTTTGATTGGATCACAAACGCTTGTATCAAGAAGATTTTTAAGTGGAAATTTTCATAAGGAGGACACATGACACACGAAATCGAAATAGATGGCTGTCTGAACGTTCCAACCATTGTCAGTTTGAATGACGTTGTAGATGAATTCTTAGCATTTATAGAAAATCGCGGCTGGTATTTTGGTGGTGGCTTTAATGAATTTAAAGACGACCACTATGAATCAATAGATGTCAGAGAAGAAGATTAAAGAGGAGAAAATTATGGCAAAGAAAAGTTTTTTCGAGAAGCTCGGTCTTGTTGAGTCGGATGAACCGGTTGGGACTCCTGAGTTCGAAAGTGAGTTGCGCGTATGTAGTGGCGTCGGAGATCATTACATTAATGGAGATTTTCCAGAGGACGAACAGGTTCAGGCCGAGGTTCCGGAGGGTGACACGATTGACATCGAAACCGTCTATAATGCGAACAATATGAATCCTGCCGACTCGGTTACTGTCTACAAAATCAAGGATGTGATCGACACATTTCCGTCTGAGATGCCAACCAAGACTAAGCGTGCTACGGTCAAGAACCTGATGATGACGCTGGGTTACGATGCAACCGCGATTATTTCTGATGCAGAGCAGCGCAAAGAGCTTCTTCGGACGGTTGGTAATGACAAGATGAATGCGTTGTTTGACGAAATGAAGAGCAACGACCAGCAGATTGAATCCATGAAGGAACAGATTGAAGCTTTGACTAATCGCAACGTTGAAGCTGGCGCGGCCATTGAAAAGATTACCAATACAGTTCAGGACGAACTCAAGATGATTTCTTCTATTGAGGAATTTATTGAAGAGGATAAGACGGAGCCCGCCGGGAAGGAGGGTGTCTGATGTTCTCTTTTACAATCCCTGAATTTACGCTTATCTGTGTTGGTGTTGTTGCGGTCGGCAGTTTGATCCTATTTCCGTCATTCCGTCAGCAGATTAAAGCATTAGCCGGTGGCTTCTTACAGGTTTTCGTGCAGGATACAGCCAAGACGCCGGATGGTGCCCGTGCTATCTATGCTCAGAAGATCGACGAGATGACTGAGAAATACACAGACGCCTGCAATACTCTGCGAGATCTGACTGGAAAGCTCAAGACGATTCAAGATAACTACGCTGTCTGTCAGAAGCAGGCAAAAGGTTACGATGAACGCGCAAAGGCTGCTATGAGTCGTGGTGATGAAGAGTCTGCAAGAACTTACGCTCGTCTTCTACAGGAAGAGCTTGACAAGGCCGAAAATCTGTCTGATCAGTTCCAGAAGATGAAGCCTGCTGCGGAAGAGGTCAAGGCAATCAAGGAAAAGCTTGAAAATCAGTTGGCAGCCCTGAAGCGTGAGAGCAAGGATGTGGTGGCTGAATTGAAGGCGAATGAACAGGTCGCAGATGTGTATTCCAATCTGGATCGTCTGCGTGCATCTACAGGCACTGATAAAATGCTCAACGCCACTCGCGATGGTCTTCAGGAGAGTCGTGAAAAGGCAGCGGGTGCAAAGGTTCTTTATCAGACAAGCCGAGAAGGTAAACTAGACAAGGCGGACGCAAACACTGCTGATTATAAAGTGAGTTCGTATTTGGATAGTCTCAAAAAGAGCAACCCGAATGTGACTACATATAATATTCCTGACCTGAATGCGTTTTCTAAGTCGTCTGGATTGAATACTCAGTCCAAGAAATAAAATCAAAAAAATTAAATAGGAGAGAATAACATGTCTAAGTTCAAATTGACTAAGGCTGGCCGCGCTGTTGTTGGCGTTGTACTTGCTGTGGCTGTTGCTGTTGGTGTTGTTGGCGGCATTAAGGGCGGCGTGATCAAGTTCGATAAAAAGAAACCGACAACCTCAAAGCCGGGCACTTCTATCAGTACGGATAAGCCATCTAATTCCGCCGAGGATGATACGATCAATCTGTCTCTGGACGAGTGGGCGGGCTGGCTGAGTTGCGTTACGGCAAATGGCGGTCTTACTACTCAGCCCGGTTCTGTGTTTGATCAGCTTGGCATCAAGGTGAATATCAATGTCATCAACGATGCGACCGAGTCTAGCAACGCACTAATCTCTGGTGATCTGCAGGCCGCTGGTTATACTACGAATCGCGTAGCATTCCTGTCTCAGAAGTTTACTGACGCTGGCAAGAATGTCATCATGCCGATTTTCACAAACTACAGCTATGGCGGTGACGGTATTATTGCTTCTACTCAGTTCGCAGATGTGAATTCGTGGGTCAATGCCAAGATCGGTGTCCCTGAGTTCTCTGAGGCTGAGACTCTGGTTGCTTGGTTCGTTAATAATTCCAGTCTGTCTGATGCCGACAAGGCAACTATCATGAACAATCTGATTATGTTCGGCACCGCAGACGATACCGCTAAGGCATATTTCGCTGGCCAGATTGATGTGGCTGCTACTTGGGAGCCCTATTTGACTCAGGCCAAGACATACACCAATAGCACTGTCGTGTTTGATACGAAGTCTTCCTCCTCTCTGGTTATGGACGGCATTGTGTTTGACGCAGATTGGGCAGCGGCTCACGAAGATACCGTCAAGAAGTTTGTTCAGGGCATTCTGATGTCTTATGACCAGCCTATCAATTACAATGCAGCTCGTGAAGTGTTCCCGATGTACTCTACTTCTTCTGATGCCGATATTGATGCGACTTATGCAAACGCTAAGATGGCAAGCTGGAAGGACAACTACAATATTCTGAATGATACAGCTCCGATGATTTATAACCAGATGTGCGACATTTGGGAGGGTCTGGGTGAAACCGTTAATCGTGATCTTGTAAATACGCTGTTTGATACTACATATATTGATGCGCTCAAGAGTGATTTCAAGTCTACTTCTGCTGCAAATGCTACTACGAAAGTGACTGTGAGCGACGAGACTCGTGCTAACATCACTCAACAGGTCACTGGCAATCTAGACTATGACTCTATGCTGAGCAAGACCGCGAATGTGACTTTTGTGCCGGATTCTTCTGTGTTTACCGATCAGGCCAGCGCTGCTTCTGTTCTGAATGATTTCGTGAACATCGCTAAGACTTTGGATGGCACTATGATTGTTATCAACGGTAATATCAATGCGAATAACCAGACTGAGTTTGGCGTGCAGCTTTCTGCTAATCGCGCTCAGACCGTTGCAAACTATCTGGCATCTCAGGGTATTGATCAGAATCGACTGATTGTCACTGGTTCCGGCAATGCAAAGTATCAGGCTGATAAGGCGGCAGGCGCTCTGAGTAGTGATGCAAGCGTGTATCAGTCTACCGATATCAGCTTTATGCGAATCGAAAACTGAGGTGATTCAGATTGATCTGGATTGAAATCAGCAAAGCAATTTGGATTGTTGGCGGATTGATGTTAGCTTCTTTTGTGGCTGGTTATCTCTTCCATGGTCCAACTCCTAAGATGTAAAACTCACGGCGGTGCTCAGGTAGCACTGGGTGCCGCCTTATATAATGTGCCATAGCCAAGTCGGTTAAGGCAAGGGACTTTGACTCCCTGATCGTGTGTTCGAATCACACTGGCACAACCAAAAAATTCATATCAATATGAAAGGAGTGAGCTAAATGACAACGCCAAAAGATTTAGAAACTGCGCTGTTAGACTTTATTACAGAATGTGAACAATCTGAAAATTGCGACGATTGTATGTACCGTGAATTTTGCACTCGGTTTGTCACTCCATACAATGATGATTATCCATGTGAATGGGAAATTTTAAAAAAGTCAGAAGGCATTCCATGTTAAAGGAGGAGCTCTAAAATGGCAGTTTATATGACAGGTGATATTCATGGTGATCCAAGTCGGTTTTATGATTTGAAATACTTCTGTCTCGACCATCCTGACATTGAATGGATTGTATGTCTCGGCGATGTCGGATTGAACTACTATGGCAAGGATTATCCAAGAGAAATGTTCATCAAAAATGTTGCTGATTCAATTCCTGCAAAACTGTTTTGTATCCACGGCAATCATGAACGTCGGCCGAGCAGTGAAGACGGATATCAAGAGATCGAAGTCACAGAAGGAGCGATTCGTGGCCCAATGTTGTGGGACGCCAAATATCCAAATCAGTATTTCGCTATTGACGGAGCTGTTTATAAAATTCAGACATCGGAACGAACATTAAATGCTCTTGTCTGTGGCGGTGCTTATTCTGTTGACAAATTTTATCGGCTCCAGTTTAGAGCGAATTGGTGGCCGGATGAACAACCAAACGAGCTTACAAAAGGTCTTGTACGTCTTATGGCGACTAGATATCCGATTGACATTATGTTGACCCATACTTGTCCACTGCGATTTGAACCCAAGGAACTATTCTTGGATTGCATTGATCAGAGTACGGTCGATACGTCAACGGAAGAGTTCTTCGATGAGCTGTATGAACAATTCCCGGCGGATCAAAAACCGATGTGGTATTTTGGCCACTTTCATGGAGATAAATACACTGACGATTATGTGATGCTTTTTAATGACATCATAGAACTGAAGTGATTTATAAATAGAAAACGAAAGGGGACTACCGATGCTGTATGGACGAGCATCTCCGAATCTAATGCGATAGTAACAAATCAAATTAGATAGGAGACATAATATGATTTGCAATTTTTGTGGTAAAACCTTAAGCGATATCGATGAAGACGTTTTGGGCGAACAGCAGATCGTTTTCCCGTATGGAAGTAAACGTGATGGAGATCGAATGAGATTTGTTCTTTGTTCCGATTGCATCGATAAATTGGCCGATGAATTTATTTCTCGCTGTAAGTATGAGCCAAAAGTTATTCAGTTCGGTACGATTTTGCCTTCTTGGGAAGATAAAACCACAGAAGAAACTGATTACTAATTTTTACATAACAGGAGGTACATATGGCAGATAAGAAGAACGACGTTTATGCACGTTTTAATTTTTGCGGTAAAGTTTCCGTTTCTCGAAAGGTTCCAATGGTGAAACGTGAAACTTTTGGTTCCAATGAAAAGGCTACTATCAATTTTGGAGTTAAGGCCGGCACTAATATGGGTTATGTCACGCTAAATGGTTTTAAGAATAATACGATTAAGACTCGCAATGTCGATGGCAACAACATTGATGTAGCATGGGATGACCGTCTGGATGAGGACGTTATCAAGATGGTTTCTGGTACCAAGAAGTTTACAGTGAATCTTGGTGAACGCAAGGAATTCATTACCGAGTGGGACATGATTGAGTATCTGGAGTCCGCTTTGGCTGGTTATGAAGACGATATCATCGTCACTGGCAACTTTAATCTGCGTCCCGGTACTGGTAAGTACAGCAATCAAGTCTATCGTGAATTCCAGATTCAGAATGTGTTCATGCCAGGCGAGAAGGACGTCCCGCATCTGACCATGAATCTGGATCTGTATTACGACAAGGATAGCATGGACAAGAGCGACCTGAAGACTGACGGTAAGATCACTATGCACTGCTACACCCCGATGTGGTCTAAGGCAGATGCTGCTCGTAAGATGTTCAAAGTCGATACTGTTTTCAACACTGCGGTTTTTGATATGGACAAGCCGAAACACAAGGCTATCCATGATTACAAGATGCGCTATCTAGAAACCAAGTCTCGTAATCCTGTGCATATGAACTGGCAGCTTGCTGTCGTTAATGGTGCTGAAGAGGTTGAATTTAGCGAGGACACTCTAAGCGAGCAGCAGAAGGAGCAAATTGAACTGGGTATTTCTAAGCTGGAAGATTTCCGCAGGGGCCCGATTTTTGGTCAGCGTGTCAATGAGCTGCGTCTGGTAAAGCCTATTTTGACGGGAGAGTTTGAAACTTGTAAGACTGCTGCTGAGTCTGACTTTACCGCTCGCGAGTTCGAGGATGAGATCTGGGTCCCGGTGTCCGATGAGAGCGTAGATGATATGATGAAGGGCGGCTCCAAGGCTAAGACCAAAACGAAGGCTGATCCTGTAGTCGAGGCATCGGAAGACAGCGATGATGATATCGACACCATGTTTTGAGTTGGTTGATCTTCCGTGGAATGAATAAAAAGGAGAGTACATAATGGCGCGTAAATATGGTAAGAAAACCGAAATTAGCCTGAATCCGCTCGATTACAGCATTTATTTGATGGGCGAAGGCGGCATCGGTAAAACTACTGTGATCAAACAGGTCTGTGAAAAGATGGTTGGCGACGAAGGTTACATCTTCCTGACATGCGGTAAGGAAGCAGACCAGGCTACTATCGAGGGTATTGTTCAGGAGCCCGTATGGGATTGGGAACATTTCGATGATGTTACGATGGATATTATTGAAAATCGATTTTCTGATTATCAGGATTTGAAGGTCGTTGTCATTGATACTATTGATGAGCTGATGCAGATGGCAGAAGAGGAAACTGTTAGACTTTGGAACCGCGATTGTCCTGCTGATAAGAGAACCAAGTCTTTTAAGGCATGCTATGGCGGCTTTAATGGACCAACTGATAAGGCAACTGAAATTGTTGTTAACCGTCTGTGGGAACTAAAGCGCGTTGGTATCAGCCCGATTATTATTGGTCATACCAAGAAGACTGACATTACTGATCCTGTGACGCTGGCAAGCTATTCTATGCTGTCCACCAATATGGACAAGCGGTATTTTAACTCACTGAAGAATAAGGTCGATGTCGTTGGTGTCGCTTATGTTGATCGTGACATTGATAAGGTAAAAACTGGTCGCAAGAATGTTGTCAACGGAAAAGAAGAAATTGTCGGCAAGGTTAAGTCTGAACGTCGTGTGATTTGCTTCCGTGATGACAACTTCTCCGTCGATTCTAAGAGTCGTTTTGCTGATATTGTAGACCGTATTCCTTTGGATGCGGATGAATTCATTAAAGCTCTGACTGACGCAATTAAGGCGGAGCACGATAAGGGTGGTCGTTCTTATGAAACAGACCTGAAAAAGCAGGCGGCAGATAAGAAGAAAGTCGAATCCGTACAGGCCGAGCGTGCAAAGCAGTATGTTGATGCAGCTCAGGACGAACCTCATCGTGCAGAGTGGGTCAGTGTCGTTCAGGATCGTTACGGCAATGCCTCTGATGATGTCAAAGCCCAGATCAAAGCGATTCGAGACAAGGTCAATCTGAGGTTTAGTGATCCGGCGTTTCCTATCAACGAACTGAAGAACGCTTATTTTTTGGTCAGCTGATACAACCTATAGTATTTTGACGACCAACTAATTTGCGTAGTGGTGGGATGGTGGGCAGTTTGAGGTAGGGAATATGGCAAAATCAAAGATGGTCAAATGTATGGCTACGGGAGTTGAAGGCCCAAAAGAGCAATTCTACAAGGCTCCCAACAATAGATATTTTCAGTCTGAAGCCGTTTATCAGGCTTGGCTTGAAGGCCGTCGGAAGGAAAAGGCTCGG